CCTTGTATAACCATTTTTAGAATAAATATATAGTATTAATTTAAACCATTTACGAAAATGAAAACAACTTTAAAAATCAAAAGTTTCAACGACAATGCAGTACGCAACTTTGTAAACAACGCACAAAGCGCAGGAAGTGATAACGGTCTTTCTCCTAACTACTTGACCGTTCCTATTCCGCCAATCGAAGCCCGCAAAATCGCTTCTAATAACGTTGAATTCGGTGTGTTCATTGACTTGTTATTTGACGATAACGGAGAGTTCGTAAAACATGGGGCGGTTTCTATGAACTCGTTCTACCGACTTTTGCGAGTGTGTGAAGACTGGGACAAATTGCCCGAAGACTGTACCCAAGAAATGATAAACAAGTTGCCAACGGTGGAACTTATCGAAGGGTGTAACAGAGCGAGCGGCAAATCTCTGTTTGAGATACTGCAATATCTCCACAAAAACAAACTCGTTATTGTGAAGCGAGAAGAAAAGCAGGTAATAGCGCAAAACTTCCAAGACAACAAACCAGTTGTAGAGGGTACGACTATTCGCAAACGGTGGATATTCACAACCGAACGAAACGAAGAGATTTACGCCAAGTTGCCGGAAATATACGGGGAAATATTCGACCCGAAAGATGATACCGAAGTAAAGAAGTATTTCGACGCTGCCGGCATTGACTACAACCCGAAACGTGACTAATACCCAAAATTATAGGGAGCATGAGAATGTTCCCTATAATTATTTTTTTTTGTCGCATTCCTGGTGTAGCTGCCCCGCTAACTATAACAGCCCCTAAAGTGCAAATATTTCTAATGTAGCCAAATCTAAGCAATCGAATTTGAGTTGGAATAAATATTAATCCTCATCTGATTTTGAGCTCGAGCATGAGCGGAGCGAATGCGAGATTAAGTCTAGTTCAAGGGAGCGCACGCGACCGTCTATAAGTATAGTTAGAGTCCATTTTTGAAGATTGTAAATATTTTTTACTATATTTATATTAAAGGAATTTTTGAAGCTGAAGTGTATCTAAAGTGAGAAAATACCTGTTTCACTCAAGTCGAAGTATAAAATTTGAAAGTTCATTTTTGAAAATAAACGGTACAAATTTGATTGTGACTTCTTTATAAGTTTCTCATGATTGATTATTGAAGTTTGAAGAAGCACTCTATCAAATAAAGTACTTTTATATTCTACTTAGTAAGAAATATTGTCTTTTGAAAAATAAATATTGTAAATCATTTGGTAAATAAAAACATGAGTTATCATGCAGAAAAATTATATGGAAAAAAATCTGAAGAGTTTAAAACAGTGTTAGGTTATGTTCCTGATACAAAAACTAAGATAGTAAGAGCACTTCCTGGAAATGAGATATATCCAGTAGAACAAACTCAATCCAGCCTTCCTTTAATGTACATACTTTTACATAAAAAAATAAATGATAAAGTTTGGAAAATAATCAGGCTTTGTCGGGTGTGAGGAATAAGGATAAATGAGCGAGGACTCTCATTTCCCCCTTCATTTTTATCCCATTTTCCAAATTCCCAATTTCCCCTACAAGAACGTTGCTTATAGCTAAATGGAATTTTTTCTTTATCCAAACTTATTTTCACCCTATTTTTATCCTATTTTTTATTTTCAGTCGTCATGGCGACTATAAATAGACGTTTAAGCCATGAGCGTTACATAGAATGCAAATTTTATGTAGAGCGTGATTTTTTTAATTTCATCTATCGGGATTAAAATTGTTGCACATATTTGTTTCCAATTTTTAATTTATTATAGATTATTGTTAGTTAATATGCTCTGAGACAGAGCCGGCATCAAATATGATTGAACCTTTACGCGGTGATGCTATAAGTAGGAACTAATTCCGAAACTAATCAATCAATAAAATTTATTATTAACAAATCAAAGAAAGATGGAACAATATTTAGATGCAAAAGTAAAAAGATTCGTACAACGTAGATTGTTTTCTAGAATAGATAAAGCAAAAACAATTTTAGGATTAGCCGGAACTCATCCAGAGGAATATATGAAAATCTTACCTTATCACAAACAAGTGATATTAGTTGATTATAACCCAGTTAATCCATCAGTTCGTAGAAATTCGCTAGTTGGAGAATTTGATTTAATTACTTCTCAACCAGCTAACCATAGTCCAATCACCTTTGTAGATTGTGATTTTTGCAAATCAGTTGTAACTTGTGGAGATGACTTTACATATATTTACAATAAAATGAAAAAGTCTGCAATTCACAACAAATATATTGCATTTACATTTAGTCTTAGAAATGTGGGTTTAGAAAGAACTTTGGAATTTCTTAGTCAATTTATGAACATTCCAAAATGTTATAGTGCCCCATCTTTACATATATGTGAATTAAAATCAAGACAATTTGTAAAACAATTCTTATCTACTGACGAATCAACAACTACAAGGCTGCCTCTATATATGTACAGAGATTCGGGAGCTTGTATGATTTCTGGATTAATTAAATTATAACTCAACCCAAAAAACTCAATAACTTCCCAAGACATTGAGGGCATCAGTTTCTTATTAAAAAGCGAGACCATATTGTAAAATCCGGTTGATTAGTTCAAGGATGGACGAAAAGGATTTAAAGCCTTTGTCAATCGGTGTCTGTAAATATAAGTTTTAGGTGTAAAATGCAATTCACTAATTAAAAAATAACAAGATGAAAACAGTAAACATTCCAGAACAGATTCTTCCATTGTTTATCAACAACATTTGTATAGCTGATGGACAAATTAGTTTTTTTGCAATCAAAAGAATTGTAGAACAATCTGGCATCGATTGTATTTCTCAAGACCTTGTAACTCTTAATACAATTCTTGTAGCAACTGACAAAATGCCAGATATTTCTGATTCTCTAAAAGGAACAAAAATCATCGAAGATGAACAATATGTATTTGAAAAATACTACGCTATTCCTCAAATGGTAGAAGTTTCATCAATAGAAGATAAGGAACGCAAATATTATTTCACTCTTGAAGAATGGACGAAAGGAGAGAAAGTATGCAAGTAAGAGTAACTTCTATCACGTTTGCCCTTGTAATGGAGGGTGAACACATTCAACAGAGATTAGACAGATTATCAGCTCAAAAAGAAAGAGTAAAAGCCAAATTGACTCAAGCTCTTATTAGAGATGCTGATGAGCCAAGTGAAATCAATGCAGCCTTTATCGAACTTTATGAAGATGTTCTAAATGATATCGAGGACGAAATGGCTACTTTAATAAGAGAATTATGACAGTACTAGAACGTAGGCTACAAATCTTATCTGAAGAAGAGATACAACAATATCTTCCTGGCATTTTAGTTGCGGAGCTTTTTTACTCTGAAATAAATCTTGCTGAGATTCCATATGAAGATTCAAGAGAGCTTAGAGATTATATTGATAAAGTATATTTATTGGGAAAGAAACATCAATTAAATACCTTTAAGATTCAAAGAGTTGTAGAATCTTTTATAGAATCTATCAAGGAAGAATCTTTATCTATTAATACGGATGAATTCTTAAGTGATTTTGATTTATAATCTCCTAAAGTTGTATATTCTTTGATTTGTATAGAATATCTCGGTTTGAGAAAATAGAGTATTCTTTGTGATTAAATAATAATTATAATATGGAAAATGCAGAGTTATGTTTAAAGAATAAGTTTAAAGTAGGAGATAGAGTTAGACTTAATCCTGAAGCACCCGAAATTATCACATATCTTCGAAGGAATAAACGCAACATAGTATCAGGTATTAATTCTTTGATGATTGAGGAGTATAAGAACAGTGTTGGAACTATTACGCGTGTCATGAGCCTACTAGATTCATGCGAACAAGTAGTATGGATAGACTGGGACCCCACCTCTAAATGGACGTGGACAGCAACTATGCTTATTCCTGCTAAGAACTTTAAAAAGAGAAGAATTAAAAACCATTCTATTAAAATATAAATATGATGAAAAAATTAAAAGCAATTTTAGGTGGAAGACTTGATAGGGCTGTTCTTGCTGCGAAAGAGAAAAGAATCAATGCTCAACTACAGTTAGCTAAAGTCAACAAAGAGGAAGAACTCGAAGCTGCGAAGAATCAGGTAGAAACTTTATATACTAAACTTGGGAATAAAGACCTGCCTTCTGAGGAATCTAAAGAAATTATCGAAAATCTCATTGAAGCTAAGTTCGAGGTTATTGACGCACAAGAAACTATAGAGGTTATAAATTCAATAATTGAAGAACTTAATTCTGAAATTGAAGTTTCAGAATAACAGTTTTGGGGCCTGACTGGATTTGACCGCGATAGACGAAATAACAAAACATGTAGAGCGCAATCTCTTTAAACGAAGGAAAACAATAACTGCTGAAAGAAGCGATTACAGAATGGCAGCCTAAGCTGCTGGTTTATCTATTAATTTAGTTCTAAGCCGGGTTACAGGAGAGACCTAGAAACAGAAAAGGATTGTTTATCGTATAGAGTGAAGCTTAGAGGAAATAATATTAGTACTCTAAGTTATAGCAGAACAATTGAAACATTAACTTGAAAACCAAGGTTAGTAAAGCCGAATCTCCACTACCCATCTATGGGTTACAAATAGACGTTCTCCAACGTAAATGGAGTGGTGGAAGAATGACTTTGGTAGTTTGTAAACTAGCTTTTAGTGTACTGGTCGGGCTGCTGCAGCTCAATAGCCTGGTTCTAAGATAAGACTAGTAAAACTATCTACATGCTGAACTCAACAGCTGATGTAATAAAATAGAGAAACATGTAATTTTGTTATGTAGCATTGTTGGGACGAGGGTTCGATTCCCTCCAGGTCCACCATTTTCACTAAAACATTTATAAAGATGCAAATACTAGAACAATTAGATGATAGAAAATTCGTAGTAGAATTAAAAGACTACGATTTTGATAAAACTAGAGAAATGCAAGTAGCTCATGATTATGTACGTTTTTCTAGCAATGAGGGATTGCAAGCTAAACCAGGAGTCAAGTTGCATACTGTAAACACTTGTGCCAATTGGATTCCTATGAGACATGAAGTTACCATTCCAATCAGAGAAGTAATTTCTGTTGTACTTCCTCATCTTTGTGCCCATGAGTATTGCCAACCTGAACATATCAATCCCAATAAGTACAATCATAATACTGAATGGATTCGATATCGCTCTAAAGAAGGAACTGAAATGATAGCTATTCGCCCTAAAAACCAGAATGACTACACTCATATACCTTACTCAGTTTATAAACAAATAAAGGAAACAGATTTATAATATAGAGAATTTTTTTGAATGGCAGTTATACAACAAGTATATTTTACTAAAGAAGGATACTCTGTTTATATCAAGGCAATTAAGCCGGATGAGGAAAATCCAGAATCTGGCTTAATTTGGGTTAACGGAAATCCTACTCGTTTAGAGAGAAAAGAGCAATATCACATAGATTCCAATCTTGGAATGTTAATCACTGATTCTTATCAAATTCCTTTAACTTACATTTATAATTTCTTAGCAAATAATGGATGTATTGAAGAGAAAGATGATAAAGCATACGTTGTATTTAAAGAAGTTACATTTAATCCTAACATAAAATGATATTAGAAAGGATTTGTCTATTTTGCAAGTATAACCCAGTTGTGATAATGACTTTGTATATTATTGGAGTCTGTACATTTTCGACATTATTGGCTTCTGTAAGTGTATCTCTTGTTATTCTGTTTGACATATGTTCTTTATTTGTATACGGAATTATAGGATATTTTGGTGAACAATATCTCTCGAAGAGAAAAGTTAAAATTTTACACAAGGTTAGGAGGCCTTTAGATTATGATTAATTTCTGGAGTGGAATCATTGCTTTTCTTACAGTGTTTTACATAGGTAGTTTCATTTGTAAATCAAGAAAGGGATTCTAAGTATGGAAGTATTTATGAGTTTTATATTTGGAATCTTAGGTGCTTGCGCTTTTGCAGCCGGATTCTGTCTGGTCTATGTGATTTTTTGTGAAATCTTTAAACGATTATAAACTATGGGAACTGTAATACCTGTTTCTCTTTTGTGTTCGTGTTTACTTTTATGGATAATCTGCAGCTCTTTCTCTCCTCGGATTTATGGATTGGTTTTAAAACTTTGGCTGGGGTCATTGATAGGAATATTTTTAACTATACTAAGTTTCTGCGGATTTGGAATTTATGTTCCACATAAGCGTGCTGAGATTATTATCGATAAATCTCAGAATTTATTTTACATTGAAGGTACTAAATATCAAATTTATGAAATATTTCAATCCTCCAATGACTCTGCGGTTATAAAATATGTGGGATTGGATAGGATAAAAGATGAAAACTCAGAATTCACAAAAATTAACTAATTGATGTTTGTACTTTTTGAAAATTGTCGTATCTTTGCAGTCCGATAATTAATCAAAGGCACTTATGAGCAGAAGTAGAAAAAAATATCCAATTTTAAAGGATAAAACTGGACATACATGGTATAATCGTATAATTCGAAGACGTCAAAGACGGCAAGTAAAAGAAATCTTAACGTTACAAGATGTGATGGATTATGAAATCTCAAATCCTAAAACTTTTGTAAACGATTATGATATTTGTGATTGGATTCTAAATATTGGAAGACTAAATCGATTTTGGAGTAAATATTTTAGTACTGACGATGTTGAAAAAGCATTGAGAAAGTAGAAGGATGGCCGAATGGCGAAATTGGCAGTACGCATCAGACTTAAAATCTGAGGAGCAGAAATGCTCGTGCGGGTTCGAGTCCCGCTTCGGCTACAAATGTAATTAAAAATGTAAACGAATATGTTTAATGAAAAAAGAACGTCTATTTACGATGTAGTTCCTGAAACTACACAAGGTTCTGCCTCTTCAAAGTTTAATAACATTTTTGAGAGGGAACAGTTTAAGAAAGAACACGAAACTCTTTCCGGAAATCTAAGTGTAAAATATTCCACGACTGGAAATCCTTTTGTTGATGATTTTGCATTGGTTGCCAATTATAGAAACCCTAGAACATTTGAGGAAGTTTCTAAAACAATGCAAACCCTTTATCGAATTGACCCACTTTTGACTATAAAAGAAAGTACATACATTCGTTTAATTACTAGAAATCCAAAATTATTTTCTGGTAAGAAATTGAGTGTTCAAAGAGGACAAGGACTTAAAGCGGAGTTTTTTATGCGATTAATTTGGTTAGCTGTAGAGCACCCTAACCTTTTTAAGAAAAATCTTCCTGTCTTTATTGTTGCAGGTTCATGGGATGACATTTTTGAAATTCTTAGATTGGATTTAGAATACCACGGAATAGCTCGTCGCGTACTTGATTGGGACTTTATTATTAAATTTATTACTAAGGCTTTAGGTGATAAAGACCAATGTAATTTAATAAAGAAATACCTTCCAAGAATAAAGCCAGCTTCTAAATGTGTTTCTCTTCGTTCTCAGTGTAATAACTTTATTGCAAAGAAAATTGTACAAGCAATTTTTGATATGGGAGAAACTGATTCTGACAAGCATGAAGCTTATAGAGCGTATCGTAAGCTCAAAGCATCTGGTACTGCTCATCAATGGCAACAAGCTATTAGTCGTCAGGACTATAAAAATCTTGATTTTAATTCTATTGCAGGTAGAGCACTAAGTCTTCTTGCTAATAGTAAGTTTTTAGAAAATCATGAACTTGAAGAAGCTTACGAAAAATGGCTAGAATCTAAACCAATTGCAAAATACACAGGATTTGTTTACGAATTATTCCCTGATATTGGATGGTCTTCAGCAATTCCCAATCTTAAGAATTATCAGAAAGAAACGATTAACAAGCAATTTATGCAATTGATTGATACCGCAAAACAAAATATGAATAGAAAATCTGAATTGATTGCGGTTCTTGATACTTCTGGGTCTATGACTGGCACTGCTAGAGGATTGAAAGTCAGCGCTTATCATGTTGCTAAGTCAATAGGTTTATATCTCTCTCATCTCCTTACTGGGCCATTCAAAAATACTGTATTGGAATTTTCTAATACGTGTTTAATAAAATCTTGGAAAGGTAGTACTCCTTTCGAACAATTTTATTCTTATAAGGGAAATGGCTTCTGCAGCACTAATCTGTTATCTGTTGCACAATTACTAGTAGAAATGAGAAAAACCTATGAGGAAAAAGATTTCCCAAAAGGAATTGTTTGTATTTCTGATGGAGAGTTTAATGGAACTACAAAACACTCTCCAATTTTTACTCAGTTCAGAGATATCTTGAGAACAGCATTTTCTAAGGAGTTTGTAGATACCTTTACTATAGTCCTCTGGGACGTTCCAAACGGATTTTATGATGATGGAATTCGTCCTAAGTTCGAATCGCTTTGTGATGAAGGTTATACGTTTTATATGAGTGGATTTGACCCTTCAGGTATTGCATTTTTAACTGGACAAACTACGACTAAAAATGTTCCACGTAACACTGAAGAGTTGTTTGAAGCAGCTATGAATCAAGAATTGTTAAATATGCTAACTTTATAATAAATAATTACTTTTATAAGGATTAGGTACAGCAAATTTTTTACACTATGACTAATTATTATCTAGACAACAAGCTATGTAAAGGACTTGAAAGTAAAGAGAGGTACGACCCTAATCCGTTTCTAATAGTACTCTTTCTGAGGATAAAGTAGAATAAGTAGCATTCGCAGGCTAAAGCGGAGATTGAGATGCCTGCGACTATGGAGTGATGGCAGATATGGTATATGCACCGGACTGAAAATCCGGCTAAAGAGGTTCGAGTCCTCTTCACTCCGCAACGAGTAATTAATTAAAGATTAAATTATGGAAATATTAGAATTTAAATTTTCAAATTATTATCTTGGACCTAGAACGGCTGTCGTTTTGTCCACGAGCAAAGATGATGCTTTAGAATTATTGAAAGAGAATCCAGAATATAAACGTTATGTGGAGGATGAAGAAACTGAACTGAAAACCTTTACAAAACGATTTATTTGTGCTCAAGTAATAGGGTTGTATTGATATGTCCAGGCTAACTAAGTTTCTAGAATCCCTTATGAGTAAATCGGATTCTGTGCATATTGCAACTACTAACAGCCAATATTATAAAATAGGCGACCTAAAAATTGGAGTAAGCGACCATTTTCCTGAAGCATCTAACATTTCTTGTCACATAAGAATTGTTAATCCTTTAAATGCTAAAACAGTATATTTAGTACAAGTTAAAGAAGGCCCTCAAATTCTTACGTTTAATTTTGCAGGAGTTAAGACTTTTATATCCAATTATATATATGTTAAACAGATACAGAAATTGAATAGCGAGGTCAAAGCAAATAGGACTACTGTAAAGAACAAAAAGAAAGAGGCTGATTTAACTTGCAATAAATTCGATAATAGCAATTGGATTGCTTTCTGGGAGGCTGTAAAGAAGAAAGTTCCTCATTACAAAACTATAATGACTACCAAAAAAAGAGAGGTCGTTTATAAAATAATGGCTAACTGTAGTGTAAAAGAAGTCTCCGATGCTTTGATTAAAGCACATGAGAATGGAGTACTGGTTGCAGGTTCTTCTGCACTAGCATTAGAACAATTTTTGAGAAATCTATAAAGATTTCAATCTGGGTATAGTCGAGTTGGTAAGATGCTTGGTTTGGGACCAAGAGACCGCAGGTTCGAATCCTGCTATCCAGACTTTTAATTAGTGAATAAAGATGTGGTGCAGCAAAGAAACAAATATTTAAATGGTAAATTAAACACATCTGTTTGTCGGGCACGTAACCGGTAATTGGTAGCCGCGTAGACTGTAAATCTACTCCTTAATTGGACTGCAGGTTCGAGTCCTGCCGGGCCCACAATTGTATTTAAAGATGTCTTACAGCAATTTTTTAATATCTGATGTATAATGGAACAACTCAACAAAAGACATCTGTTTATTGGACGGTACTCAAGTGGTCGACGAGGATGCTCTCCAAAAGCATTAGCGGAAGCTCACTCAGGTTCGAATCCTGACCGTTCAGCTAATACCATAACTATTAAAATAGACGGTTCGTGAGAATAGTCTATTTTAACATTTTTTAATGATTGAGATTTTGCAGACTTATAAAAGTATAATATCTTTGTAATTCAATTTGACAATTGCGGGTGTAGCTCAAATGGTTAGAGTGCCAGTCTTCCAAACTGGAAGTTGAGGGTTCGAGCCCCTTCACCCGCTCAAAAAAAAATTAAATATGTATTTTATGAAACAAGATTTATGTACAATTATTGAAGATAATCTTAAGTTTATCCAACAGTATCCAGTCGATGAATTAATTCTAAAACTAAAATTGGTAGCAATCGCTTATACTCAATGTGGTTCTTCGTCTAAAGCGGATTCAATAATGAATACAAAAGATTATATAATCCGTTATAACGATTCTAGAGTTACCAAAATTACTATCATAGAAGAGAGTCCGAACTGGGATAATGTAAAAATTGAGTTGGATGGATTAAATCTCCTTATTAAAAAGCAAAACGGACATTCTTATTATGAGAATGTAGCTGTTATCCCTTTGCGAGTAATTAGAATGTTTAATGAATAAATATGATTGCGGGGTGTCAGAAGTTGGTATCTGGGAAGTCTCATAAGCTTCTGCGCAAGCCTCGGGGGTTCGAGTCCCCCTCCCGCAACTAACTAATTTAAATCTATTTATGAATAGAGCATTAAGACGTGAGCGTACTAAAAAGAAATGGATTTCTAGGGCAAGGAAAGTTTACAACTCCTGCGGAATGTTTTATGTTCCAATTGAAGGAATCAAATCTAATGTCCGATATAATTGTCCTTTATATAGAAATAAGGCAATGAAACGTTGTGAATCTATTTCAGAATTCTTAGATAGTTCTATTTATGCAAAGCTTTTAAAGAATTGCACCACTCCGTACAGAACTACAATGGAACGGCTTGAATGTAAGTATGAAAATCGGAGAAATAGACATGCTAATAAAACTGTTATTGAATCAGAATTAAACGAATACTTAATAAATGCAGCAGGTTAAACTAAAATACTTAAGTGGAGTAACTCAGGTCCTTAATTTAATCCCTCATGCAATATACGAGAGTAATATTAAGCCTTTATATACCAAGATTGCCGAGTTAGAAAAAGAACAAGTGCCTCTAGGAAAGAAAAATAAGAGAAGAATTGAAATTGATAAAGAAATAGAATCTATAAATAAAGAGCTTTCTATGTACGGTAATTTTTTTACTTCCGAGTCTCCTCTTGGTAAAGCTATGAAGTCTTCTAAATTTTATAATTTATGTCTTCCGCCCCAGCAAGGTGGAGATACTCATGTTGAGTGGAAATTAGTGGATTAAAAATATTTCCTTCTTTTGCCTCTCCGAATTCGGATATGGATGCACAAATTTAGGAGGAGTTCTACCCTATCAACGACCGAAGTAGAAGATAGGTTGAGATACTACTTATATGGACGCATATGAGCAAGTCTCGTAATCGAGCGGTAGCTCAGTTGGTTAGAGCATTACTCTGATAAGGTAAGGGTCGAAGGTTCAATTCCTTCCCGCTCGACCTCACCGTTTACTAAGTGTGACGATAAACTTGGGTGACTTTTTCGTACTTATTCAACAAGAAATAAGTATCCTGGACAGTGGGTGAAACTGCACAAGGCACATAAGTGTGACAGGGAACTAACTCAATTAGTATGTGAGAAGACTATCGAAAGTGGTTCTCTTAATGCCCAGATGGTCGAGTGGTCTAAGGCCGCGCTCTGCAAAAGCGTTGTTTCGTGAGTTCGAATCTCACTCTGGGCTCTTATTTTTTGTTATTATAATAAAGAGTACTTACAGCAATTTTATTTCAGCATCAAACTTTTAATTTGACCCAGCTAAACGATGTACTCTGCCCGAAAGGGAATTTAGGTTTGTGCTTGTAGCTCAGCTGGATAGAGCAACGGATTTTTAATCCGTGGGTCCTGGGTTCAAGTCCCAGCAGGCACACAAAATTTATTGTTTAACTTAAATTTTATTGTTATGGTACAAATTATTTTTGGAATCGTTGCGTTGGCTGGGATAGTCAGCAATATGAGTTACTTTAATAAGTAATTAGATATTTTATTTATTAATTAAATCCTTACAGTTATGAAAAAAGTAGTAAATCTTTTAAAGAGAGCTGTCAAGTGGTATTTCAATTTAGCTGCACAAAGCTATATGTGGACTCCCACAGGGATTGTTCCTTATGTTAGGGAATAATCCGATGCCTAGGATTGATTAATTTTATGTAGTTTAATTTTGTACTTTAAATATTGGGGAGGAAGCTTAAGTGGTATATAGCTGCGGCCTGTTAAGCCGAAGACAGCGGGTTCGAGTCCTGCCCTCCCCGCGCTTTAAATTATATGTATATGAAAAAGGTTATTATGAAAAAAGATGATTTACGTACCGGCATGAGGGTCGTTACTAAAAGTAGACATTCTTATATATTTATAAGAGGGTTTGTTCATTCTTCTATAGCTAGTACAGTTGATATTCTCATTCCCTTGCAAGAGGATGCTCCATACGGAGTATTATTTTTGGAATACTATGACGACAATTTAAAAAGAATTGAAAAAAGTAGACAAGAAAACAACATTGAAGAAATTTGGGAATCTGATTCAGCGGAAAGAATAGCTCAAATTCCAGACCCAAGTAAAGATACTCTGTTGTGGGCACGTAACATGTTGGAAGTAACTTTAGAAGACGTAGCCAAGAAATTTAATGTAGACGTTAACCATATTAAAATAGTAGAAAAATAAATGTATTTTGATTGGACTCCTACAGGAATAAAATACTAACCTAACAAGGTTGAAAAATCCATTCGAGGTTTAAGTTGAAGCCAGCCCTTGCGGAAGCAACTATTAATTGCGGTACATGAAAAAAAAACTTATCTGGTGTTGTTAAGTTGTGGAATCTTAACAGTGGAAATTTGCGAGTTATGTCACCAATTAAAAAGAAAATCTCGAAAAGGGCCTGTAGCTCAGATTGACTAGAGCATCTGATTTGCACTCAGAAGGTCGAGGGTTTGAGTCCCTTCAGGTCCACTAATATGGTGTTTATAGTTTAACGGTTAGAATAATTGATTGTGGTTCAATAGATATGGTTTCGATTACCATTAAACACCCACTTTGGAAGAGTAAGCCTAATTGCTAAGGCAGCGGTCTTGAAAACCGCCAGTAATCGTATAAAAGCGGTGTGTGGGTTGGAGTCCCACCTCTTCCTCAATTAAAATTAACATATTATGAAAATATTATCTCCAAAAGCAGCCAAAGAACTGAATTTGAAATCTATCCCAGATTTCGTGTTTGAAGCATTCAACAATTTACTTATAAAAAACTATGATGATTGTTGTGTTATTCTTCATGTAAAGGATGTAACAGAAGAAATTATTAAAGTATGTACAATCCCTGGAGGAATTTCTGAAGACGATATTTATAGAAATGGATGGTTGAATGTAGAATATGAATATAGAAGAAATGGATGGGACGTTGAATATGAGTGTGATGGAAATTTTTCTAAATTCATTTTTAAGCCTAAAGGATAACATTATAAAGAGCACATACAGCGGTTTGGATAACTAGGTTTATGAACCAATTAAAATGTGCTCTGCTATGCTCTTGTCGTCTAATGGTTAGGACACACGACTTTCTATCGTGGAATTACGGTTCGAATCCGTACTTGAGTACTTAATTTATGGTGCATTGGTCTAACGGCTAGGATACATGACTGTCTATCATGGGGTACGGGTTCGATTCCCGTATACACCGCAACTTTGATTTGCATTGATAGACTATGAGGTATAGTTTTTTAACCGCCACCTTAGCTCAATTGGTAGAGTACCGCACTTGTAATGCGGTTGTTTAGGGTTCGAGTCCCTAAGGTGGCTCAAATGTTTTATTAATAATGTTAATATGAAAGAATTTGAAATTAAAGTAAAAGCTCCGGAAGGAAAGAAGCCTGTGTATGATGAAAAGTCTCAAACAATTACTTTTGTACCTATTAACATTAGGGAACAAGTAAAGACGTTTGAAGATGCGTGTAAAATTCTTGATATACCTGCAGATAAGAAAATCTGTTTTAGCGATTCTCAACTTAATGCAATTATGAAATTGAGAATTATCCTAAAGGTTCTAAATGAAGGACATGAATTTAGTTTAACTGAGGGAGACGTGTGGTATCCATGGGTGCGTTTCTATGAAGAATGTAAACTTCCTGCAAGCGAAAAAAAGAACATCGTTCGTAGTTTTACATTGAATGGAAAAAGGTATTTCCTCGTTGGCGGCGGCGCTTTTGCTGGTTCTCTTTCCGGTCTCGGTGGCTTCGCTTCTAGCCCTGGGGTCGGCTATGCCTATGCCGATGTCGGCTTGTTTGCTTGTAAAGATAGAGAAACCGCTTTGTATGTAAGTTCTCAGTTTGGAGATTTAATATTCCAAGCTATTTATGGACATTTAATTAACTACTACTGGTATTAATTGTTTTGTAGAATATTTAAAATTGAAAATGGTTTATGAATTTTAAGAAAATGTTATCTAGAAGCGGCAATGATTTGTTACAGGTGAGAGCAAATAATATTGCTAATACCGTAAAAAATGAGCAGGAGCAAATTATTTCTGAGTACAAAAGAACTGCTTTATCTTTAATAAATCAATTGACTAACCTAATGGATTTGTCAATTAATAATACTACTTCTTTGTCTCCAGTAGATAAGGATTTTGACCCAAGAGAATTTTGTGAGAAAATCCAAGATTTGAAAAGTACTCTTCGTGACGCTCTTATTGACTGGAAAATAGCACTCGAAACTTATAACGCGTGGTTTCCTGAAGACGAATTAGACATGCCTAAAGAACTAAAAAATATTTGTGGCTTGGACTATGATGTTTTGAGTGTTGAAGAGGAACCTGAGTAAAATAATATAAATGAAAGGCAGTGTAACAACTGCCTTTTTTATTAAGGGCTCGTATCGGCTCTGGCTCATAACCAGTAGAAACCGTAATTGGTCGCATGTGGGTTCAATCCCCTCCGGGCCCACCAAAAATTAATAAAGCTATTAAATTTATGATTAAACTTATTCTATTAATATGTATATCCTGTTTAATGTTAAGAACCATTGCGTTTATAGCCTTCTTAATAATTGCTAAGTATAGAATAGAATCCTTATTGGATAAAATAATCGATAGCCTTCCTGATGAAAGGTCAGTAAAAGATTTTATGATTGAACTTAATAAAGTGGATTGTATTTTTTATGAAGATTCCATTTTTGACAATTATATACGTTTTTTCTCGGAGATAAATCCCAAAAGTTGGATTAGTCCACAATTTATTTCTCTAATGGAAAGTAGACTTTCTAATGATTGCGATAAATGAGAAAGTTTATATACAAATTGATTTTAACATTTTTTATAGTCTCTGTATTGGTACAATACGAAAAAAGTAGTATCTTTGTACATGATTCAGTTGCAAAATATCATGTTGAATTTGTAAATGGAAACATTGATTCTGTATATGAATTTCAACAGAAATATCCTCAAATTGTTCAAGATAAATATGTATATATTGCTTATCTGCACATATATTGCAATCATAAATCATATGAAGATTTATTAAAGTCTCATCTAAAATATACACCGGCGGACTGAATCCCCAAAATTCTTCCATTGAATATCATGTTATGCGGAGTTAGACGTCCCGTATAGCCTCTGAACACATGAAAGTCCGTCGGTTTTCTGTCTGAGTGGGGGAATTGGTAGACCCGCTACGCTTAGAACGTAGTGTACTTAGTGCGTGTCGGTTCGAGTCCGGCCTCAGATACAAGTAATATTTTGTTTAACTTAAAATGTAGATTATGGCATTTTTTACAAAAACTTCAACTTTTACGTCTTCAGAATTATCCTCAAAGGCTAGCAACATTCTCGGAATTTTCAAGAAAACAATTGATGGACTTAGTGATGTAATTTCTCAAGCTAGGAATCAAGCTGATGTAAAACAAAAAGAAATTGATGCAGCTTTAGCAGAAAAGGAGTCTTTGATTGCTGTCGCTGAACAGAATCAAATTATTCTCAATAAATTAACTGAGTTACTTGAATAATGTAACTGGAAGGTAAACCTTGATGGTGATAGGGGCTACCTGCTAAGTAGTTTCGTACTCGAAAGGGTATCCAGTTCGATTCTGGTGCCTTCCTCTCTTAAATTATTTACTTATGCTGTTAAACGTAACTATAGATTATAAAGATAAGCTGCTTCAAGAAATGTATGCTAATGATTTAGAGTTGTTTACATTTATAAATGGAGATGTTATAAAAGCATACTATTTTGGATTTCTTATTGGTCTAGTTTGTGAGCAATTTAAAGAAGATGGATTTGGAGACATAAATCCAGATAAAGAGTTGGCTCCTATAAAATGGAATATACGTAGGTATAAATCACAGATAGAATTTTGGAGACAAAAGTATCTTCAAATACATGGAAATACTGTACTCCTTACTGATTTAAATGCTTATATACTTGATAAAATTGTTTTAATAGACAATGAAGAAAGTGATTTATTGAAGATAGCTGTTATTCTTGGTAGAGAGGCTTATCTTCTTTTGCAGAAAAATGAAAATGAGAAAACTTAGAATTTATACTGATGGCGCTTTTAGTTTTGATAGAAATCAGGGAGGAGTCGGAGTAGTTTTTGTAAAAGAGGAGGATGGAGTAGATACTGTTATTTCTGAATTTTCTCTAGCCTTTAGAAATACTACCAATAATAGAATGGAAATAAAAGCTATTACTTTAGCTTTGAAATGTATTGTAGAACCTATTGATAATGTAATTATCATCAGTGATTCTATGTATGCTATTGGGGGCTCACATATTGGATTTCTAAAAAATAAAAGAAATAAGAATATAGATTTATTTACTGAATTAGACAAAGTAGTAGCCAGCAAACGTTCACTTATAGAAGATTTAGAAATTGCCTGGGTAAAAGGGCATTATGAAGATAAGTATAATGCGAGAGCGGATGAGTTGGCTGTTAGAGCTAGTCAAGAATATATAAGTAAAGATGGGCTTAAGTAGAAAATATGTTCGTCCTGAGACAGCATGGTTGTTAAAGGATAAAGGATTCAATGATTATTGTGAGTGGGGATATACTATTCATAATGAAAGTATGTATCTGAAGAGGTCTGAAATTGGAGATACTAATAAATCTCTCTATTCTGACTTTTGCACAGCCCCGTTACAAGAACAAGTTATAAAATGGCTTCTTAAAAAATTTATTTGCGTTTATGTATGTCCAGTCTTTGAATTTAATGAAAACAGAGAAGACTATTTACACTTTCAGGGATTTTCCGTTTATGCTTCGTATTATCCAGATAATAAATTAGCTTCATCACTTGATATTAACAAAGATATCTATTCTTCTTATGAAGAGGCATTAGAGAGCGGGATTGTGGACATACTTAAAAGTAATGTGTTTTAATGGCTTTGGCTGTAATATACAGCCTATTATTGCTCTGTGGTGTAATTGGCAACACGTCAGGTTTTGGTTCTGAAATTGGGGAATCGTACTCCTCCAGGGCAACAATACTATAATAACTAAAATTTAATTATGGCAGACATGGTTGGAGCAATAATTATAATATCTGTTACAGTTTCTTTTGTTACTGTAATGATATTTGGATTTATGCTAGAAAAATTGAAATTTAATCCTCTCACGTTTTTATGTATACTTGTTCCTGGACTTAATTGTTTTTATTTAGGATTTCTCTTAATTGCTATGTGTATAAAAACATTCAATGTAAGTAGGAAGACTTGGAATATATGGTTTAGTGAAACTTTTAGTTTATAATAAATATAATAAAAAGAAGAAATGGAAAGATATGTATTGGTTTCGTTTCCTGAAATTCAGGATTTCATGGAACATCCTAGATGGGGTGAGTGTGTATTTTGTCAAGAAATACAAGGACATCCTTGTCCAGATTCTACTTATGCTGTGCCAGAAGATTTATATTATGAGGTAATCTGGAATTCAGATAAAATTCCTAATATGGTTGGTAAACGATTTTCCTTCTTGGAAGGAGATATTTATATTGAATGTGTTGTTGTAGGCTACGAAAAGTTTTCTGATAGTGGAAACATTATTGTTCAGCGTTTTGATGAAAAAGGGTGGACTTGTGTAGATATTAACGACGTAATTCTCCTGCCTCAATCTAAACCTTCTTACTGGTATTTATTTCCATATGAACTAATAAAACATACATAACAAGGGACTATATTATATGTGTTCAAACCAGAGTCCCTGAGCCTTAAAACTACAAGTAAGAAAGACTTATTCGATTCTTACTCTTAGAATAGGCGACAGACCATTGGGTAATTCCATAGGAGTGCTGTTAGGAACACAATTAGCATGTTAAACATGCTAATCTGCCCCGTTAGCTCAGTGAATAGAAGCAACGCCCTTCTAAGGCGTGGGTCGATGGTTTGAATCCATCACGGGGTACATAATTTAATAATTAATCCTCGAACTTACTAAAGTTCGGGGATTTTTTATATACACTTGTTGCTATGAATAAAGAAGATTATACGAAAGTTGTTAAGTTTTGTGCTAAGGGTAAATGTAAACCAAGAGAGAATTCTTATGGTGTAATATGGTGTGTTAGATGCGGTAAATTGCATGGGTATAATACTCCTGCAGAACCCCTAAAGGAAGAGGATAAAATTATTGTCGTTTAATTATGCCTGGATAGTTTAATGAATAGAACGTAACACTACGAATGTTGAGGTCAGGGTTTGATTCCCTGTCTAGGTACTTAATTTTGAAAATTTATGACGAATACGGAAAAACTTAAAATTCTTAAACAAGGTAAAAAATTATTTGTTGAACATCCAGAATATTGGGGAATGTGTTTTTGTCTTGAACATGCAATGGCTGGTACAGAAAGAGGAGTTGTTAAATACAATGAACGTGATATAGTAGAAATGTTTCCGGAATTTAATCGAAAATTCTTAAATGCTCCTAAGAATAGAGAAAGTAAAGCATATTGGTGGGAGCCGGATACCGAACTCGGCCACAATGCTAGAGTAGCTGCATTCGATAAATTAATTGAAACTTATGAACGCAAAATCAATTACACAAATTCTTGAATTTCTAGACAATAGAGGAGTTCCTGAGCAGGAAATTTCATACAAACAATATTATCTTACAGAATGTCAGTTGCGGCTTATGAAATTAGGAATTACTGCATCTGTAGGAGTTCGCAAGAGTACTGGATACTTCACATCTGAAACGTGGATTTACAACAAAAAGAAATCTACATCTGGAAGTCCTTGTTGGGAAAGATTATTTTCTCCATTCGGTTTTAGAGACTATGAGGAGGCTCTATGTCATGCAATGATACAGGGTATAACCAAAATACTGGAAGATGATGCAAAAGAATATGGATTTTAAGGAAGTATATAAAGACCTTTAAAGACTCTGGATATTATAAAGTATTTACTTCGAAGGAAAATATGATGTTAATGGATTGCTAAGAATTTAAATAATAAAAAAAATGATAGCGTTTAGAATTATTTGTATTGTAATTATGTTGCTATTAGCAATATATTACGGAATGTTAGTTCTTCATTTATTTGGAGTAATAAGGTTTACAAATCGAAAAATTACTGCGTCTAGGTGTTTAATTCCATTTTATTACTGGGTTGCAGACCCGAAAAGTTATAATTAATCGAAATTTATTAATTTTTTTATTAAATAATCTAAAAAATGAGAAGACTTAAACTTTTAGGTGTTATTGTTGGCATTTTTGCTGTAGTGTTAATCGCATGTTTTCCTATGATTGCAGAGGACATGGACAAGAGTAAAATCGGAATTAATCAAATTCCTATTACTGGTACTTATGAGTATTGGACAGATGGAGGTTTCCAGTGGCAGAAATTTGGAAATGTGTCAATTTATGACAAGACTAGTCAAATTTGGTTCAATGAGATAAAGAAAGACTCGGATGGAAATCCTTACATTGACAACTCTCTAGAAAATCCTGCAATGACAATTACTTATAACGATAAAGGAAAGGGCTTTGTTATGGGTTCTGTTCGAGTAGAAATGCCTCTTGAGACTAAGTATCTAGAAAGAATTCAAACTCATTATGGAAATCAAGAGAAATTAATTCGAGATTTAGTAAAGCCGACTTTAAGCAAAGTTGTCATGTCTTGTGGTCCTCTTATGTCTTCGCTAGAATCTGTAAGTGAAAAGAGAACCGATTTGATTGCTCTTATTACAGACCAGTTAAATCATGGAGTTTATAAAACTAAGGTGACTACAGTTAAAAGCATCAATCCTCTTACTGGTGAAGAACAGCTTACTAAAATCGCAGAAGCAATTCCGGACTCTTTAGCTCCTAATGGAATTAAGCGTCAAGAAGAATCTCCGTTTGCATTCTATGGTTTAAAGGTTTCTCAATTAGCCATCTCCGATACTGATTATGAGAACGCAACTAAGGCTCAAATCAGTAAACAAAGAGAGGCTGACATGTCTATAGTAACAGCTAAAGCTAAAGCTCTAGAAGCTGTACAACGTACGATTCAAATCGAGGAAGAGGGTAAAGCATCTGCAGCTCAAGCTAAATGGGAACAAGAAAAAATTAAAGCTGTAGAAGTTACTAAAGCTCAACAGGCATTTGAAGTTGCAGAATTGCAGGCTAAAGAAGCTAATGAAAAAGCTAAGAAAATCATTGCTGAAGGTAAAGCAGAAGCGGAAGCCAATAGACTTAAAGTTCAAGCTGGTTTAACTCCTCAAGAAGCTGCAGAATGGAAGTATAAAACTACTGTAGGTGTTGCGGAAGCTCTATCTAAGTCTGAAGTTAAATGGGTTCCTGATGTTATGCTAGGTAACAACGGTAATGGAAATAGTGCAATGGATGCAGTAGGTTTGAAGATGGTAATGGACATCGCTGACAAACTGAGTAATTCCGGGAAGTAATCTTATAGTATTAAAGCCTAGTCCATGTATTTATTATGTGGACTAGGTTATTTTTTTTGTGATGGTTAAGAAAAGAGTTAAAAAATTTACTGTTCTTCCAGATTCTAAAGAAGGACAGATATTACATTTTGTGCTTAAATATAAAATTCTTTCTAATAGTGATGTTATTAAAGTCAGGATTAAATATAATTATCTAAACAGTACTCTCGACATCAAAGCTATTACCGGAGCAGTTAAAAATCCAAACCTTTGCAACATTTTGAGTTGTGCAGGCTTAGCTCAAGAGTTAAACTGCTATTTAGATAAATATGTTACATTTGAGTCACGACTTACAGGTCAAATGATTCGAGACCAATTGGCTCGACAAAATTTAATATATCCATTTTAAATTATGTAAGTAGCTAATTTTCTAAATTATAAGATATGTTTATTGTTAATTTTAAGAAATGAAGTAAGTGATTATTCAAGAAGAAGATTTCAAACTGGAATCCGTTTCTGATAGCAGTTTATTCTTTGATTTAGAATTGCTCCATACTGTAAAACCGAAAGGAGGAGAAGAACGTCAAGAATTTAAGGTTGCAGGATATGGATTACAGCTTGGAACTGCTATAAAAAAAATAATTCAATATAGAATTTCTGCTAAGTATAAGGATAAAGCCCTTTCTATGGCAGAATATATGAAAGAATTTAGAAAAATATATCAAGATATAAATAAAGTATGCGAAGTGAAGTGATTGAAGCCATAAATACACTATGCGAAGAACTTCATGATAGATATTCATTAAATGCGGGAGGATGTTGTTATTGCGCTAGTGTGTTAGCTAGAGAATTGGAAGCTTTAGGAATAAAATATAAACTAGTTATATATGACTATGATACAAAAGGAGCCTCTTCTTTAGCTGTTAGACGCGATATAAAAAATCGAAACAAACGTTCTGATTATAGTGATATAATGTTTTGTGGTAGTCACTATGCTATAATGTTGTCTAGTGGAGAACTTCTTAATGCTTCCGAGTATCATGGTAACTATCCTTATATGACAGTCGGCTGTCTAAACAGCAAACATATAAAATGGATGTATGATGAAGGGGATTGGAATATGTGCTATGACCCTAAATATAATTCTATAGTAGCAAAACGAGTTAAACAATTATTTAAACAATATGCCGAGCTTTAAATCAAAAAGAGTTTACTCTTCAGTTAAACTCACTACGTGCCCTAGATGTAAGTGTCAAACTAAGCATTCATTAATTGATGCTGATAAAGGGATTTATAAGTGTATAATTTGTAAAACTGTCCATGCATGATTGTTCTTTGGATGCTTTTTATTGTTCTATATATCATTCCTGTATTTATAGGTATAGATTTACTTAGGGCAATGGTTCTATGTGGAAGAAAGATTGATGACAGAGTAATTTTATTTGATGCAATAAAATTTATACTTGCTATACTCGTCCCTTTTCTTAATACAGTAATTATCTATGGTTTCTTCGACGATTACTTAGAGGGAAATTATGAAGCAGAACTAATATCTAAACATAGTATATTCTGTAAAATTCTTTACACAAAATTGTAGTGAAAATTTTATTTTTTAAGACTTATCTTAGGAGTAGCTCTTACGATAGGTTGCAGTGCAGCTCCGGCTGAGAACAGGGGTTATAAAGAAAAAAAATAATGCAAAAATGCAATTATAAACTTTTCGAGCGCAACACGAGTATATTCAATCACTTATAAAGGTGGAAATATCTTGTTGCTACTAATAATTTTAAAGGTAGAATATCAATAATCAAAGTATAGTAATTATGAAAAAGATTGCAAGAAAACAAAAAGTAGAAAGAGAGCCAATTGATGTAACAAATGATGCCGTAATGGTTGCAGAGGGTATTCGTCTTCCAAATTTGAAACCTCGAGATACTACGGTTTGGACAAAAACCCCTGCTGAAAAAGCAAAATTAAAACAGGCAAAACTTCGCGATAAAACTGAATTTGCTACTAGATGGTCAGCACAGCCAAAACATTCCTGTCCTTTAGTAAGTAAAATGATTTTTCATGTTTCCCCTGCTGACGGTGGAAAAACAACACTTTCCATCTCTAGCACTTTGTATGATATTCCTAGAATTTTGAAACAATACAGTAAGGTAATGTACCCAACGTATTCATGGAATGGCAAAACGTATAAAAGAAGCGAGTTACCGTTCTGGAAATGTTGAGTTAACTGTCTCTGATAGATTTATTTATGAAGTAAATCTATATGTTATTTATCCAGATAGAGTCGAGGCTGCAGGGTCTCGATTCTATTCCTCTCCTAAACCCATAAATTATAAGGAGTGTAAAGTTATCAAAAAGGATAAACTTGTTAGAGTAATGAAGACAGTTACTTGGGTATCAGCCCCGTTAGATTATTTAGAAAATAATAATTTTAGTTTGTGCGATGGACAACAAAAAGGTAGAAAGTGTAATTCAAAAAGAAATAAGAGAAGATGAGAGAAATACTACTCCATCTATGAAGATTACTGAGTTTGTAATTGACAAAAGTAGAAGAATATGCCCACTAAGTGAAAAAACAATTAAAATGCTTGTTACACAGCTTGCTGCAGAGTTGAGTAATTATAGCATGTACAAAACTTTTGCGAATTGGTTCGATACTCAGGGGCTTACTAAATTAGGGGAGTATTTTGAAGGAAGAGCGGAAGAAGAAAAGAAGCATCACGATTGGATATATTGGTATTTAACATATAATGATGCGGAATTTGAATATCCTGAAATTCCCGCAATCAATGTGACAATCAAAAACAGAGAAGACCCTTTCAGAGCTACTGTAGACAGGGAAATAGAAACTACAATGCGAATTAATAGTATTGTAAAGCATGTTTGGGATGAAGGAGATTATGCTACATTTCAGTGGTTTATGTCAGAGGATGCTGAAACTGGCTCTCTTGTTAAAGAGCAAGTAGAGGAAGAATCCATCAGTCGTACAATTCTTGATATGGCTTGTGAACAGGCTTCTTGGTTACGTAAAGAAAATGCAATTCTTGATTTTTATAAAAATAAATAAGTATGAAAAAAGTTGTTTTTAAAGAAGGTACTTTTATCGATTTTAAAGGTAATAAACGTGAATATACAATGTGTGCAATAAGTCTCCCAATTTCTGAAACTGATGATGCTGCCGGAGATGATGAAGTAAAACAGCTTCGTCTTGGAATTGCTGTTCGCAGAGAAGGGGACGAATATGTACGCGGCATTGGAATGACGGAAGCTGAAAGAAAAGCTATGGAGAATCCTTGCAATATTATTCGTGCTACTACTCTCGGAATTATCAATCAAGAAGTGGTAGAGTCTATTTTGAATCAGGAAGGTAAATTCTTTGAATCGAATCCTGGTAAGTATTTGGCTTCGTATAATGCAGATAAACAAGATTGGGAAGACGAACAAAAAGTAAGGGCTATCTATAAGGATTTATCAGAAGATGCTAAGAAAGTTCATGAATTCCTAATTTCTTCATCTGATGAAGTATTGACTAATTTAGCTATCTGTGTAACTTGGAGTCACTTAAATAAAAAGAAGGTTAATTTATGATGAAAAAATATTGGGCAGCATTCCTATTAGTAGGACTTATATGTACTGCTAGTACTATGTTTTTAATGAGTGAATTGTATAATAAACCTTTGGAGCTTCCCAATAATGATTATAAAGAGTTGGTGCATAGCATCGACTCTTTATCTAGTTATATTACTGAAATTAACAAAACTAATGACAGTCTTAAGTCTGTTATTGACACTACAAAGTTAAAGATTATTATAAATCAAAAAGAATATGAAGAAGATTTTATTAATATTACTAATCAGCCTATTGGGAACGACATCGAGTTTTTCTCAAACTACTTATCCGAAAGTTACGAAAGATTCTTTGGTGGTTATAACTCCTCAACAGTTAAAACAAACTAATTTAATTTTCTTAGAACACAAAAAGCTTTTAAATGAGGTAGACTTATTAAGTTCTCAAAATAAAGATTTAGAGACAATTAATCATAATCTCGAATTATCCGATTCTATTAAAAGTGTACAATTGCGAAGGTGTATGCTTCAAGCTGAAATGCAAGACCAGGCTATTAGTTCTTTAAATAAAACCATTCAAAAGAAAGACCATAAAATTAAAACATGGAAAAATTGGGCGGTTGGAGGGTTTACAGTTAGTGCCGGATTACTAATTATACTTTTAGCAAAATGAAAAATATACGATATTATACTTCCCTCATAATAGGTGCAATAATCATCGCATCTTTTAATTTGGGAGGATGGCTTACCTTCGCGTCGGCTTTTATGTGGGGAATCTTATTATCATGGTTGTGTGATGGAGAATGATATTAATAAATTATCTGAAAACGGTTTAAGACCATGTGTACTTCCTCAAATGTCTGGAGGAAAGTGGTTTTGGTGTATTGGAGTTTACATAGGTAATAATACTAGAGCTAAATGGTTGCGGGACCATACAGAAGAAGGTGGTCCTGTTGGAGGATACTCTGATTATTATGAAGCTCTAAATGCAGTGATAGCATATTGTAATAATCTTATATCAAATGAAAAAACTTCGAAACGATAAAGATAAAGACGGAGTCAAATACAAGCATCCAGAAAGAACATGCAAGGAGTGTGCTAAATATCCTTGCTTTATTGGTATAGAAAAGAAGGTTTGTGATTTTGCCAAATATGGATGTGTTAATTATACAGATAAACAATGATAATATCTATTTTATTACAAATTATTATATCTTGCTGTTTTATATATGTATATGATAAATATGCTTATACTAAAACTATTGATTGTAAACTAAAGAAGCTTCATATAAATAACTTTTTAAAAATTGCAATTATATGCATTTCAAGTATTCCTATCGCAGGCGTGGCTGTTCTTCTCCTATTTACAGTAAAAATGGAAGATATTGACCATATGGATGATTCTTGGAAGCAAAATAAAATTTTATATTGGCTATTTAAATGAAAACATATTTGTATTATTTCGTGCTTTTTATAGCATGGATTTATTTATAACATATACTTATGGATTATAAAACTATTAATAGAGAAAATATAAAAGAGTATAATATATATGCAGGATTGGGCGGCTCTTTTGGTGGAGCAAACTACTTGTACACCACTCTTTGCGAGAATGAGGATGAGGCATCCAATGAAGCATTTCAAGCTGCGTGTGAGGAATATGAAAGCTATGCCGGGATTCATGGTCTTCCAACATATGAAGATGCACGAGATGCTGCTTTAGAAGAAAATCTTGGAGAGGAGCCTGATGAAAGTCTTGTTGAAGAAATTTATACTTCCTTTATAGAAGACTGGGTTGATTACTATTGCGTTTCCACCGAAGATGATGATATTAGAGAAGAGGATTTAATTCGGGATTACGTTATAGATGATAACGATTCTGGCGAAACTTGTAGCTAAGAGTAGTGATATTGATAACTATATTACATATGTATTCGTAGATTTAGAGAGTAAAGAGTATCTTATGTGCGTTCAGTTCCCAAATTGGGAACATCGAGAACTACGTCTAGGAGAAATTGGCTATCTAGAGTATAAAGAGATTAGAGCTGGTGTAGATAAATGGTATGATGGAACAAACTTCATTCCATATAATTATTCCAATATTCAATTTATAAAGTTTATTACAAAACCTTCAGAAAAAGAATATTGTGCTTATCTATAATCAGACAAACCGCAAAAGATAACTTTTAAAACAACCAGAGATGATTAATTGAAAAATAGTAAAAGTTTATAAAAGTTATGACAGTTAGAGAGAAATTGGAAGACGCATTAAATGCGAAAGATAATAATGTTAAAACATTTGTTTGGAAAGGCGCAAAAACAGAAGTAAATGGAGAAAAGGTTCAAGAAGAGTATCGCTTAATTGATTGCTCTGAAGAACAATTAAGAGAATTTTATAACCATTGTGTTTCTATGTTGAGAAGCAAAGACCAAGCACATCCAGGACGATATGTTTTATTGGATATCATTAAGGACCAGAGAAATAGATGTAATACGGAATTATATTTACGGTATTTAGAAAAAGGCGCAGAAGATAGAAAGCCCTATCCTAGATATTTATATCTCTCTCATCTTAATTCTGTTCTTGATGCTAATAGAGAAACACTTACTAAAGAAGCACTAAAAACATGTCCTATTTCCATTGTGACTAACGGAATTCCTGAAGAGTTTAGTAGTCTTCCAGTTGATTTAGTTATAGATGGGTGTTTGGATACACTCGGTAAATTCGATAAACAACATATTACTCTTACATTCATTCTTAAGCAAGGCGTATGGTTTTCTCCTCAAGAAATGAAGGACTTGATGGAAAAAGATGAAGTTACTGGGCAGGTTAGAGACCGAATTGAAGTTGTAAAAGAACGCCTCAATCTTAAGCAATCCATGACTTTAAAAGCTAACCCTAAAGGTTTATCTTACAGCGCTTTGCGTTCTATGATTAATTTGAAGAGTAAAAAGTATTCTGATTTAACAACGGAACAATTGTTAACCTTAAGAAATAGAATATTATTTGCCCTTGAGGCAGACGTAAAGTACCATATTAGTCAGTGGGAAACTAGAATGAAACAAATTGAAAAAGTAGCAGAATATCATGGATATACTCTATAAATTCATTATATACCTTTACTTAAATCTTCATAAACTTAATATTGTTCCAGTAGATAATTATGTAGGATTACTCTATATTATTAGCTAATGGATTTGTTCTCCCCACCTACTCGTGATGAAAGGCAAGAAATGGGAAGAATTAGATGGATTGATAATAAGTGCAAAGGAACATTAGAATATGCGACTGGAGTAGGTAAAACAACCACTGCAATAAAATGTGTACAGAGTGTCTTAAAGAAATATACTGGATTTAGAGTATTAGTAGTAGTTCCTACAGAAACTCTTAAAGACCAGTGGGTGAAAGCTTTAGCTAAAGCAGGATTATTTATGAATGCAGAAGTAGCTATTATTAACACAGTAGTAAAACATGAATGGAACTGTGATATTTTGGTACTTGATGAAATTCATAGAATGGCTGCTGATTCTTTCCAGCAAGTATTTGATAAAGTCAAATATAAACTCATTTTAGGATTAACTGCTACATTAGAGCGGCTCGACGAAAGACATACTATAATTGAGCGATATTGTCCAGTTTGCGATAGAATCTCTATCGAGGAAGCTACTCAAAATGGATGGCTTGCTCCATATAAGGAATATAAGGTTTATATTGATGTAGACCTTACTGAGTACAATGCGCTTAATAGAGAATTTAATGAACACTTCGCATTTTTTAATTATGATTTTGACTTGTGCATGAAGTTAGTTGGGAAAGATGGATTTAGAAAAAGAATGGCTTTTAGAGACCTGTTATATACAGGAACTGACCCAACTACTAAATCTCAGCTATTAAAAGACATAACTTTTCATGCAATGGGTTTTATGCGAACTATGCAAAAAAGAAAAGCCTTTATTTATTCCCATCCAAAAAAAGTTGAAATAGCAAATCTGATTCTTGACTATAGAAGAGATAGTAAAGCGATAACATTTTCCCCGACTATTGAAGTTGCGGAGAAAATAAAGTATGGAGGTGTGCTTCATTCTAAGCAAACTAAAAAAAAGAACGCGATGACTTTAGAAGATTTTATTCCGATGAAAGTTGGAGTATTAAATACTTCTAAAGCTCTTAATGAAGGGGCAGACATCCAAGGTCTAAATCTTGCAATTATTCTTAGTAATACCAGTTCCAAAACTGAGAAAACCCAAAGGATTGGAAGGGTCATAAGATTTTCTCCTAATAAAGTTGCTGAAATATTTACACTTGTTTTAAGAGGAACTGTTGAAGAAGAGTGGTTTACTCGCTCAAATGCTGATAAAAAATATATTACTATAGATGAAGAACAACTAATGCACGTTTTGAAACATGAAGAATTTAAAGAATGTAAATCAAAACCTCTTAAAATGATATTTAGGTTTTAATTATGACTTTAGAAACTGCTAGTATACAACATAATATTTATATGGCATACTGTCCTTCATCTAAAAATGAGCCTGGAGGATGGATGTGGTCCATAGAATGCGGATACCAGTGTTTTGATGGAAAAATACGATATTCAACTGCTTCGGAATGCGAAAAAGGGTTAAAAGACTTTTTAATGACATTCCTTGGTCCCACCAAATGATGTAGGTTAAATTAACTAAAATATCGTCTTGGTTTGGATATGTCTTATATTTTTACTAACTTTGTAATTCTGTTAGAATGATTCTAGAAAGACAGATAGAATTGTTACTCTGTTGTAAAATCTTGGATGCCATCGATTTAAATCAAAGTAAGGTTGAACTTGTTGAACTTGGGTATGTTGATTTAGATGCCCTCCGAGAAAGAACACGAGAACTGATGAGTGAATTTTTAAAACCGTATGTAATTGATAACACTCCGAAAGGAGATTAAAATGATTGCAGTTAGAGATTAATAATTTATTTATTTAATTTTTAACTGTTTGGAAAAATTAAGTTTAACTATTGACAATGAACTAGCATTGATGGAGAAATATCAAATCTCCCCCAATGAGTGGTTCTTAATTAAATTATTATTTCTTGCTAACGAAGAATACTTTCCGGAATATATTTTTAGGTTTTTGGCTATTCCTGCCGAAATGCGAGGAGACGTTAGAGAGCAATTAGTAAGTTTACAAGATAAAGGTATTATTCTTAAGTCTTATAAAATTCCACAAAGAGGAGAACAATTTTATCCCGAAGATGTAGAGTTTAATAAAGCTTTTCTTAGAACTTATTTTAAAAGCTCTTATGAACTTGGAGAAGAGTTATGGAATGAGTATCCGTTTAGTACTACAATAAATGGAGTGCCTTATACTCTTAAAAATATTGCTAAAAAATATGATTCTATAGAGGATTTTTTTAGAGCTTATGGGAAAGCTATTCACTATGACGAAACTAAGCATAAACACATAATTGAATTGCTTAAATGGGCTAGGGATAATACAAGCTATGTATGTTTTAATATTTGTGAATTTGTAATTAGTAGAAAATGGGAAGAGATTGAGAAATTGAAAAGTGGAGAAATTGGAACAATAAATTTTAATGCTGTTCGTGCTTTATGATTACTAATTCTCTAATTCATCAAATTACTTTAGGTAGAGATGGGAAGAATTGGGGATATACAATGGGGCTTCCCAAGCTGGAAACTATAATTGATGGAGTTACACAAAATACTTATACATTAATTTTTAGTGGAACCGGCAGTGGTAAAACTAGTTTGGCTCTATATTCCTATATTTATCGTCCATTGATGGAGCATTTACATGATGGAAATTTTAAAGTAACATACTTTAGTTTGGAAATGAGTAGTGAGTTATTATTTGCCAAACTACTATGTATGTATATTTTTGAACATTATGGAGTAGAATTATCTACTAAAGAACTCCTCTCTAAAGAAAAAGGTTATCGTTTATCAGATGAAAATTATCAAATAGTAAAAGAGTGTATCTCATGGCTACACGATGTTGAAAACATTATTACAGTACATGATAAAGCACTAAATGCTCAAATACTTTATGCTACCCTTTATAAAGAATTAGAAGCAGAGGGCACTTTTACTGAGTCTGAAACAAGAATAACCTATGAAAAACATAACGAAGACCTTGTACATCTTGTAGTTATCGACCATTTGAGTTTGGTTAGAAAATCTGAAGGAAGAACGCTAAAAGACGAAATGGATACTATTTCTTCTTATTTGGTAACTTTAAGAAATAGATGTAAAATAAGTCCTTTGGTTATCATGCAGGCAAATAGAGATTCTACGTCCATGGATAGAAGAAAAGCTGGATTAGATAATATGCAACTATCTGATATAAAAGATAGCGGCTCGCCAGCACAAGACAGCGAAATTATCATTTCTATTTTTAATCCTCATAGAGAAAGATTAAGTTCTCATAGAGGATATGATATAAACACTTTAGGAAGTAGGTTTAGAAGTATCACTGTATTAAAGAATAGGTATGGCGAAGCTGACGTTGAAGTCGGAGTCGCTTTCTATGGTAAATGCGGTCTGTGGAAAGAATTACCTAGAGCCGATGAAATATATGATTATGAAAAATATCTTACCTCTAATTATCTTTTAGAAGAGGACGATGAGATTAAACAAATACCTGAAGATAATATAAAACAAGATAAACCTATAAAAATTCCAATTACGTTATAAGAATGGCAGAAATGATTTGTATTTGTGGGGAGTCTGGTTCTGGAAAGACTACTTCAATTAGAAATTTAAATCCAGAAGAAACATTTATTATTACAACAACCGGAAAAAGACCTGGAATACCTGGGGCAAAGAAGAAATATAAAACGTTAAATACAAGAGGTACAACCAGAGAGGAATTGGGAAATTTCTATACAACTACTAATGTAGACAATGTCGCGACTATGTTGAAGTTAGTAGATATGAAAATGCCATGGATTAAGTATGTTATAATTGATGATTTCCAGTATTTCATGGCTTTTGAGGCTATGGATAGAGCTAAAGAAAAAGGATACGAGAAATTTACTGAGATGGCTCAACACGCCTATTCAGTAATGAAGAATGCGATGAATCTTCGTGATGATTTATATATTATCGTATCTACTCACAGTGAAAATATGGGGGATAAAATTAATCCATATTATAAAATTAAAACTCTGGGTAAAATGCTAGATAGCGTAATTACATTAGAGGGCTTGTTTACTTATGTATTCTTTACTGTAATAGACAAAGACGAGGAAAATAAACCATGCTATAAGTTTAAAACGAACTCTGATGGAACATGTACAGCTAAATCTCCTATGGGATTATTTGATGCATTGCTCATAGATAATGATTTAGATATGGTTATTAAGCGTATTAAAGAATATAACGGCGATGAGGATTAAAATGTTATTAGTGTTTGATTTCGACCCAGAAACTGGCGAATACACTCCAGTTTCTAGAGAAATCATTGAAGACAAAACTGCAACTGAAAAGAAACCTAGAACATCAAAAAAGAAAACTGCAGTTACTGAAATCGAAGGGATTACTGGTCCTGCAATTATATTGGAAGACAATAAGTATTGTTTAAACCAAGAAGCTGCAGATGTTCTTGGTGTTGTTCCAGAAGATAGATTAGAGATTAAATATGAGAGAAAAGGAAAAACTCGTACCCCAGTTATAGGTTCAAATGAAGCATTTGGAACTAAAGGTGGAAATAAGCTTACTCAGTCTCTAACAGTTAGTTGTAGAGGAAAAGCCAATGACATGCTTGCAGAGTTTGGGACAAAATTCACTTTAGTTCCTCATCCATCCAGTGATAAACTATTTATATTAGAAGGTGATAAGCCAGCCCCAACTCCAAATGAAACAAAAGAGATAAAGATAGATATAGAAGATGAACCAGTTGATGACCTTCCTTTAGATATTCAATTGGCAGATATGTTAGCAGATGATGTAGACAAGAATGAGATTTCTGAATTTGACTATACATTAAAATAAAAAAATATCTATTATGGAAATGAATTTTAACCTTTCGAATACACAAGCAACTTCTTCTTCAATGCCTAGACTTAAACCTTATGAAATTCATAGAGTTGCTTTTAAGGATATTAAAGTAGAACGTATTCAGGGTAAAAAAGACCCGGACGCTGTTTATGAAATTCTAAAAGTTCGTTTTGAAAACAAGGAAGGATATTATGAAGAAAGTATTTTCTTCCCTAAAGAAAGTGACTTAAAAAGGCCAACTCGTCAGAATAAAGAAGGTCATGAAGTAGAAATGCCTTGTAATTTTGAAAGAACTATGACGTTTATAGCTCAGCTTGGTACTGTAATTGCTCCAGAAGAATATGGCAAAATGAAAGGTGTCTCTTTTAAGAGCTTCAATGAGTTGTGTGAAGCACTTATTAAAATTCTAAAACCAAAAATTGGTACTGAAACTAATTTAAAATTAATCGGGAAAACTGATAAAGATGGAAATTATGTTCCTTGTTTGCCTTATTTCGTAGCATTAAATAAACAAGGAGAATGTTTTACTTCCGATAATTTTATAGGTGACAAAGTTTTCTTCTCTTCTTATGAAGAAAAGAGAAAAGAAGAAATGTCTAAAAAGAAGCCTACTGATATGGCAGCTAAAGAAAATGAAGTTGCAAACGGCGATGTTTCTGGAGAAACCACTGATGTTGATGCAATTGACTTTAATTCTTTGAAATAAAATTGATTTCAAAGTACTTAATAATTAAGTGCTTGAGTTAGTTGGAATTGAGGCTAATAATTAGTATCTTTGTGGTTCAATAAATTATCTTTTTACAAATGGAAATACAAATTGAACCAACCATCACAAAAGACTATTTATTATCCAAGTATCCTCAAGAGACCTATATGGAATACTATTTGGGTATTCCTGTCAAAAAAGGATTATTTAAATCACCACTAAGAGTTGATGACCACCCGACTTGTTCATTTTATGTGAACAAATCAGGTGATGTTATCTTTAAGGATTTCAAAGGTGATTTTTATGGCAATTTTATAAATGTTGTAATGAGGAAATATAGTTGTACATATCATATGGCTATGAAAATCATTGCCAATGATTTTGGGCTGATAAAAAATCCTCACATCAAGAGAAATCCAGGAAAAATTAATGAAAATCCTAAGAAATTTGAAGAAGCTGGCCCTGCTAGTATTCAAATCGAGATGCAGGAATTTTCTCAAAAAGAACTCAGTTGGTGGGCTTCTTACGGTATAACAAGAGATATTCTGAAAAAGTTTAGAGTATATTCTTGCAAATCTGTTTTTTTAAATGGAAATTATTTTGCTTCGTCCAGCGAACAAAGTCCCATTTATGGTTACTATAAAGGTAAAAAGGATGGACTAGAACTATGGAGAATTTATTTTCCAAAACGAAAGTCATATAGATTCCTTTCTAATTGGTCTGCGAAGATGATTCAAGGCTTAGACCAATTACCCAAAAAAGGTAAAGTCTTAGTTATAACCAAATCTCTCAAAGATGTAATGACTTTGTACTCGTGTGGACTTCCTGCTATTGCCCCTAATTCTGAAAACTTATTTATTCCTGATGTTCTGTTTGAGAAATTGAAAGAATCCTTCAATTATATTTGTGTGTTATATGACAATGATTTAGCTGGACTGTCTAATATGAATAAAATTAGAAAGCAGTTTAATATTCCTTGTTTTTGGATACCTCGCAAATATGAAGCAAAGGATATTTCAGATTATCATAAGAAATACGGAAGAGATAAGACAATAAAATTAATTCAGGATGCGGTAAACGAATATGGCAGAAAAACAAGAACAAGAACAGAAGCCGAAAAAGAAACATACAGGAGCGTATGCGAAGAGAAAGGGTAATAATTACGAATTAAAGATTATCAAAGAGTTAACAGCGTTAGGCTATGAAGGTTTAAAATCTTCTCGTTCGGAGTCTAAGAATTTAGATGCCGACAAGATAGATATAGCAGAAACAATTCCTAATACTCTTCCATTCTACGTACAGTGTAAATGTACTAAAAATAAGCCTTCTTATCAGGAAATTATTCCCAATTGTCCTAGAAAAGATAGACCTCTAGTAATTTTTCATAACTATCAAGTAAATAAGGAGGTTAACATGGGCTCAATTGGAGAATATGTTATTATGACAAAAGAATTTTTTTATAATTTAATTCAGGCAGCTAAGTGATTGGTTGCCTTTTTTATTATATGACAAACGAACAACGAGAAGCAATAACAAATCAAATAGAATTACGAAGGGATATTATAGAGGATTTGCTAGACGAGATTTGTTATTACGAAACCGAAATTAAAAATCTTGAAACACTATTAGAAAATGATAGTAAAGTTGACGACGCAGTCTGTATCAGACATAATAACCAATAGTTCTTCTGAAGTATTTGTTGTACGAAACTTGAAATCTAGAAATCAAGAACTGCAAGAACTTATAACTAGTGTAATGACGGCTGCTGGACTCGAAATTGATGATATTTTAAGTTTTGAAGTAGCTTCGACGGATGGGAAAATCGATGGCTGGAATATTAAGTATAAAAAAGGAGATATGCTTATCTGGTCTGCTGACGAGAATTCAATTCCATATTGGCTTATGGAATTTATAGAACAATTAAATTACAACCATATTTCTAGGTATCATTTAGGATAATATGATGAACATATCAATACAATCAACCTCGGATATTATAACTAACAGCTCTACTGAAGTATACTTAATGTTGACTTCAAGTGCTTTATCTATTCTGGAAAATGCTATTACTTCTATAATACAATGCACAGCCCCAGAAAAGTCATTTGACGATTTTTTCGAAATAGATAGAATTTGCTCAGAAGAAACAGAATGGAGATATCAAGATTATCTTATGGAACATTCAGATTTATGTTATTCTTTGTGGAAATCTATCAAAAATCTTGAATCTATTAGAGAATGTGCTTCTGGTGTAAAGGTATTGCGAGAGAAGTTTGAGAATGCTTTACATGAAAATGAACTTCTTTCACTTGAAGATTTTTGCGATAACAATAGTGATTGTATCGAAACTAGATTTAAAGTAACAGCTAAAAGTTCGAAGTTTAATTCTGCAGCCGAAAATATTAATAAAATAAATGAATTGTTTTATGGAGAAGCAATTTATAATTAATGATTCAATTAGTAATAAAGCCTTCTAGAATTATACTCTCTGAAAACTCATATCCGGATATAAAAGTTACTACTTTCGAAGAAGAATTTGAACTTTATAAAAGAAAGTGTAAGAAAAAACAATGGGCTACTCCAGAAGGGTTTTCGTTGGAGTTTGATTCTTCACTTAGTGACTTGAAAAAATGTGTATTTGTTTATACAAATTCCAAAAATACTATTAATAAAATAAGGAAAAAATTTAACGTCATTGAAGAAAATGAGATTCATAACTAAGATTCAGAGTGTGTCTGATTTGATTACCAATTCTAGTTCAGAATTGTTTGTCGTGACTAGTCAGTCAATGCCAGCTGTAGCTCTTGCGGAACTCCTTCAAGCTATTGGCAGCAGAGACTACTTTTCGGGTGATTGGGAAAGTTGGAATAGTCTTTCTGAAGAAGAAAAGAAAATGTACGATTCTTCATCTGGAATGGGTGGGGAATTTAGCATTATGACATTTGACCAAATGTATGAAAATGCTAAGAAGTATATTCCCGATAATAAAAAACACCTATTTACTAAAGAAATATATTCTTTACATTTTTCAAATTCCGTTGAAGAGTTAGAAACATTTCTTTGGATTGACATTGACCATAATAGGTGTGCTACTATTAATTGGATGATAAATAATCTTGACATTAAGGAATGTTCTTGTCCTTGTAGAGTAAATCCTGAAACTAAGAAAATTATCGAATTAATTAGTTGGGAAGAATGGGAGAAACTTCCAGAAAATGAACGAAATAAATTATAAAAAATGAAAGATTTTAAAGATTGGGGTGTAAAAAGGCGTTGTTTTCCCAACAACAATTATAATGCTATTTGGTTTAATCTCAAAACAGTAAGACTTGGTGATGGAATAGCTAAAGAGTTGGAGCCCGATAAAGCTGAATTTTATGATGTTGGAATTAATACTAAATGCAATGCGGAATGTCCTTTTTGTTATGTTTCTGCAGGTCATGAAGGTATAAATTACCCAGATATTTGCAAAACTTGGAAAAAATGGATGGGTACTTATAAAGAAAAGGTTCAAAAGAAAGCTTTTAAATTTACATTTACAGAGAAGCCATTCCAGATAGCTATTGGTTCGACTGGAGAGCCTACAATCCATCCAGAATTTACAGAATTTTTAGAAACCGTCTTTAGCACTAGTGTAGTTCCAAATTATACTACTAACGGTATTATTTTAAGTAAATATGGTAAAAGCCCTATAGCAGATTCTATTATGGAGGCGACTTCTAATTTTGTAGGAGGAGTGGCAGTTTCATTTAGTAATCTTCTTATAAGACATCAAGCTGAGCAAGCTGTAGAAAATCTTATAAAATATGGTAATACGAATGTAAATATTCATCATATAATCTCCACTAAGGAATCTGTAGATAATTTTATACAGACGTGGTTGTATTACGGAGACGATATTCTTTATCATGTTCTTTTGCCTCTCATGCCATCAGGAAGAAGCACTAAAGGTATTGAAGATGGTGTGTTCGAATATCTAGAAGAGCAAGTAGAGAAGAATAACATTAAAAATGTTGCTTTTGGAGCTCATTTTATTAATGCTTTACAAACATCCAAAATAAAAACATGGCTGTATCCTGCTGAATCTTTAAGTAAGAACGTTATTCTTACTAAAGATAAAGTTCAAATAACCCCGAGTTCATTTAATCTTAATCCTATAAAAATAATAAATTTATGATTGTAAGTGGAAAACGAGTTAATTCCAAACTTGATATCCAGTTTGCGGAAGACCTCCCTTATCCTTGTTTATTAGAATATTCTAATGAGAATTGCCATTATGTTATTTTAGCATATAATGGTAGAGGAACTAGTATTTATGGTATTGTTGTGAAAGTGTTTTACGATAGTAATAGTCCAGATGAAGCTATTCACGTAGGAGATTGTAAAGACATTTTTGTATTTGAGAATTTTGGAACTCCTGCAGGATTCAACTTCTACAATGAAAGCGTGATAATTAGTAATGAAACAAACTATACACTGTAACTCATTTAATGAATACTTACGTAGTTCCTTTTTGTAATAGTGAGAATGAGATTTGGATTGACAAATACCAGTCTCGTTCTCTTGCCGCAGTTCAAGACAGAATAATTGACGAATATACTAAACTGTGGGATTTGGAAGTTTCTGCAGATTGGGAAGAATTTGTAGAACAATTATCTAGTATAGATGTCGTTGTTGGAATGCCGGAAGACATTGATAGTTTGTAAAGAATAAGTATTTTTTTTTGAGATATATGAGAAATTTTAGAATAGGACTAGATATTGATGATTGTTTAGCAGATTTTTGGGGAGCTTATTGTGAATATTTTGATACTAAGCATAATCCTAAAATGTTAGAAGACCACATAATTACCAGAAATGTACAACGTATTCTTAGTAAAGATAGGGATTTTTGGTTGAATCTAAAAGTTGTAAATATTCCAGATTTTGTTCCTACCTTATATTGCACCAAGCGAGTCAATAATAAGGCTTGGACACAAAAATGGCTTGACATGAATGGATTTCCTAAAGCTCCGATTTATCAAATGGTTTATCAATATGGTAATAAAGCAGATATGATTAAAGGGAAAGTTGATGTTTTTATAGACGATTCTCTTAGTAATGTTATTAAATGTCAAAAATCTGGACTGCCTGCTCTTTTATATCATACTGATAAAACTGCTGATAATCCTCTTTTTAAAGTCTTTTCTATTACTAAAGATGAAATAGTAGACGCGTACAATCTTTTAAAAATATATGGAGAAAACTTCTTTTAAATGGGCAGATTTTATATATTTACATAAAATAAATTCGGACATTAGGAATGAGATTGTCTGAGATTGAAATAATTCCTCTATTAGACACTTTACAAATACTAGATATTTCAGACGAAGAATATTTCGGCCCAAATTATAAAGAGTATATAAGTAATTCTAGATTATCTTATATAAATCCAGAGCAGGGCGGGAGTTATGAGTTATATCTTGAAAATCCTAAAAAGGAATCGTCTTCCTTGTTGTTAGGTTCAGCTGTACATTGTTTAACTTTACAGCCTAATGATTTTTTACTGGTAGATACAGTGGATAGACCGACCGCCAAAGCTGGATTAATGGCGGATGTATTATACAAAGCCAATGGAAGTATGCCAGTCAAAGATGAAATAATAGCTGCATCCAATAAAGTTAATTATTACAAAGACAAGATGGACGATAAAAAAATAGACGATTTACTTGCTAAGTGTACTAATTACTGGAGAAATAGGGCTTTGTTTGAACATAATTACAAAGATTCCAAAGAGCTCATTTATTTGGATTTAAAGAATAGAGAAATATTAAAATCTTGTTTAAACTCTATAAACGGGTGTAAAGAAATACAGAGCTTATTGTATCCAGAATATATTGTAGAAAAACCCATTTCTTTAAATGAACAAGCTATACTTATTGATTTTGAACTACGTTTCCCCGATGGATATTCTACTATTATAAAATTTAAAGCAAAACTTGATAATTTTACTATCGAACCTGATGATAATTTAGTAACCCTCAATGATTTAAAGACTACTGGACATGTTATTTCGGAGTTTCAAGGGTCATTTGAGAAATATCATTATTATCGTCAAATGGGAGTTTATTCTTATTTATTAAGTCTCGTGATAAAAAAATACTATAATGTATCTAACTTTTCGATGAAAGCCAATATGTTATTAGTATCTACAGTTCCGGATTATGGGGCTGGAGTTTATTCAGTATCTAAAAAAGAGCTATTAAGGGGATTTGAAGAATTTAAAAAATTATTAAGAATGGTAGCATTATTAAATAAACATGTGGCCGGATAGTTATCTAATGGAAGCGTATGGACCTAGTTATCAAGAACTAAAAGACATTTATGGAAAATATTTTAGTTTGGGATATTTAAATACTGATGTTCAACATAAATTTGCAGTGATATCTTTAGTTTGTTATTTAACTATGAAAGCTAAACAGCAAAAACCGGATGTTACTCATTATAAAGTATTGATGCAGCTTACTCAGAAAAATCCTTTACCAGATGATTTTATTAAAGGATTGAGCATTATATGTGACGATTTTGCATACGGATGCACAGAGTTTCCAACTTTTGGAATAAAGACTCCTGGAGAAATGGCTAAACAGGTTCAGTCTATATTATCCGAATATCTTCCATTTTAAATTATGAATAATAGATATTTATATAACAAAGCTATTCTTTCTAAACTATCGGAATTAGTAGAAAAATATCCAGATTTGCGATTTACTCAATTATTGTGGAACATTGGGATATTTCGCTGGGAAGAATACAAATATAATGGAGATAACAATAGAATTGTTGATACTCATGCAGAAGAAAGTACAACTACTTGGCTTCAAATGTGTGAAAACAAATTTTGCTTTCCTCAAAACAAACCAGACAAAAAAATTGTAAAGAATTTATTTACACTTTTTAACAACTGAGATTTTGTAGTATAAGGAAAAAGTAGTACCTTTGTATCACTTCTTCGAAAGAGATAGCTGGTTCTAAAGAACTTTAGATTAAATATTAATTAAGATTCTTTCACCTTTATAATTTGGTGAACTCCAAAGAAGTTCGTATCTTTGTGATATAAATATAGAAGATGATTAATAAGAATAATGTTTTTAAATTTTTTAAATTATGACAACTCAAGTATTGAATTTTAAGAAAGTAGAAGTATGTGGATTTACAAGAAAAGAAGCAATTGAACAAGCACCTTTCTTTGTGCAACGTGATGCAACTCAGGCATATAAATCTTGGAAGAAAGATTTAGGTCGCGCAATCACTGATAAAGACGTTAAGGAATTCTGTCTTGAATATCTTGCAAAGCATACTAAGAATGCTCCCGGTGTAGGTTGCTCAATTACAATCGAAGCTGGTGTTGCTGATACTCGCGAACGTCCGTATAAAGTTAACGATGTTAAAAACGAAAAAGGTAAGAGAAAGTACAAAACTACTTATCAATTAATCGACAAAGCTACTGGTAAAATCATTACCGAAACTGACGAAACTAAAGCTAAGGCTAAGGAGTTAGCTAAGAAGCTGTATACAGAAGATGGTTTTAAAGGAAAAATTGTTTGTCTGTACACAAAACAAATTATTGAGGGAGAACCTATTGCATTTGAAGTTGAATATACTCCAGCTAAGAGTGCAAAACAAGGAACATATCTTTGCTTTGGTATTGAAGCATAATCTACTAAAATCAATACACATCAAGGAGCCTATCTGTAAGTAATTATGGATAGGCTCCTTTATTTTTTATAAATCTACAGGCGTAACAGCTTAACTTAAAACATTGAAAAATGAAACAAATCAGAAAATCTACTATTGACAACTTCATAAACAATATCAATGAATGTATTTCTTCAGGATTGAGTAGAGCAGCTTATTGCGCTCATAAACAATTATATGCTACCTATTTTTCTGTGAATATTAATAAAATTCTAGAAGGATATAAAGAAAATATTATATCTTCTGAAGATTTTAATAGAGTAATTGAAGCTATGTCTAAATTAGATTCTAAATACGAAGTTTTTAAGACTAAAGCTGAAGAAAAAATTCTTCCTATCCAGGCAAACATTCCGTTTGAAGAAGAAACTCTAGAACAAATTTCTATCGAACCAGACGATGATAGAAACTCTGTAAATATCATAAGAGATGATAATGGAAAAATTAAATTCTATGAGTTTAAAGTGCTTAGAAGAGATAAATCTCCCTTAGTTGGAAGATTAACTCGAGACGAAATGAATAACATCTATCGCATGTATTCATATTATGGAATGTCTATTACCCAAAGAGAAATTAGTAGATATTTCCCGGAGTACTCTCTTATTGATTTTAAAAGAATATTACGAGTCTTTAATATTACTAAAGCTGTTTCTCCATTTGCTCCTCATATTATAGAGGAACATTCTAAAAAAGAATTAATGGATATGCAAATGAGAGAAAAAGAAAATGACTTTCTTAGAGGAATAGAAGAGCAATCCATTAAAAATGATAGAGCTTTATTAAAGAAATATGCTCTTGAAAACATCGAATTGAAGAGAAAGCTCGAAGAAGGAGTTAAGGTAGATTTGAAAGGATTAGACCTTACTGGTATGAAAGCATTTACTCCGACTGGAACATCTTCTAAAAAGAACATCATTATTTATCTTTCGGATATGCATATTGGAGCTTATGTATCTCCCTTGTCTATATATAGCAATCCATATGATAAAGATGAAGTAATTAGAAGAATGAATATTATTCTCAATCGAGTATATAACTTAAACGATATTTATAAAGGATTTGACAATATTTATGTTTGCAATCTCGGAGATTCTTTAGATGGATATAATGGACAAACAACTAGAGGTGGACATTCATTACCTCAAAATATGTGCAATAAAGAACAAATTCATACGTTTGTATCCTCTATGAATTATTTCTTTACAGAGCTTGGTAAGCTTGATTGTAATAAACTGAATTATGTGTGTGTAGGAGAGTCTAATCATAAATCTTATATTTAACAAATTTTAACAATGATTTTATTTCATAACCAATGAAAATTTTGTATCTTTGCATAAACAAATTAATAATATTATGAGAGACAAAGAAGGAAAATTTTCAAAGCAGTATGAAATAGACGAAACTTTTTTTAAATCCATAGATAAAGAAGAGCAAGCCTATGTATTAGGATTTATATATGCTGATGGATGTAATCAGGTATGTGAAGATACTAGATATATTTCGATGTGCCAGCTCGAACAGGATAGGGATATATTAGATAAAATCAAAAATGTGATGAATTTTACCAATCCCAATTATGTAATTGAGACTCAAAAGAGTAATGGAAAGGTAAAGTACAAAATGCAAATCTATAGTAAGATTCTATCGGAAGACCTAGAGAAACTAGGAGCAACAGCGAATAAATCTCTTACTCTTCAATTTCCGGAATTTATTCCAGATGAATTAATGCCTCATTTTATTAGAGGATATTTTGATGGAGATGGGTGTGTATGGGAAGGTAAGCCGAAAGTAGATTCTAAAAATAGATTTATCCACAATGTAAAATTTACATTTACTGGAAACTTTGATTTTATAGACAAATTACAAAACTATTTGGTTCAAAAATTAGGATTTAGGAAAACCAAATTAAATTTTAGCAAAGCTAAAAATCCTAATAATAACACAAGCGATAAGGTTTGCACTATGGAATATTCTGGAAAGAAGCAACTTGAAACATTCTATAATTATTTATATAAAAATGCTTCTATTTACGGAAATAGAAAAAAGGAAAAATTTGAAAATATAATTTGTGCTGATAGTAAGAAATTACTATTTGAAACTAGGTTAATTGCTGGGACGCCTGAGATGGTAATCAGCAGCCAAGCTTCCCAATCATTGTGAAATGAATAAGAAGAAGGTTCAACGACTATCCCTGAAATGGGAGTACATTCAAGTGAATGGAAATGCCTAGCCCTTAACATTACAATTATAAATTGTAGATGAAGGTGAAGATATAGTCTGTTCTTGTATTAAGTGAAGTACAAGAAGTTCATAAAGGAACTGCGTAAGAGTAACGACCTTACGTGAACATATAGGACGGAGACTTTGGTTATGCTGCTAATGTAGCTTTAGAGGCTATATTATCTAATAAGGGAATAAATTGTACAATATTCGATAAATTTATAGGGGAATTTAAAGTAGGAGAAACCACATTTGTTCTCTGTCATGGTAAAGACAATAAAGATATGTTTAAGAATTTACCTTTGACATTGGATGTTAAAACTGAAAACTTTATTAATGAATATCTTGACACCAAAATGATTGCAGGTAACGTAATTTTTGTAAAGGGAGATTTACATCAATCTGCAACTACTTATGGTAGAAGATTTACATATAAATCTGTAGGTTCTTTGTTTGGAAGTTCAGAATGGATACATAAGAATTTTGGAAATACACCAGCAGCTTGTGATTATTCTGTATTAGATGGAGATAATAATATTCTTGATGGAAAAATAGTATTGCAATGAGAAAATGTTATGTAGTTACCGAATACGGTGGAGAATATGAAGATAAGTGGGAGACAATAATAGGAATCTACTTATCTAAAGAGAGTGCTGAAAAAGCTAAGCAATTTAGTGAAAATAGCCGTAAGTACTCTGGAGTTTACACTGATGACTTTTTAGACAAACTGGAGGAAGAAGTAGAGAATTACGAACAAGAACATGATAGGTTCTTTGATTCAATTGAAGAGGGAGTATTATATTTACATCCTGAATATTCTAAAGATGAAAATCTTCTTCACGATTTACAAATGCGGAGAAATTATTTTATGGATTATGAATTTACAGACATCACAGAATATGAGTTGGAAGAATAGTTTCTTAGGAGAGTTACTTAAGTATTACTCAGGAGATAATGTTGAAAAATACGAAAATTTGTGCGATGCCGTCTCTGGATTTATTAGGCCTTGTCATATAGAAGATTTTAATCCGTATACTTTTATGTACGATGATGTTGAGAATGAAATTTTATGGATACTTCAAAGTATACTCGAAAGTGACTATACCATGACTAAAGCTCTCTCTATAGAACCTTTTCCTGGAATACTAGATGTTAGATATCTAGATTTTGATGAATCTACTAAATCTATTATTATCGATAGTTATATACTCTTTGATGAACTGGAAATCAGTAATGAAGATGAGACCTTTTTTCTTTTACAGAAATTTGTAGATAAGATAAATAAGACAACAACTTTAAAACTAAGAATAGACTAGTGGAAATTACACTCCCTGAATTGTATAAAGGTAAAGCTACGGTTATCAAGGACAACGAGTTCCTTGAAACCAAAGCTTATGTAGAACCTTTTGTTGAAAGAATGTCTAAGTTTACTAATGATTTCAGAATACAAGTAAAGCTTCCAGACCAGATTACCAAAACTAAAGAAGGAGAAATAAATACAGATGATATTACCTACAATCGCGTTTGGGTGCAAGCAGTCCTTCCTAAGGAATATTCTTTTGATAATCACGATGAAGTGGTTGGTTTAGTATACGGGCTTGACGTTCGTAAGCCGGTAATAAAAATTTATAGAGGAGGATTAAATAGAGCATGTACTAATTTATGTGTGTTTAATCCATCGTTCCTAGACGTTCGAGAATTAGAGCCTAAGAAACCCATCAACTTTAGTTCGATAACGAGACTTATGGAGCAAACAAATGATTTAAAAATATGGCTCGAAAAACTACACAAGACAGAATTCGATAGAACAGATGAACTTATAGAAAGAAATCTTGGGATGTGGATTCGTAATTCTATTAATTTATCTTATGATACTGGATATGGAAAAGTCAAGCTAGCTACAAGCACTCCAATTGATGCTTATAAGCTGATGTTTGAAAATAAAAAGTCAGATTATTTCATTCCAGAAGACCGCCCAGTTAATATGTTTACAGTTTACAATGCCTTTACTCAATTAATCAGCAATGATGGAGGAAAAGATATAATGAATAAAGTTGAGAAAACTTTACTACTTAAAGACATTCTAACAATTGAGTGATTTGTTTTGTAATGTCGAATTTTTTTACTATCTTTGTAAGACTTATCGGTATTATAAAAACAAATTTTTATATCTATGAACGTAATAAAAAGAGACGGAACAACAGAAGTATTTAATGCTTCCAAAATTAAAAATGCAATCCTAAATGCGTTTATTGCATGTGGGTACGAAGTATCTGTTGAAACTATCAACGATATTATAGATTCAATTGAAGTATGGGAAGATATTAATATAGAGGATATTCAAAACCAGATTGAAGAAATTCTTATGGATTTTGATTTTCCTGAGGTGGCTAAAGCATTTATTCTTTATAGAGAGAATAGAGCACGCATTCGTGAAAATGTAAAAGAAAGAGAGGAGTTTATTAGGAATTTCATGAAAGCTTCTAATGCGGCAGAAGGGTCTGAAGTCGATGATAATTCTAATGTAGCAAATAAGAATATTGCAGTTCTTAATAACGAACTTTATAAATCTAACAATATCGATTTAAATAGATACAGAGTTGCAGAAAAACTTCGAACTTTATATCCAAACTTTGATTACAAACAGTATGAAAGAGATTTGCGAAATCATATTATTTATAAACATGATGAAAACTCTACCTTTGGATTTCCTTATTGTGTAGCTCTGTCTTGTTATCCATTCTTGCAAGGTGGAATTAAAAACATTGGAGGTTTGTCCGCATCTCCTAAGAATTTGGATTCATTCTGTGGAATGTTTGTAAATATGATATTTGCAGTATCTTCTCAATTTGCTGGAGCTGTCGCAACTGCCAGTTTTTTAGTAATGTTTGACCATTTTGCTCGTAAAGAATGGGGTGATGATTATTGGAAGTGTGCTAATAGAGGAGCACAAATTTATGGAGAAGAGTTTAATCCTGAAAGAGAAGGTTACAAATGCAGAACTATTGAGAAAGTAATTGAACAAAAATTTCAACAAATTGTATATTCAATTAATCAACCTGCTGCAGCAAGAGGTTTCCAATCAGCTTTCTGGAATGTAAGCTATTTTGACAAACCTTATTTTGAAGGAATGTACGGGCACTTTGTATTTCCTGATGGAGATACTCCAAAGTGGGATTCTATTAACTGGCTTCAAAAGAAGTTTATGAAATGGTTTAATGCCGAAAGACTTCGTTGCATGTTAACTTTTCCAGTAGAAACAGTATCTCTTCTTTATAAAGATGGAGAGTTTCAAGACAAAGAATGGGCTGAGTTTGTTGCAGAAGAATATGCAGAAGGACATTCTTTCTTTACTTACATAAGTGACAGTGTAGATAGTTTATCTAGCTGTTGTCGGTTAAAGAATAAACTCCAATCTAACGAGTTCACATTTACCAATGGATTAGTTGGAGAACAAACCGGCTCTAAATCTGTAATTACACTCAATTTGAATAGGATTATCCAAAATTATGTAAGAGAATACATAGACGATAATCCAATACCTGGAACTGCATTAAGTCCTTCACGCTACCCAGAACTAGGAGAATATTTGAAGAAGATTCTCGATAGAGTTTATAAGTACCACGAAGCTTACAATGAGTTACTTTGGGATTTATATAATGCTCACTTACTTCCTGTATATGAAGCTGGATTTATCAATTTAAATAATCAATACTTGACTATTGGTTTAAATGGATTAAATGAAGCTGCAATGTTTTTGGGAATTGAATGTAGTGATAATTCAACATATAAAGAATTTTGCAATTTCATATTCGGAACTATCAAAGAACAAAATCAATTACATAATTGTAAAAAGATGATGTTTAATACAGAGTTAGTTCCTGCTGAAAGTCTTGCAGTGAAGAATTATAACTGGGATAAAGCTGATTATTATTGGGTTCCAGAAGATAGAAACTTATATACTTCTTATGTGTTCTTACCTGAATCTAGCAGTTCTATTCTAGAAAAAATTAAACTTCATGGAAGTGAATATGTTGGAGATTGGTTAGATGGAGGAAGTGCAGCTCATATTAATTTGTCTGAACATCCTACGAAGAATCAAGCCAGTCTACTATTAAATTATGCTGCTGCTGTTGGATGTAGTTATTTTACATTTAATATTCCTAATTCCGAATGTCAAGATTGTGGATTTATAACTAAAGTTCCCATATCAGAATGTCCTAAATGTGGTAGTAAGCATATTGATATGTATGACAGAATTATCGGATATTTAACGAAAATTAAAAACTGGTCTGCAGGTAGACAGGTAGAACAAAAACATAGAAATTACAACAAAGTAGAAAATGCTTAAATATGTTGATACTGCAATAACACTGCTAGAGCTCCCTGATGAAGTTACTCTTTGTATAAATTTATCTAATTGTCCATGTCATTGTAAGGGCTGTCATAGCTCTTACTTGGCTGAGGATATTGGAGAAATTCTAACTGCAACAAGGTTGGAAAAACTCATTAAAAAGAATGATGGGATTACTGCTGTTTGTTTTATGGGAGGAGATAATGACCCGAAACTTGTCAATCATTATGCTAGGCAGGTAAGGAAACTTACCACTACTAAAGTTATAAAGTCCTTTATTACTGACCAGGAAATAAAATTACCCAAAGTAACTATCCCTGCTGGAGTAGAGGTAAAATGTACTCAGGAAGTGCCACTTGATTTAAAAATTGGATGGTATAGTGGCAGGCAGGAATTGTCTAAAGACATTGATATTAAGAACTTTAACTATATAAAGTTAGGCCCTTATATTGAAGAGTATGGACCTCTTGACAATCCCAATACTAATCAAAGACTCTATGAAATTCAAATGAGTAAAGAAGTAGATGAAAATGGAGACCCTATTTATGGGCTCATGGATATAACAAATATGTTTTGGAAATGACTACATTAGCTATTATAATTGTTTGGATTTTAATATTTGCCCAAATAGTTCTTTTTATAAAATCTTTTGATAAGGTTTTTGTTGACTCTACTACATTAGAAGATTACAAGAAGGCTATAAAAATGGAAAAATATTATGTTCCAATAAGAATAGTTATCTTAGCTATTATTCTAATAGCCTTATGCTAGATTTTAAAATTAAAATTGCAGACCAAAGAATTAATAAATCTGAATCCATTTTAGGTAAAGAGCAGTTAGAAGCACTAGACCTTATGAAAGTTTTCCTTAATGATGAAAATGCACAAGTATTTTCATTAATTGGAGCTGCTGGTACAGGAAAAAGTTTTTTAATGAAAACTTTGATTGAGTATATGGAGAAAGAAGGTATAGAAAAATGTCTTTGCGCTCCTACTCATAAAGCTAAATTAGTGCTTGAGCGATTTACCAACGATGAAGCCATCACATTACATAAATTGTTGTCACTTTCTCCAAATCTAGAAATATTAAACCTAGACTTTAAAGATTTAAAATTCGTAACTAAAAATAGTGTTTTGAACATACCTTATGAGGGAGTTGTTATATGTGATGAATCTTCTATGATTAACGACGACTTATTCGATTTATTGTTAGAAAAAGTCAAGGAATTTCGTAGCAAAGTAATATTCGTAGGAGATAAAGCACAACTTCGGCCTGTTAATTCTTTAACTACTTCTAAGGTTTTTAATGTTGAAAATAAATTTACTCTTACAAAAATATACAGACAATCGGAAAACAATGCATTGATGCCCTTGCTCACTACTCTAAGAACAGATTTAGTTGATAAATTTGAGACCAGAGAAGCTGAGGAGGGCTCTTTGTTTGTATATAGGGATGCTCTTAGTTTTATAAAACATGCTGTTCCGAGTTTTAAAAAAGCGATGAGAGATGGAGATATTTTGGCCACTAAAATCCTAGCATATACAAATGCAATGGTTACAAGTTATAATAATTGCATAAGGCGTGTTATGTGGGAAAATTATAAAAGTGAAGAGTATAACCAATTTGAATTTTTAACTGGATATGAAAATTTAGAATTCAACGGAACTAAATTCTGGAATTCCATGGACTATATAATTATAGACCCTCCTCATAGGACGGATATTAATATTCCAGGATTTATTAATTTACCAGGTTATGAATTAACTCTATACGATTCTGTTTATAAAAGTTCGTGTCCTGTGTTGATATTGTCTAGAGACATAAGTGATGATTATTTACAATCCTTAGCATCTAGAATAGAGGATATAAGACTAGAGGCAATCAATTTGAAGAAAATAGGAAGATTTCAGGCTGCATCTAAAAGATGGAGAGATTATTATGAATTGATAGGTAGTTTTACGACTCCTATGGATTTATATTATGATAACAGACTTATACGTAAAAAATCATTCGATTACGGATATGCATGTTCTGCTCATAAATCCCAAGGAAGTTCATTTGGGGAAGTGTTTGTTGATATGAGAAATATCAATTTATGTAAGGATAAAGATGAACGACGACAACTACAATATGTAGCTTTGTCTAGAACTAGGAAAGATGCTTATGTGTTACAATAAATGAAATGCAAATGGAATTAGCTGAGAAGTATAATTTTAACTGTAGTGATACAAATAAGGCTATTGCATTAATGATATATGCAGGTATAGACTTAGACGAAGATAATCCTATGTTAAATGAAATTATCGAACATATAGAAGACGATGGGGATAATGTCTATACTCTATATTTATACAATAAAGATTTTGATTATTGGGAAGAAAACATTGTTAAAACTATATTATCTTCTCAAGAGGTCGATTCAGACGCTAAATATCTGAAGCAGGAATACATAGATAGTGTATCTGAATCTATTCCTGAATATCTTAAACCATGGTTTGATTTTGAGAGATATGCAGAAGATATGGTAGAGGAAAACATTTATGATATGGATGATGATTATGAGTGGATTTATGTCAATGGTGCAAATTATCTAGTAGCTACAATGTACAGATAATGCTTACAGTTAAATTTGTATTTAGTGATTTATTAGACCTACAAAGGTTTATCGATGCGGATTTAGATGGAGTATTTGTAGAAACCTATGATGAAGGTAGCTATAAAGAAAAGAAATTAGCATATAAATTAAAATCATCTTGTGGTGCAAGAAAAACTCCATTCGCCGCAGTCTTTGATGGAGATGAATTAATAAAAGCCTTTTATACAGAAGTAGATTCCAATATAATAAAATCTTTAATTGAATATTTACATGATAGTAAACATAATTAATACTTCAAGTAACAATCTTCCTCAGTATGAAACTGATTTATCTGCAGGTATGGATGTTCGTGCTGATTTTAGTAAGGTAACTCCTGAAAATACAATAAAAGCATTTGGAGACTGTGAAATTCTTTTTAAGTCTGACGTTAATAAAGTAACTATGATTAGATTAGACCCTGGAGCTAGAGCACTTATTCCAACCGGATTATTCATGCAAATGCCAGAAGGTGACGGTTCTTTCAGATACGAATGCCAAGTAAGACCTCGTAGTGGATTAGCTCTTAAGAAAGGCCTTACAGTCTTAAATACACCAGGAACTATAGATGCTGACTATACAAACGAGGTTGGAATTATTCTCATTAATAATGGATTCGAAGCAGTTTATATTGAAGACGGTGAACGTATTGCTCAATTAGTATTTACTAAGGTAGAAGTATGTAAATGGAATAAAGTAGATTCTTTAAAGAAAACAAACCGTAAAGGTGGATTTGGAAGTACTGGAGTATGACATTTCAAGAACTACAAAATTGTGTTGTAAATATAAGCATGAAACCTCAACAATTTATGTTGGGCGATGATTTATGTGACGAAGATTTACTTTGGTTTTTAGAGCTACAAGAAGAAAACGGATGGAGTGATGAAGAATTAATAGAAGAGATTAAAGTTAGACATTATGACCCTGTAGATTTTAATGATTGGCTTGATTGTGAATATATAGTAGAAATTAAACAATGAATAAAACTTTAATTACTAGGGATAGCAAAGGTAAAATTAGAGTAGCTGAGGTATCATGCGAATGGGACGACGTCGAGAAGCGTTATACCATTTATAGAAATACATATCAATATGAAGGTAAAATAACGGCTCAGCCAGAAATTTATATTACTAAAGGAAAGGTAAAAAGAACTATTGCTCAACAAGCAGAATTAGAATTTAATTCACATGTCAAGAAATATTTAGACAAAGGATATAAAGAAATAGAAAACTCTATTAATCAATATACTAAAGCTCAACTAGAGTCCTTTCTTCCAGAACATACAACTGACGCTAATGGGTTTAAGAAGCATATGTTAGCTAAAGACTTCAATAAGGTTGCAACAAGTGTATTCGATAAAGTAAAAATATGGTACGGTAGTAGAAAAATTGATGGAGTTAGATGTTCTTTCTATTGGAAGGATGGAGAAGTAAAATCTGCAAGCAGAGGTGGAGGAAATTACGATTTTTCCACTTCACATCTTCGAAATCATCCTAAACTTATAAAATTTTTAAAATCCAATCCCGAAATTGTACTTGATGGAGAGCTATATTGTCACGGATACAGCTTGCAGTCTTTAAGCGGACTTGCTAGAACTGAAAAGGATGAAGGCAAAGATTGTTCTATATTGGAATACTATATATACGATGTAATGATTCCGGATATTCCGTTTTCTGATAGATTAAATAAACTTGATGAAATACAGGAAGTTCTTGAATTAGGATTTGAACCTGATAAAGAATGGGAGAAAGAAGACCTAAAATTTCAAATGGTTCCTCAAGTAGAAATATCTGGATGGGCTAGTATTAAACGACTTCATGACCAATATGTAGCTGAAGGCTTTGAGGGAATCGTTGTTAGAAACCCTAATAAGCCTTACGGTTTTGGAAAAAGAACAAACGATATGATAAAAGTAAAGGAGTATCAAGATGCAGAATTTGAAATTGTAGGACTATCAGAGGGACTTAGAGATGAAGATATGTGTTTTGTGTGCGTAACTGATAAGGGTATAGAGTTTAAAGCCAAACCAATGGGTAATAGAGAGTTGAAACAACAATATCGTGAAGATTTAGATTCTCTTATTGGAAAAATGGCTACTGTCAAATTCTTTTACTTATCTGATGAAGGAACTCCTTTACAACCTGTATTAAAATGTATTAGAGATTATGATTAATGAAACCATTCCAAGCAAATTTAAAATAGCAAATCAAGTAATTAAAGTTTCTCAACCAGAATTTATTATCGAGGATGGAGAATACTATTTTGGATGGTACGATTGTGCAAAGAATGAAATACGAGTAGCGCGTAAAATAAAAAGTAGAGAAGAGATAATAGATATAGAAGATGAAGCTAGAAAAAATACATTCTGGCATGAAGTTTTTCATTGTTTTAATTACTTTTGGAATACTGAAACTGATGAATGTCTAGCTCAATCCTTTTCAAATTTTATGTGTGAATTTTTAGCTACATCTGATGCAGAGTAAACAGAAAATTGAAATATCATACAAGTTAGCAGAATTATTAACTGCGCTGACAAAAAATACCTTAGACTCTAGTGAAAGTAACGTAATGTTTTCTGATATGTTTGAATGTATGTGTAATTTACTAGAAAAATACGATTCTGATACTATTGAGGAAGTTCATAATAAACTTTTTTATATAGACGATTTAATAGATTTGTTAAACGATAAATATTAATTAAGATGGAAAAATTTGGATTTGGAGATGCAATCTCCTTTATGGAAAGTGGTCTTACAGTTTGTTTGACTATTGGTGGTAAAACTCGTATGTATTACATGGAAGATGGGAAAATTATCTGCGGGATTAAAGGTTCACATGTAAATTATGTGGTAACTAAATTCTACACTGATGCAGTTCTCTCCAAAGAATGGAGTATATATGAACAGTAAGGATTTACAAAACGCGGCTCTTTTTATGGATTATAAGAGAGTCAAAAATCATTACTTAAAACCTGTTGGAAATTCCTGCTTAGAAATTAATCCCGAGAGCGGTAAAATTGCCTGCTACTTCAGGGCAGATGGAAAGGTACATGTATGGAGTTCAGAAATACTTGAAGGGGACACTGTACAGGAATATATCTCTGCAATAAAGTATTTTGAAGCGTATAAAATCCATCAAACTTATGGAGAAAGTAATTTTGAATTTGTAACACCAGAACAAGTAGTTAAATTATGAAATTAGTACAAAGTAAAAATGCCAATGTAAATTATTTGGCGAAAATTGTAAAAATAGAGGATTTCCATAAACACTCTGACCCAGAAGTAACTAAACTAAAATGTTGCTTCATTGACGGATATAATATTATTACTGGGATAGATTCAGAACCCGGACTATATGTATATTTTCCTACTGCTTGTTGTATAAATCCTAAGTTCTTATCTTATGCTAATTTGTATCGTCATGGTGAGTTAAATTCAGACCAGACAAAAACTGGCATGTTTGAAGATAATGGACGTGTAAAAGCTATTAGATTGCGTGGTGAATTATCTGAAGGATTTATTCTCCCGATTTCTGTATTTCAAAATTGGGTCATTTCTGTTGTAAATATAGAGCCCGAAATAAAGGTTGGGACAGAGTTTGATAGTGTGGAACACGATGGTAAATCTTTCTGGGTAAACAAAAAATATATTCCTAGAAATACTCGCACTTCCGGAATGTCAGGTTCAGGAACAAAAGCCGGAGGTAAACAGCCTAAGGGTCTTGATAAGCTTATTGAAAATCAATTTAGATTTCACTACGATACTATTCTTATTAAGAAATGCCCCAACGTGCTTCGTCCGTCAAATCTTATAAGTGTTACTGCTAAAGTACATGGAACTTCTGGAATTTCAGCATACGTATTATGCAAACAACCATTGAGCTGGAAACAGAAAATAGCTAAATGGCTTACTGGAGAAGATTTTTATAAGTATGATTATTTATATTCGTCACGAAGCGTAATTAAAAATCAATATTACAACAAAACTGCAGGTACAGGTTTTTATGGTGTTGATGTATGGAAATATGCAGATGCTATTGTTCGTCCATATCTTTCTAAGGGCATGACAGTATATTATGAAATTATCGGATTCTTGCCTAATGGCGGATATATTCAGAAGAATTATGACTATGGTTATATTCCTCCCGTTGGAAATGAAGTATACACCTATGGTAGACATTTTGGAATTCAAATTTATCGTGTAACCATTACAGATGTTGATGGTAACGTACATGAATTTTCTGCTCGAGAAGTGCAGCAATGGGCAATATCGCATAATCTTAAACCTGTAGAAGAATACTACTATGGTTATGCAAGTGATTTGTATCCGGATTTAAACCAATCAGAACACTGGAATGAAAATTTCTTAGCTAAATTAGCTAATGATAAGAATTTCTATATGGAATGTAATTCGCCAACTTGTGACAATAAAGTTCCTCATGAAGGAGTAGTAATTAAAATTGAAAATATGAAATCTGAAGCCTTTAAACTAAAATGTTTCAAGTTTTTGGATAAAGAAGGAAAAGAACTTGATAAGGGTGAAGTAGATATAGAATCGGAGGCATAATTATGAAAAGATTTCTAATACACGTTAGCACATATTGGTGCGGTATGGAAAACACATTCAGGGCAGAAGCCGAGAATGAGTTTGAGTTATATGAGCTAGCCGAACAACTGGCATATGACAATTTCCAGTCATACGGGTGTGAAGCTGACATAGCAGAAGAGGAAGGCTATGACCCAGATGAAATGGAAGATTCAGACTGGGATAAGTTGTGGGAGACGGTAGACGAATCTCAATACTATAATTTCACTATTGAAGAGTTCGAAGGTGACGATGAAGAGTGGGAAGAGTATGGAGGAGTTGTGTATAAATAATTTTAGCAATATGAATGAAATATTGGATGGTCTATTATCTAAACTAGAATCCTTGGAAAATGAAGCTTCTAAGATTAAATTAGAAGCTTCTAAAATCATATTTGATTCTGTTGAATCAGGAAATATGAGTAAAGAGGAAGCTTTAAGTATATTAACAGGTAACAAATTATTACCAATAGCAGAATGGATAACTCTTCCAGACTTTATGGATTCTTACGATTACTTTAATAGATATACTACTATCTATTACATGGATTATATGGATGAATATAGTTTTGGGGAGCATGAATATGCTGCTTGGCCGGAGTTAACATATGAAGAAGGAATAGATGAATTATATGATTTTGTTAAAGAGAACAAAATAATTGGCTGTGTATATGACTGGTAAATTTTATAACAGAAAATTCTAGAATGGAAAATTTTAAATTTTATGAAGTTGGAGGTAAGATTAGAGATGAACTCTTAGGTCTTACTAGCAAAGATGTCGACTATGTAGCTGTACCTAGAGGATACATGCTCGATGCTGGTTGTAGTAATGCCAATAAGACTTTCACTCCTTTGTATACAGCAGAAGACATGTTCAGCAAGTTAGAAGCATTCTTAAAAAAAGAGAAGTTTGAAATTTTCTTAGTAACTCCAGATTGCTATACTATACGTGCCAAATTCCCAGAAGGGTATAAATACCAAGGTGTTGCAGACTTTGTAATGGCTCGTAAAGAAGTAGGATATATTCCAGGCACTAGGACTCCTATAGTGGTGCCAGGTAATCTATATGATGATTTATCTCGTAGAGATTTTACTGTTAATGCTATGGCTAAAGACCCTGATACTAGAGAAATCATTGATTACTTTGGTGGAATGAAGGATTTGGAAGACAGACTCTTAAGAACTCCTCTGGACCCAATTTTAACGTTTGACGATGACCCACTAAGGATTTTAAGAGGAATACGATTTGCCGTTACCAAAGGATTTACACTAGGAGATTCCGAATATGAAGCAATGGATAGCTATGATTACTATAATAAGATGCCGGTGGTATCAGAGGAGAGAATTAGAGAGGAACTCACTAAGTGCTTCAAGTATGACACTAAGTTAACTCTTTGGTATCTTGATGAATTTCCTATATTAAAAGATTACATCTTTGACAAAACCAACTTATGGCTTAAGCCGACCAGTGAGAAGTGAGTATATTCCATTAAATAGAATGTTATGAAAAAGTATAAATTTAAAATAGTAGAGCACGGAACTTGTACTTGTGAAAAAGACGTACACGTAGAAGCTAATAGTCTTGAAGAAGCTGAAGAACTTGTTTATAATGGCGAATATCATATTGATTATATTGAGTTATATAATTTTGATGCAGAAGAAGTTATTAGCATAGAACCTAGATGATTTATGGAAACAAGAAAATTAATTATATGTAGAGGTATTCAGGGAAGCGGTAAATTTTAACAATCCTTAACGTGTTTTACTAGGTTCTGGAAATAAATTTAAGTAACTTTACACATGCTAAATATAATATGTATGTGTGAAGAAATTAAATTTATTAGAGAGTGCCCAAACTGCGGAAAAGAGATTACGTATGCTAGAAAGTCAGATTATAATAAAGCGATTAAGAAGGGCTCAGTATGTAAGAGTTGTGCTGTTAGTAAAAGTAGTATATTTAAAACTGGTCATCATCTTAATGATTCTATTAAGAGAGGAAATAGTCTGAGTAGACTTGTAACTGAACAAACACCTCAATCGTTTTATTGGATTGGATTTTTAATAGCCGATGGCTCATTCCATAGCGGAGGTAAATTTGAGTTAGGATTAGCAGAAAGAGATTTAGACGTTATAGAAGCGTTTTGTGACTATATATCTTATACAAATAAGATTATGTATAGAGAGGACACTAAATCATATCGTATATCGTTTTCTAACAGTATAGAGAACCCTAAGTTTATGGAGAAATATGGGTTTAAGCCAAGAAAGACCTATAACCCAATAGACTTCTCTACGTTTAAAAACTATGATAAGAATTTACTATTATCTTTACTAATAGGGATAATAGACGGTGATGGCAGCATCCAATCTAATGGGTCTTCAAATGCATTCTGTATAACTATTACAGCTCATGAGTCATGGACTCAATTCTATCAAGAACTTATGGAAGCACTTGATATTCCAGAACATATATCTAATAGGAAGGATTCTACAACTATAACTATTAGAATATGTAGAAGAGAGATATTACAGTTGTTACAAGATGTAATAACTAACAATAACTTATTTCATTTGAAACGTAAATGGAACAAACTAATGATAAAGGAGCCCTCTGCCAGCGAAAGCTAATTATATGCAGAGGGCTCCAGTGACAGGGGTCGGGAAAATCTACTTGGGCTAAACAATGGTGCCACGAAGACCCAGAGCATCGGGTAAGATTCAATAACGACGACATTCGTAATATGCTTGGTGATTATTGGGTTCCTAGCAGAGAAAATATTGTTACTGCAACATATAACACTGTACTAACTTACAGTATGGAGAAAGGTTATAATATTGTAATTGATAATATGAACCTTAACCCTAAGACTTGTGCAAAGTTAGAAAAGATGATTAAGGATTTCAACGAGAATTATACCTATGATTGGAAGTATGAAGTTGAATATAAAGATTTCTTCATTCCAGTTGATGAATGTATTCGTCGTGATGCCATGAGACCTAATCCAATCGGAGAGAAAGTTATTAGACAAACTTGGAAACGTTATAAAGAGTTCATAATCCATGAAGAAATTATGGCAGCTAAAGCCAAGGCATTAGTTCAGGATACTAATTTACCAGCAGCAATCATTGTAGATATGGATGCAACTGTATGTTTAAATACTAGTGGTCGTCCGTTCTATGGAGAAGGAGCAGCTGAAGGTATGCTTACTGATGAGCCTATTACTCCAATCCTTGACCTTGTTAGAAGTTTCTGTGATAATTATCCAGCCAAGTTAATAATCCTAACTGGTAGAGAAGATACTCCTGAGATACGTAAAGCTACGGAACAGTGGTTAGAGAACAATTGGTTACATCCTGACATACTCCTTATGCGTCCTGCTAAGAGCTTTACTGCTGGTCCTATATGTAAAAAGAAACTATATGAGGACAATATCAGAGGTAAATTCTACATACCTTTCGTGCTTGAAGACAATTGTAAGTGTGTAGAGATGTGGAGAAATGAAGGTTTAATTTGTTTGCAACCTAATGAAGGAAAATTCTAATATAAAAGACTGCGATGGACATAAAAGAAGCTATTAAACATTGTTGGGATAAAAGGGACTACCCAGAAATATTCAGGGATGATGCTGGATTAGATATTCTTATTCCTGGATTCGTTACTAGAGGGTCTTGGAGTATACATAATTCTCCTAGAGTGATTACATTGGAAATATCTTCTTATCGTGGAATAAGTTGGAATGCTATTCACTATTATGGTAATCTACATATTAATGGAGTTAGCTTTAGTCAAGAAGATAATCTGAATACATATACTATGTGCAAAGAAACATATGAAGCTGAAAGGAAAAATCCTTTAGCTGCTGGGGTTTACTATATAGAATTAGTAAGGCCTATCACTCGAGAAGAAATTGAAGAGGACAAGTCTAGATGGAACGGATATAAAATTGGCGATTACACTAATGCTTTTCACTCTTCAGAAGATATAATAGCCTTAGCTAAGGAAATATGTAAAGTTAGATTCCTCGGTAACTGGAAGCTTAAGATTGTCTACCTTAATTGTAAAGGTTTAGATTCTGAAATTTTAGTCAGCGAATTATGATAGAGTTTAAATTACATGAAGATATATTATCTCGTTCTTGGAATAGATACTTCTATAATGTAGAAGCCAATACTCTAGATGAAGCAGTTAAGAAAGTTAAGTATGGAGAAGTTGATTGTTATGATTCTGAGCAGATTTATGAGGGAATTGATGAATTAGACCCAGTAGATAATAATGGAAGCCCTACTAGAGAGATTTATAACGACAAGGATGAACTTATATGGCATAATGCCGAACTAGTTAATAGAGGTGAAATTATTACTCAAAGTCTGAGAAATATTTCTAAAAATCTATTATCTATTATGGCAGGCGAACCAGAAGTGTTTGAGGGAGGAAATATATCTCTCTCCTTGGTTAAAGAAGTTATGAAAGACTTAGGTTATGAGACTAACGACTCTGTATCCTTCGCCAATTGTACATATCGAATAACATATACTAAACCTGGAAAAAACTTTAGCTATCAAATCATAGGAGATATATATAATGGTAACATTAGTATAGAGAAAAAGTATGAAAGATGAGTTAGGAGATAGAATGAAGTCTTACTATGAGAATCGTTCTAAAACATTTTTAACTAGGCGTACACCAGTTATTATAAGACTTGATGGAAAAGCATTTCACACATTTACAAGAGGTTTTAATAAGCCCTTTGATGAGGTTATGTGTAATGCTATGCAAGAAACAATGAAGTATTTATGTGAGAATATTCAAGGATGTGTTTTAGGATACACACAGTCTGACGAAATTACCTTAGTACTTATTGACTATCAGAAACTTACTACTGATGCTTGGTTTGATTATAACGTCCAGAAGATATGTAGTGTAGCAGCATCTATGGCTACATATTCTTTTAATAGAAAATTCTCGGAAATTGTTCATGAAAAGTGTTGGAATGGAGCTGTAGAGCCGGATGAACTTATCTCAGCATATAAGAGAGCTATAAAATCTGGAGCATTGTTTGATGCTAGATGCTTTAACATTCCAAAAGAGGAAGTAACTAACTGTATCCTATGGAGGCAACAGGATGCTACTAGGAATAGCATTTCCTCAGCTGGGCAAGCGCATTTCTCTCACAAACAGTTGGAAGGTTTGAACTCTAACCAAATTCAAGAGTTACTATTCCAGGAGAAAGGAATCAACTGGAATGACTATCCCACTAAATTCAAAAGAGGAAGCTGTTGTATAAAGAAGCATCATCAAACTTTAAGAAGTCATTGGACTATCGATAACGAGATTCCAATCTTTAAAGGAGAAGGCAGAGAATATATTGAAAAACTTATAGTGTAGTAAAAGAAAAAATTTTGTTGTTATGGGAATGTTAGTGGGACAATTAATTAAGATATTAGAACAATTTGACCAAGACAGGGAAGTTATGATACATACTCTCAGCGGTGAAAATGTGGATGTAAATGGATATTTTATTCAAAACGATTTAAATAACCCTTTCTTTTATCTGACTGATTTAAATGTAGAACCTAGAGACTGATATGTATAGACTTATAGTATGGGATAATTGTTGGGCTGATGAGTCTAGTACTCATGGTTATGATATCATTAGTGAGAATAAGTATCAAAAAGCAATGTTGAACTTGTTGACTTGTGATAATGCTCTCAAAGATAAGCTTGAAAATTTGGAATTTTATTTTGGAACTAACAAATTTCATCAATTAAACTTTAATAAAATTGTTGAAACGTTCGCCGACGCCAAAGCAATTTCTGAAGATGATGCTGATTTAATTAATAGGTTCTTAGGAACATCTTATGGGATAACATTTACTGAAGAAATACTTAAAGAGATAGGAGTAACAGATGACTGAATCAGACTTTCATAAACTTAGAAAACCATTTTACCTTGACGACAATACGTTGTTAATAAAGTTCCCAACCTCTAAACACATGAATACTTCACACGCTGAATGGTTCAGTCAAGAAGGAATATCATATTTATATACAATTAGAGGGTACTACATAGAAAACTCTTATGTTATGTTATATACTAACGATTTTGAAATTCCTAATATAGCAGCTCAAGTATTTATATATTTATTTGAGTATTTTCCTACAATTAAATGGATAGGTCTTGGATGTAATAAGGGTAACATAGGAGAAGTGTGGAAACCTAAATTAAAAATTTATAGAGATGATAACAGATAATTTTGATAGAGTAATTAAATTCATGGAGTTCTCTAACCCAGATGATTTCTATTTTTTACAGATAATTCAACGTAAAAAAGACGGAAATGAAACCGGGAGAGGAAACAATGGGGCCAGGCTTATAAAAGCCTATTACATAAGAAGTGCTCAACATCTGTTAGAAAAGAAAAATAAAATAATTGAGTTATGCAAAAACAATAATGCAAGAGCATACATAACTGTTAACAAAAGAAGTTTTTTCAAGATATCTTGTGGATGTCAACAAGTTCTTGCAAAACTTATTATGGAAGGCAATACATATCAAGCCCCAGAAGTATGGAATCATGTATGTGGAGAACTTCCAGCTTTATCTGGAAAGGATTTATATAGACTTGTAGATGTAGACGAACAAAAGGACTCTATAACTAAAATTATAGAAGTTATTAAAAAATGTAGAGGTAACGAAAATCCGGAAAATAGAATTAAAGAAATTTTTCCAACTCAACAAGGATATCATATTATTACTTCTAAATTTGATACAGAACAGTTTAAACAAGAATTGGCTATCTCAAATATTGACGCCCCGGCCATTATGAAAGATGCCCTAACATTAGTATATTATGAACCAAGACAAAATTGAAAAAGCATCTCGAGACCTACTTATGGTAGTTAAATATTTTAAAGTTGTTCCTACTATGATAAATTACTTGCCAGAAAGTGCTCAGGGTAATATGAGGGATATGACTATTAAAATTTTAACTGCATTAGAAAACTTAAACGAATTTATTACTAGCGCAAATTCAGAAAATTATGAACGTACCTGCAGGAGCCGGGAATGACCCGGCAGCTCCATATAATATGAATGAAAAAGTATATGATTTTTCTGTAGATATTATTGGAAAATTTTATTATGAGTATATTGGAGACCTTGATGTAGATGATTATGATATCCAGGACATTATAAAGGAAAGAATTACAGAATTAATTAAAACTCAAGGAGATATTGATATGTTTAGAATTGTAGTTGATGTATAATAATGATTTATCTTGTAACTGAACAACAAAGGTTTTTTAAGTCAGATGCTTATCAAGTAATAGATAAGGAACGGGCTTTAAAATTAATCCTGGAACATGATTGGATAGAATACGATTCCGAGACTGAAGGATTAGACCCTCACACAAAAGCTTTGTTATGCATTCAATTCGGGTTAGGGAAAGACCAAATAGTAGTAGATACTACAACAGTGAATGTTGAATATTTTAGACCAGTGTTTGAAAGCGACAAGATAACATTATTAGGATGGAATCTATCTTTTGATTTAAAATTTTTATATTGCCACAAGATTGTCCCTTCACGTGTGTGGGACGGAATGATTGCTGAAAAGTTACTTTTTTTAGGGTATCCTGCTCAATTCCATAGTTTGTCTTTACAATCTGCAGCCAAACAATATTTAGATTTAGATTTAGATAAAAGCATTCGAGGCAAAATCATTAATACTGGTCTTACCGAGGATGTTATAGTATATGCAGCTCATGATGTTATGTACTTAACATCCATAAAAGAAAAACAAATGATTGCTCTTGAGAAAAAAAATCTTCTCCGGGCTGTAGATTTTGAAAATCACTTTATTCCAGTCATTGCGTACATTGAATATTGTGGTGCAAAAATTGATGTGAATAAGTGGAGAATTAAGATGAAGAAAGATATTGAGAGTATGCATGTAGCAGAAGCTAAAATTAATAAATGGGTTGAGGATTATTACAATCAACACAAAATAGAGCATCCTAGTCCAGAATATAAAGGTAAGCCATTTGTCCAGGCTACAATGAAAACTACTTTAAAGAGAGAAACGAAAGACCTCATGAATATTCCAGCTTCTGCATTCGGAGTTAGAAGAATTATTACTGATGAAGGTGTTGAATACAAATACGGAATTCCATTTGACTATGTAAAACAAAATCTTCAAGGCGATTTGTTTTCAGGATTTGATACTAATTATAGATGTGTAATAAACTGGGACAGCAGTAAACAAGTAGTTCCTTTATTTGAATTGCTTGGATTAAATTGTACTGTTATTGATAAGAAAACTAAGCAGAAGACAAAGTCTGTGAATATAAAACAGGTAGAACCTCAAAAACATAAATGTTCTATTGTAGAACCTTATGTTGAATATAAGAAATTTGGTCAGTTAGTAAAGTCTTTTGGAGAAAAATTCTTAAAATTAATCAATCCTGTGACTGGTAGAATTCATGCTAACTTTTATCAACTTGGAACTGATACTGGTAGATTAAGCTCTAGTGACCCTAATTTGCAAAATCTTCCTCATGATGAAATAACCAGGTCTTGTTTTGTTGCTGAAAAAGGTAATAAATGGATTAGTATTGATTATTCAGGTCAAGAAAGTTTCTTAATGGCATCCATAGCCAATGACAAAGCTATGCTAGACGAACTAATCAATGGTTCTAAGGATATGCATGCATTGACAGCTAAAATGGTATTTAAGGATGTTATTCCTCAAGATATGCCTACTAAAGATATTAAAAAGAAATTTCACGACCTCAGACAAGAAGCTAAAGGATATGAATTTTGTTTCAATTATGCTGGAAATGCGAATACTTTAGTTCAAAATTATGGTATTTCCAAAAAAAGGGCTCAAGAAATCGAAAGGAATTATATGAATGGTTTTGCAGGATTGAAAGCATATCAAGAAAGGCAAAAAGAGTTTGTTATAAAAAATGGATATATTTTATTAAGCCCTGTAACTGGACATAAAGCCTTTATTTATGATTGGGATAATTTAAACAGAATTAATGATGATTTGGGTACTGTAGACGGACAATATGTTTTGCAAAATAGAATTGAAGACGACCCATTATTTCAGGAAGCTGATTTTTTAAGGAGGAGACTTACTGACTCTATGAAACAAGCTGTTAATTATCCAATACAAGGCTCTGGCGCCCTATGCTTTAAATTATCTGCAATAAAATTTTTTAACTGGCTTAAAGAAAATAATTTATTATTCAAAGTACTTTATTGTGTGCCAGTCCACGATGAACATAACGTTGAAGCTCCAGTAGATATTGCAGATAAAGTTGCAGAAGTTCTTAAACTATGTATGGAGAGTGGAGGCAAACCTTTCTGCACTAGAGCACCGTTAACAGCAGATATATCAATAGGAGACCATTGGATTCATTAATATGTTAAATTATAAACAATTTTACGAATGGTATAACAATAAGTATAGTAAAGATATTTTATATAAAGTATATAGAAACGGATTTCTTATCGGAATGGGTTTTTATAATGGAGTAACAATGCAGACACTGGGCGATAGTGTCTGTAATCTTAAGCATGTTACATTTATCAAAAAACAATATATTATATCTAGCTTTAGATTTATTTTTAGAGATAAGATAGACGAAACATATACTTTAATCCCCGCTACAATAAAGGATATTAGATTAATAACTGTTGCAATCCAAATGGTTTCAAATACTATAGGACGTGATGAAGGTTATAATAAAGAGTACGGATTAGAAATGATAAATGAATATGCGAGAGTATTAGGAGATTTATCTATTCAGGAAACTATCAATAAACTTAAAAACTAAGTCGTTTGAAATAATTAAGCAGGAGCCTGGAGCAGATGGGCTGCTGCGGCACATAGAGAGATGTGGAGAACTTCATATTAATTAACAGACATAATTTGGAAGTCTTCAGATTTATATGTAACTTTGTAGAAAGATATAAATTATGAATAAAGTTAAGAAGTGTAAGGTTTGTGGAAGTACTACCAAGGTTTGTAATACTGAGATAGGGTTGTTATGTGGAAAGCACTATCTACAATATAGGAGGCATGGAAGAATACAGTCTCGTACTAAATTCGACCCTAACGAAGTCATAGAATGCGAGAACCACTGTGAAGTAGTGCTATACGATAAAGATAATAACGAGAAATGTAGGGCTCTGATTGACCTGGAGGATAAACAACTAGTAAAAGATAAGAAGTGGTGCTGTAATAAGAATGGTTATGTCATAAGTGGGAGTTCAAAGCCTTTCACCTATTTACATAGGTTAATTATGTCTGCCCAGGATTGTGACTATGTAGACCATATCAATGGCAACACGCTGGATAACCGAAAACAAAACCTAAGGCTGTGTACCAACGCCGAAAATCTACAAAATAGGGTGAATATTCCTACGAATAATTCATCTGGAATCATTGGAGTACACTTTGACAGGTCTAGAAATAAATGGAAGGTCGAGATAGGGGTTAATGGTAAAAATAAATACATTGGGAGATACAATACTTTAGAAGAAGCTACTAAAGCACGTCGAGATGCTGAGTTATTATATTATAATGTAAACTATGAAATTAATCAAACCAAGTTTTGAAATTAAAGAACAGGAAAGCGGACACGCTGGACTAATTAAACATATTGAGTGGGTGGGACGTCATTGCTATAAAAGTCTAGACAAAATAACAGAAGATAGTGCAGAGAAGTTTGTAGATATGATTACTAATCGTGGTCATACTGCAATGCTTGAACATGGTACTGTTTATCTCAGATATGACTTTAAAGCTAATGACGATTCTAATACCGTTGCTTATAGACTTTGGAGTAAGTATAATGAGAATCAGTACTCAGAAGCTATACAAGCACAGCCTGTTCCAAGAGTTCCTGATGGATTTGTAGCTATAACTACTAACTATAGAGTACTACTCCAGAATGGTTGGTTAGATGACCTTAAGTATCTATGTGAACCTACAGAATATCACGTTAAACGTATCACTGTTAAGTTTATATGTGACAGAGGCGTAAGCCACGAGTTTGTAAGGCATAGAGTATTCTCTTTTGCACAAGAAAGTACAAGATATTGTAATTACAGCAAAAATAAATTTAACAATGAGCTTACTTTTGTAATTCCTTGTTGGATAGAGTTACCTGAAGGACATATTAGTTCTGAGGAGTTCTATATTCATGAACAAAGACAAGGAATTGCTACGAGAGTGTTCCTAAATAATTTGTATTGGGCAGAATCAAACTATCTTGACCTAATAAGCCAAGAATGGAAACCACAACAAGCTAGAGCAGTTCTTCCTAATTCTCTAAAGACTGAGTTAATTATGACTGGTACCATTGAACAATGGGAAGGATTCTTTAAGCTGAGGTGTGCAAAGGATGCTCATCCTCAAGCTAGAGAATTAGCTATTCCGTTGAGAGAGGAATTTACTAAAAGAGAATACATTAAATAAAATTTAATCATGGAATATTATAATAAACAATCTGTATCAGACGAGCTTAAGAAATATGATTATCTGGCTAAGGAATCAGATTTTATTGAAGTAACAGAATGGCATAATGGTGAAGGTTGGGATATCACTATCAATGATAGAGTTATTTCATTAACTTACGGACAGCTTGAAGCTATTAAGTATTTAATTAAGTCCTTGGACTTACACAAATAGAGTATGAACGGAATTATAATAAATAATAAAGTATATAAGCTTTCAGAGTTTAAGGGAGATTCTTATAACTGCGACACTTGCCCTCTTCATAAACGATGTTGGGAAGATAAAGTTAGTGACGAATGTTTATTGAATCTTGTGTTTGACGCAAATCCAAATGCCTGTCTAGAGAAAACAGAAACAAAAGTAGAAATTGATTAATAGTTTATTTGTATGTCACATTTTGTAGGATTAGTCTTCGGATACAATTATAATGAATTGTTAGAACCGTATGACGAAAATAGAGAAGTTGATGTATACATTAAGTATACAAAAGATGATGCAATCAATCGAGTTCGACAAGAGCGTATAGATACTTATGAATACGCTTTAAGAGTGCTAGAGCGTTTTCCGAATCCTAGTACAGAACATGAGCAAAGCAATGTAGATTGGGCTAAAAAAGTTATAGATGAAGGAATAGATATTTCATATGAAGAAGCCTGGAAAATAGCCAAAGAGTGGGGATACGAAATTGATGATGAAGGTAATCTATTGTCCACTTATAATCCTGATTCTAAATGGGATTGGTATGTTGAAGGTGGTAGATGGGGAGCTTGGTTATTACTTAAAGAAAAAGATGAAAATGGAAATCCCCTTAAGGCTGTGTATGCAACTAAAGATGAAATTGACTGGAACGCAATGAAAGAAAATAGCCGCGTTCCTTTCTGTTATGTTACTTGTGGGGGAGATTGGGTAGAGTCAGCTGAAATGGGATGGTTTGGAATGACTTCTAATGAAAAAGACCGAGATAAATGGGACTCGGAATTTTGGGAATATATAGACACTTTGAGAGATGATACTCCTGTAACTGTAATAGATTTTCATATTTAATGAAAACAACAACCTTTCCGTTAAATGAAAACGAGACTGAACAATATCATAAGTTTGTAGCTGAGCATAAATCTTGTAGACAGAAGGCAGGAATTATAGGTGGAGGATATTCTATAACATTTTATCCTACTGGACTTGGATGTGCTGTAATAGTAAAATGTGACATATGTAGGGCTAAAAAAGATATAACGGACATTTCATGTTGGTGATATGGAATTTGTAAAACAAATAGTTAGACAAATTGTTGGCAAATTATTTTGTTGTCACGATTTTGAATTGTTCAGAGAGATTCTTGTGGATAAAGACGGCTCAAGATATAAAATCCACATTTTTAAATGTACTAAATGTGGCAAATTTAAAAAATTAAAAGTTGAATATAATGGAAATGAACAGTGATAAAGCTACAATGAGAGAAACTATGTCAGAACTTATGAATAATGAGGATTTTAAAAATATGTGGGTCAAAATGCATACCCCATATAGAAATAAATTGAGACTGACTGGACATAAAATTGGAAAAAACGACATCTGCCCTTTCTGTACTTCTGGAAAGAAGTTTAAAAAGTGTACTTGTTATACTACATATAAAGCTGAACCATATTTAACTGGAATGGAAGCTCGCAATATCGACGAACAATTATTACAAATTAGATAAAAATGGCGAATTTAAATAATAAATTTGATTGCAATCATGTATTTTTTACCTCTGATTGTCATTTTGACCATACAAATATTATCAAATATTGTAGTCGTCCTTTTGAAACTACTGAGGAGATGAATCGACAACTCATTCTGAACTGGAATAAAGTAGTTAACTGGGACGATACTGTTTTTATATTGGGCGATTTTTGCTTTGGACAAAGGACACGTTGGGAAAAAATCTTACCTCAACTAAACGGCTCAAAATATCTTGTGCTGGGCAATCACGACAAACACTCATATATTCCAGAAAATGGGTTCGAGGCTGTCGAAAAACAAATGATGATTACTGTAACTGGTGATGATGAATGTAAAAACCAACAGATTTTTATGAGTCATTACCCTATGATTACATGGAATGGCTCTCATAGAGGAAGTTGGCAATTATATGGACACATCCATACTGAAAAAGGAAAGAAAACTCCCTTCGATGATAAACTGGTGCCAAATCAATATGATGTTGGCGTGGATAATAATGATTACACGCCGGTGTCTTGGCAACAACTAAAAGAAATAATCACTAAGAGAAATTTAAGAGGTTAAATGGAATATAAGATTTTTGAATCTTCTGACACTAACGTTAAGAAGTTTGTATTTGAATGGAGAGCTAATGAAATAGCAAAGAAGGGAATCGCAGAGGCGGTTCTCTATCGTTATGGAGAATATTCTAAGCGAACAGTGATTTGTTGCTCTGTACAATCAGGATGCCCAGTTGGGTGTGCATTTTGTGGAACTGGTAAGTTTTTTGTAAGAAATTTGGATTGGAGTGAAATAGTAGAACAAGTAACTACAGTTCTAAGCACCATTGATTGTGATACTAAAGACATTAAGAAGTTTCAAATTATGTTTATGAGTATGGGAGAGCCGTTTTTAAATTACATTAATTTGGAACAGGCTATTGAGTCTTTACACGATTTATATCCAAATGCTCAATTATTAATATCTACATCTGCTCCATCTACATTGTATTATGCAATGTCAGAGTTTATTGAGCTTTCTAAAAGAATACCTCAAGTCGGATTGCAGTTTTCAGTCCATGAATCAACTGATGAAGCTAGAGCAAAATTAATTCCGACTAAGACTTGTACCCTCCGTCAGATTGCCTCGGCAGGAGAGTTTTGGGCCGCCAATACAGGAAGAAAGCCATTCTTTAATTACTGTGTGCATGAAGGAAATGACACAGAGGAAGATGCAAAGAGACTGTACAAACTTTTCCGGACTGATGTTTGGGAAACTACTCTTTCTGTAATTTGCGAAAAGGATGAAACTGTGAAGAATTCTATTGATAGACAAATTTGTCTTATCAGAGATTTCAATGAAAAATTGTGTGAGCTAGGTTTCTCGACGAGAGTATTTAATCCTGCTGGCCAAGATGATATTGGTGGAGGATGTGGACAATTGTGGTACTTCCAAGATTGGTTAAAACATGAAGGTATTAATAAATCTTGAGAAAACATCTCCACAAAACAAATATAGTATGTAATCTAATGTCATTAGAATTTTAGAGATTTGCTTAGTAAACCCGCATTGGATAGGTAGTGCTGTATATTACAAACTAATATCATATAATGATTAAAACTTATTACTACGCCATCGATAAAGATGGGCAGGGTTGGTATTATGACAACCCTCCTATTTTTGATGGAGAAAGTTGGAATGTAGACCCTGAATACGATATTTATGGTTATACTAATGATTTGCATCCAGAGTGTCATTTTAGCTTTTCTATTCCAGAAGATATGACATATATGGATGAACCTATAAAATTTGAAATTGAAATATGAGAAAGACATATGCAGTAACCGATAAAAATGGTAAGCAATGGCTTGTTGATACATGTGGTTGTCCTAAACGTGGAGAAGGAGAAAAAGAGTGGGTAGAGGATGACGATGTTATATCGTTTGATTTTGTTCCAGATTTAATGCCCATATATAAGGAAATGTTCTATTTCTACGCTGGAAACCAAACGTGGGAAGACGAGCCAGTGGAAATTCCATCTTTGAGTACATTTATAAAAGACTTGTATTCAAGAAAAGATGAAAATGGAAATCAGTTCAAATACTTTATATTTAAAATAGAGGATTTGGCGGATGCTATGGGAGAGAATATCGAAGCATTCTTTGAAATCGCGGATATGTATAACCAATATAGAGCAAACCATAAAGGTAAGGCTCCAAGTAAATATTGGATAATTAACAGAGACGAGGTTCCAGAGATAAAATCGTTCGAAGAATTTAAAAAGAAAATAACAGAATGAGACTTTGGATAACGAGAGACGATGAAGGATTCCGTTTGTGGAGAATAAAACCTACTCTTAATGAAGATGGAGTTTGGCGGGAGAATAACGGAGAGTATGAAAAAATTAATACTTACATCTATTACTACATTACTGACTTTGCAGACCTCCTCAGAAAAGGAGAAATCGTAGAAATAGATATTGCTATGGTCCTTCCTTTTGCTAAACAATCGGAAAGTAAAGAATATATAAAAACTAGAAAACATAAATGAAAATTGGTGCATTATCAGACTTACATGGAATCCTCCCAGAAATAAAAGAAGAATGTAATGTTTATTTAATCTGCGGAGATATTGTCCCACTTAAGATGCAAAGGAATATTCCTCAAAGTGAAAAGTGGCTTAAAACAGAATTTGCAGAATGGATTATTAATCTTCCATGTGAATATGTTTTTATGGTAGGAGGAAATCACGACTTTGCACTAGCAAATATGTATAAAGACCAACTTAAGAAATCTAGTATACTATATGCTCCTACCAAATACAAAATAACGCTTCTCGATAATGAAAGAGAAGAGTATTACTTCGAGGATAAGAAATATGTAATATGGGGAACTCCATATTGTAAAATCTTTGGTAACTGGGCATATATGTATGAACCTGAGACATTGATAGAAGCATACTCTACAATGCCAGAACATTGTGATATTGCTCTCAGTCACGATGCTCCAAAACTGTGCGGGGTAGGTACAATTACCCAAGGTTTTCAAAGTGGAGTAGATGCTGGAAATCCTTGGCTAGCCGATGAAATTCTTAGAAAACATCCGAAATATGTATTCTGCGGACATATACATTCTGGAGAACATACACTACAAACTTTGGATGATATTAAGTTAGCTAATGTTTCATCTGTAAATGAACAATATAAATTAGTAAATAACCCTTTAATTTTAAATATAGAATGACAAATTCAAGTGGAGGAATAGGAATTTCTACAGTTCTTTTCTTAATTTTCCTTGTGTTAAAGCTTATAGGTACTATAAATTGGTCTTGGTGGTGGGTGTTTGCCCCACTATGGATACCTTTTGCTCTTATATTTGGATTTCTTATACTCACAATAGTAATTGCAGCATTTGACAAACCATGAATAAAATTTTATTAATTGTAGACCCACAGATAGATTTCATCAGTGGGTCTTTGGCTGTGGAAGGAGCTAAGGAAAAAATGGACGCTCTTGCCAATGCATTATTAAACGATGATATTGACTGTGATTGTGTAATGGTTACTAAAGACTGTCATCCTTCCAATCACTGCTCATTTAAAGAGAACGGAGGTCAATGGCCCGTCCATTGTGTTACAGGCACCACCGGAAGTTGTATATATACTCCATTATGGAATGTACTTAATAAGTATAATGTAAATATCTTTACTAAAGGAAACAATCCTGACAAGGAAGAGTATAGCGTGTTTGATAATATAACTAGTTTCAATGCCTTATCTGATATTCTAGTTGATTTTGAATCTAACCCAGATGATGAAATTAGAGTAGTTGGCATAGCTGGTGATTATTGTGTGTACGAAACTATATGTAGTTTGATAGCTATGGGTTACAAAAATAATATTCTGGTAGATACTAGGTATATAGCTTCTATAGACGGAGGGGATAAATTAGATAAATTAATTAATAAATATAATTTAAATTCAAATTAAATGATAATTAAATCAATACTAGATACAGACTTATATAAGTTTACAACTTCGTATGCTTATATGAAATTATTTCCTCAAGCTAAGGGAACATTTGAATTTATTGACCGCGATAATACAGAATATCCAGAGGATTTTGTAGAAAAATTATACTTAGAATTTGGCTCTTTGGGAATGCTTCATCTAACCAAAGATGAACAAGAATATATGAATAACAATTGTAGGTTTATTCCTTCAGTTTATTGGGAATGGCTATCCTCGTTTAAGTTTAATTCTGGCAAAATACAAGCATCCTTGGATGAAAATAGACATCTACATATCAAAGTGACAGATTATCTTTATAAAGTTACTTTATATGAAGTTCCTATACTTGCAATCGTGTCTGAATTGCGTAATCGTATATTTGATAATAATTGTGATTTAACAGATGTTATCAAGAGACTTGAACCCAAAATTAAGCTTTCGAATATTGCTGGAATCAAGTTTTCAGAATTCGGTACTAGAAGACGTTTTAGTTATAATGTTCAGGATGAAGTAGTATCTACGATTAAAAAAGGTTCTATTTATTGTACTGGTACTTCTAATTGTTATTTAGCAATGAAGTATAGTATGCCTATGATGGGAACACATCCTCATGAATGGTTTATGTTTCATGGGGCTATGTATGGTTACAGGCAGGCGAACTATATGGCTCTTGAAAATTGGGTAAACGTATATGATGGAGATTTAGGTATAGCATTGTCAGATACTTACACTTCATATATATTTATGAAAAATCTTTCCCGTAAACAGGCTAAATTGTTTGACGGAGTAAGATGTGATTCTGGAGATGAATATAAGTTTATAAATGATATGATTGCTCGTTACAAAGAACTTGGTGTTGACCCTACAACTAAGACTATTATATTTAGTAATGCCTTAGATTTTGATAAATGTCAAGACATTATGGAGTATTGTAGAGGTAGAATCAGATGTTCATTCGGAATAGGGACTAATCTTACTAATGATACTGGTTTTAAGCCAGCTAATATCGTAATGAAACTTACTAGTTGTCAGATGAATCCTAATCAGCCAATCTTTGGTTGTGTTAAATTGTCTGATGATGCTGGCAAACATACTGGAAAGATTGAAGACGTTCAAAGGTGTTTAATTGATTTAGGATATGGATATAGAATATCTTAGGAAGACTGTATATGGTTCAGTAATGAGTATAGATGAACTAAATGAGCTTGGAGCTCAAGGATGGATTCTGTGTGCTGCTGTCAAAATAACAGAAGCCCAATACAATTATCTATTTTACAAGCACAGTTAATATGAAATTTGAGTACAAGGTGTTAGAAAAAGTTCGTCCTGCATCTGAGAATGAATTAGATGCTTTGGGAACCCTAGGCTGGGAATTAGTAGGAATGGTGTCTCATGAATATTCTAAATGTGCAGACATTTCTATTTCTACTAAAGTCTCAAGACTTATATACACATTTAAACGTGAATTGAAATGAATAATCTAGACTATAGTAAAGTATTTGAAGTCTTAGTAACTGAGACTAAAAATTATGTGAAGACTAACAACCTAAAAGCGATGGTATTGGGAATCAGTGGAGGAATCGATTCTACTGTTGTAGCAGCTATTTGCCATGAAGTAAGTAAACAAACTGGCATTCCATTAATAGGTAGAAGTCTTCCTATCAAGAATAAGAATGACGAATTTGATACTTCTAAGTTAGTTGGAAAAGCTTTTTGTAATAATTTTGAGGTTACAAATCTTTATGAAGTATTCAATAAATTCTTAACTTTAGTAGATGGAGATAATCTTACTTCTTTAAGACAAACTCCTATTGCTGATGGTAATATTCAAGCTCGACTTCGTATGATTTATCTTTATAACTTAGCCTCTATTTATAATGGTTTGGTAATATCTACAGATAATCAAACTGAATACCAGCTTGGATTTTGGACTATTCATGGTGATGTAGGTGATTTTGACCCAATCCAAGGACTATGGAAGACTGAAGTGTACGAATTGGCTAAATGGCTAATAGGGTATTACTATGGGTGCGGGATAAAGAAAGAAGTGGATGCGGATGGTGCTAGGAAAATTTGTGATATGTGTGAGGCTATTAAAAAGTCAATGTCTCTTACTCCTACTGATGGCCTTGGTATTAGTAATAGTGACTTAGAGCAGATTGGAGCTAAAAGTTATAATGAAGTTGATGATATTCTTAAAACACTTATCTCATGCGAAAGTTCTGAGGAAACTTATATGCTTGCTGGAAATGTAGTACACATCCAAGCAAATAAAAAATCTGATTTATATAAAAAGTATGGAGAAGATGTAGTTAATAAGGTATGGAGCAGACATCTGGCATCTGAGTTTAAACGTGAGAAAGCCCCAATTTATATATTAAGAGAAAAATATAATTAATATAATATAACAAATGAAAGTAGGATTTTTATTAGGAACATTTGACCCGATTCACATGGGTCATTTGTATATGATTACATCTGTGTTAAACGATAATTTAGTTGACGAAGTAGTAGTAGTTCCAACAATGCAAAACGTATGGAAAGAAAGTAAAGCTGTGGACTTTCAACATAGATGTTTCATGGTTCAACTAGCTATTGAAGAAATTAATAATTGTACACTATCTAGTATTGATTACAGAACTCCAGACCCTCATTACTCTTATCAAACTCTTCAGTTACTGAAGGAAGATTATCCTAATGAAGAGCTTTACTTAATAGTTGGTGCAGACATCGCAGACGAAATCAAGAACTGGAAAGAGGGTCAATGGATTCTTGATAACTTTAAACTCATAGTAGTAAATAGAGATGGAATTGCTTTCAAAACTGGAGTTGATGGATATATCAGCAATACCTTTAATATTAGTTCTACTATGATTAGGTACTTAGTAAAAGACGGGAAACAAATTTATCCTTTAGTGCCTAAAGCAATTAGTCAATACATTCACCGATTTAACCTTTACAAAAATGTTGAAAAATAACGTATATATTTCATATAGTATTCCAAACGAACATTACGCTAAAGAGGTAGCTGAGTTCTTAAAACATAAAGGAACCAATCCTGTTTATTGGAAAATGGGAACTCCTTATGAAAAAGAGTGTCTATCCAAATCTGACGCAGTAGTGTTCATTTTAGGTTGTTATTATTGGTCAAAGGATTTATCTGATTTAACAAGAGGAGTTCGTAAGGAGCTGGATACAGCATTACAGCTTCATCTTCCTATATATATTGCTTATATGCGTAAAGATGGAGCTCTTCAAGTATATAAAGCCGTAGTAGAAGACGATGAGATACACGGAATTCAAAATGTTTATTTCGAATCTTCTAAATCATCACGATATTGTCCAGATGATTGTAAGGATTCAAAAATTATTTCAAAAAGAAGACATAGATGAGAAATTGGAGTTATACAATTAAAGAGGGAGAACATACTGGCAAGACTTTATGGTCTGGTCGATATTGTGCTGTTGCAGCATTTACATTTTGTAAAATAAAGGATGTATGGTGTGTATTAGCTAATCAGCGAGGAAGCGGGACTCCAGATTTTCAAGGTTATTGGAATTGTCCATGTGGTTATCTGGATATGGAAAAAGCTGAAATAGCGTGTTCTAGAGAAACTTTTGAAGAGACTGGAGTTAAGATAAATCCAGATAGATGGACGCTCTTTGGTGTAGAGACTGACCCTAAAAATGATAGCAACGGAAATGTAACTCTCCGCTATATTGCTATTCTAGAACATGGGAAGGATGATATCTCAGTATCAATGGAAGCTGTTTTAAACGGAGGAGGAGAGAAGAATGAAGTTGAAAAAATTCAATGGATTCCAATCAGAGATATCGAGAAATACGAATGGGCATTCAATCATAAACAAAGAATCACTGAAGCTATTTCTTGGTATAATATTAAAGTAATAGAATCTGAACCATTAGAAAATCAAATAGTACCATGATATATTTTGTAAGTGGACATAGAGACATAACTAAAGAAGAGTTTGAGAAGTACTATATAATGGCTTTGAGAACTGCTTATTATGAAGATGATAAACCAGAGTTCGTAGTAGGAGATTATGAGGGAGTTGATAAAATGGCTATGGACTACATTGCTGAAAATTTCATGTGTCCATTAACAATATATCATATGCTTGACAAACCCAGGCATACTCCAAGTGTGACAGATAGAATTCCTATTTGTTATCATGGAGGGTATAAAACTGATGAAGAAAGAGACTCCGCTATGACAAGAGCTTCAGATATAGACATTGCCTTCGTCAAAAAAGATAGATGGGATGGAGGAACAGCCCAGAATATAAAAAGAAGACATAGTATTAATTATAGTGCACAATAAATATGATAAATATTGATTTAATGATTCTTCAAGCGATGAAGAACAAACAGCCGGTGCGAGTTAAAACCTATAGAGCTATAAAGTCTGAAATTCAGGCGCTTAAAACAGCTAAAAATGCTAAGCCTTATGATGAAATTGCTGAAATAACTCTATTAAAGAAAATGAGAGACCAGAGAGTCGACAGTGCTATTGAATACCAATCTGCTGGGCGTGAGGATTTAAGTAATATTGAGACGGAAGAATCTATTATTTTGGATGAATTAATACCTGTGGAACCTACTACAAAAGATATAGAAGACTGGTTAGAAAATAATAATTATCATACGATTTCTAAAAAAGAAATGGGTGTAGTCATTAAAGAAATTAAATCTAAATTCCCTAGTGCAAATGGAAAAATTGTGGCTGAAATTGTCAAAAAATTGGTTGTGTGAACATTCAGGAGAGGTTTGTGTAGCAATAGGTGTGGCTATAGTAGTATCTTTAATACTATATATGATGTTTATGGTTCATACTTTATTAGGGATTGGAGGAATAGGATTATTGTTAATCGTTGTAGGCGCTAATTTAATTGAAGACTAAATGATACTAGGAATAGCTGGAAATGCTCAAGCAGGAAAGGATACGGCTTGTAAAATAGTGCAAGCAATAGATGTATGGGAAGTAAGCCCATTATTTAAAGATGTAAAATCATTAGAAGATTTTTGTAAAGAGTGCGTTTTGAACGAATACAACCCCAACTATTCAGATTGGAAAAAGCACAGTTTTGCAGAAAAATTAAAAAGATGTGCTGCAACAATTATGAATTGTGACGAACTTGATTTCGAATCTATTGAATTTAAAAACAGTCCAACTATCTTAGATTTATATAACTATAACGGAACTCCTATGACTAATAGAGAATTTCTTCAACAATTTGGAACTCAGGTTGGAAGGGCTATTGATGCTGACTTATGGGTAAAAGCATTAATGAATGACTATTTACTAGAAATAGATAATCATAGCCAAGAAGGGCAAATTAAGTGGATAATTCCAGACGTTAGATTTCCAAATGAAGTTGAAGCTATACATAAACATAAAGGAATTATTTGGAAAATTCTTAGAAATGGAAGCGGTGCAGGAAATCATGAAAGTGAAAAATACATAGGCTCATTAAATGTGGACGTTGAAATAGACAACAATGGAACAATAGATGAGTTCATAGCTAATGTGATTAAGGCTTATAACTATAGTAAAAATTTATTTAAATAAAATATTAAGGGCGGCAGTCAGGTATATACGAAAGTATATGCTTGATTGTCGCCCTTATTTTTTTTTATTTTTGTGAATTAGGAGCTTGGAAGTATTCCATTACAGTAGGTTTTAATGGCCTAAATGTTCCTGTATTGTCAGTTAACATACGTAATACATGTTTATCTCCGGTTAATACTTTTACTCCATCAGTAAATACTTCACCGTAGAATTGGAACATAGGCATTTTAAAATCCACAGCACCAGTAAATATTTTAAACATATTAAATTCTCCCCCAATGTTATTTGCAAGTCTTACAACATTTTGTTCAGCTGGGGAAAGCGAATTCTTTTCCTTGTCTCCAAATAATAAAGCTATAATGAGAGCTATGAATCCTATAATAGCCATATCTTCTAGAGCAAGAATCAAATTTCTTCTTTTAACAGGGTCTCTCCAAGCCTCGGCTGCTAATTTAGGATTAGTAAAATTAAATAAATCCTTCAGAGACCAGAATATTCCCTCCATTATTTTACCTTGCCAATCTATAATAGGCTCTCCAGTATTTTCTGTAGTTTTTATTCTTTCGATGGTTCCATCTGGATTTTCTATAGTTTTCCAGTATAATTTAGCTCCTGTACCATCGGGGTTTTCTGTCAAATGCACCCAGTGTCCATAATCGTAAACTCCTCGTTTTAAGAACCACTGATTTTTCTTTGCAGATAAGAATGTTTGAAATTGGTGAAGGAATAAGAATAATCCTTTTTTTAGATACAAAGATTTAGTATCGTGGTCCATATATCCAAACATACTATCTGACTCTTGCTTAATCATTTTGGCTTCTTCCTCAGTATAGGCTTGCGGTAAAGCATCTTTATACACACCTCTACTATCCTTTTCTGTAGTAAGAGTTCTAGTTGTGCCGTCTGGATTTACTACTTTAATATTGGATGCTATAAATGATTCTATCATTCTATTGTAGAGCGAACGTTGATATTGCCATTCTGCAGAATTTATATCGGCATTTGGATTAGCTAATAAATTAAAACGCTTGTCTTTTTTCCAGTCGTATTTTACCGTTCCATCTGGCAACAAAGTATGGGCATCATAACATCCATGTTTTTTCATATATCCTACAAGAATAGTCATACGATTTAGAAAATCTGGAGCTCTATTAGCCCAAAACATTCTATCTTTAAATCTTAATCCATCTGTAATCTCATAGTTCATTCTATCTACTAAAGCATTCATATCGACATTTGCCATACGATATTGCCAATTTAAATGTTCTAGAAGAGTAATAGTTCCTACTTGTTTAGCTGAATCTACCCACACTGTAGTGTATGCAGAGGTCATATCTTTAACTCCAATTCTATCCTTATCTGTTAAAGAGTTTGCAATAGCCTTTTCATATAGATTAAAAAATCCTGTTATAGTTTCTTTAGCTCCAGATAAATAATTAAAACCTAGAATAAAGTTGGTAGAAACACCTTTAGCCATTCCTAGCAATTTGTACATTCCTCTGCTCTCTTTCGGAACTAGCGATTCGTCAAATACAGAAGACTTAATATATTCATTCAAAAAGTCAATGGTCGCTTTAGCATCTTTGTGAGACAATGTTTGAACAAATTGAAGAGATACGATAGCTGCATTTATTGCCGGAAGAATTTCATCCATTTCCTCTTTTCTAATAAGGGAGAATTGATACATATCTTTGATATGCTCAAGGTTAGTTTCATAAACTTGTTCAGGTTTTCCATTTGTAGATGCCAACATTCCTTCTCTTGCACCAATTGAGTTAGAAGCATCAAATACGTTATACATCTCAACCAAAGTTTTAAGAGAATCTTCTGATATGTAACGTTCTTGCTCAGTAGTAGTCATTCTAGGATTAACCATTTCCAATGCCCCATCTTCTTTAAATGTAGCCAGACTATTTTTTCCGTTTACTATTTTAGACCACGAAGAACCTCGTAATAAAGGAATTTCAAAATATCTTTCTCCAAGTTCTTCTCTAGACTGATTAGGGAAACGCATTCTGTTTAAGTCTTCTAACCAATACTTTAGATATTCACGTTCTGCCGGATTTAAATCGCTAGAGGAATCCCAAGGGTTTTTAACTTTAAATTTTTTCTTGCCTTCCTCGGAATTGTCCAATAATCTTTTGAACATAACTGTAGCATTATTAAGAATTGTTTTTCCGACGAACCCTTGACCTGCACCTTTGTAATATTTATTAGTTATTTGTCTATCTTTATTTTTATAGGCTTCATATCTGTTGGTTATATTTCTGTTAGTAGCACTTAGTCTAGCTGCAATAGAACGAACGATAGGAGTAGTATCGATAGTATTTAAATACGTGCCATTGAATAGAGAGCCGTCTTTTAACTGTTTAAAAACATCTCCAAAATGTTTGTTCCACAGTTCATCATTAAATATATCTACTGCAGTATTTCCGTATTGAGTTAAAGCATTAGCTACCTGAAGATATAAGAATGTGATAGGATTATTAATATCTGGGGCAACATTTCCTGAAAAAAATCTACTTTGCAAGTTTTTAAACATAGATTTTAATTCTTCATATTTAGCTGCTTTTGATAAAGAATCTAAATCTCCATCAGGAGATAATTCAGTTATACCTTTAAGTCTAGTCTGTAAATCGTTATTAGCAATGCTTTGATAATATCTCATTACGGTAGTAAACATATCAGTGAATTTAAATCCATTTCTTTTTAATCCAGCGGCGTCAGCCAACATATTATAATTATGGATAAGTTTATCCTGATTTATATAAGAATAAACTACTTCACTTTTGTCTATATTTATGGTTTTTAATTCTCCAATTGAAAAATCTCCTAAATCTGTATCAGAAAAAGAATTGGCAACCGCCATCAACTTTATCAATTCTATATTTCCAATAGAAGCTTTTATTGATAACTTATCCAATTCCATTTGAGAATTAGTTTTAAATCGTCCCATTAAAGAAGTTCCCTTCCCTAGGTTAATAACATTATCAAGAGGATATGGAGATAAAGATATAAAATCCATCTCTTTTCTTGATTTATTTACCAACATAATAATGTTCATGGAAGTCAATGACTCATTTATCATGACTTCCCAATCTGGTTCCAGTTTATACTTAGATAAGTTTAGTTCAAGTAAACCTTTTACATCTTCATATGTTCCGCTTGGAACTACATTTAAAGAAGCTCTATTCGGATTGAATCCCATGTTTCCATTTATTCTATCTAAGGCAAACTTTAAGTCTTTAGAAATTGTATTAGTAACATCATTATCATGGTCACTTTTTCTTCTTAAATAATCTTTAAATGCATCCTTGATTTCTTCTTCTGTATCAGCATAAATGAATCTATGCTCTTTCTTAGAACGAGTAGTATCTTCAAATCTATATCTTCCAGTTGATGGGTCGATACTTACCCCATATTTTTTATCTTTATACAGAACATCGAAATCTATAGCATCTATTTGATTGATTTTACTAACAGGGAAAAATTTAGAAACTACTCCAGCAACCGTTTCTAACAATGGCTTACTTACTAATTCTTTACCTATTGGGATGGGAATTGATTGTTCTATTTTAGTTTGTTGACCTACACTTGGAATATATGTAATAGGCTCTCCTACATTTACATTACCTATTGCATGACTTAAATCTTCCTTATTGACATCCTCTAGAAGAACTGGAATAACCTTCATAGAAATATTTCTAGCTGGAATTCCTTTTTCTTGAAGCATTCTCTTATAAAACCCTAACTGATATTGGATGGCATTTTTTTTATCAGAATCCCATCTATCTTCTGGTTTTGTAGAAAGTTTTAAATCATAAATTTCAACAGATTGATTTCCTTCTTGGTCCTCATAAACGACTAGTAAGTCTATTTTACCTCTTATTTTATTGCCCTCTCCCCCATTATGGTCTGCAATATATTCAGTAAATACCTTTATAGCTTTTCTACCTCTATTTTTATTGTCTATTATATTTTTTTTTAGTGCAGTTATCTGAGTAATAAATGATTTTAAGGCTTTATCAGATACTCCATCAATGTGAGTAACATTTTTTCCAGATACAAAATCTTTTCTAAATCTAGACCTAAAAATAGATTGTATCATTTCTATAGATACATTAGAACCTGGCTTAGCATTAATAATTTGGTCAAATATATAGTGAAAGCCTCTACCTATTTCTTGTAGGTATTGCCAGTAAGGAAATTCTACCTTTTCTATATAATTTCTAGTTTCTAATAATATTGCTTCTTTATTTTGGGCGTCTGAGGGAACTTCTTTCAAAGCCTCGCTCTCTAATGCATGAGTATAAGCATCTCTATCTAATGCCTTAACAAAACCTTGCTGAGCAATGTAATTAAGCACAGAAACGTATCCTCCTGAAGTTGCATCATCGGATTCAATTACATCATAAATATTACTTCCAGAACTTGCAAAAGTTTTAACAGTATCTTTTTTCTTCTTAGCTGCTCTCGCCGCTTCTCTATCCTTATCTAATATAGCTTTAGATTTTTCATAATCACTTGATAATATATTAGTATAGTCTTTACTAAATCTAAAGGCATGATTAATCAAGCCTTCAAATTCAGTATAATGTAGTTTCAAGTAGTTGTCTAATGCTTTTTCAGATGTGAAGGTAATAACCTTATTTGATTTATTGTCTCTTAAAGTATATGAACAAGCCATATTATTCGCAAATTTCAATTAGTCTATATCCTGAGTCTGTACTAGCATTCTTCAACAACTCGGATTTTATATTACTTAATCTTATAGATTTTAAGGCATTTTGTTTATTATATATTGTTTTTTGAGTAGAGTAATTATTATGAAATTCACTAAGAGTTAATTGCATTACCGAATAAATGTTTTCATCGTAAAATTCGCTAACATCAATTTGTAATGCATCAGAAAGGATAGATTCCCAGTCAACCTCTTCTAAACTAATATCTCTATCTCTATAATCTTTTAGAACTCTAGTGAAATAATCAGAAAACTCATGTACTAAAGCTTCTTCCAATTTATCGTTATGAGAAAGTTCATCATAGGCTCCGTTTGTATTTATGTCCTCGTAAATTTCAGAACCTTCCATTTTATTTACTAAATCATAATATGTATCAGGACGCTTAAACTTCAAATCAGCCAAAAATAAATGAGATATTTCATGAATAAGTGTATCATCAGTCATTAAGTCTCTATTTAATATAACTTCTCCATCATATACAAATGCCTTTACATTGTTTAAAGTTGGGAACTGAACCTTCATTTCCTCCATAGTAAGAGTTTTAATCCCAACTCCGTTATCAGATAAACTTTTAGCCAAATCTTCTACAAACTCTGGAGTAGAAAGATTATCTGAATTAGTTAAAGCATCAATACTAGTATTAGTATCTATCGTTGCATCCGATAAAGAAAACTCCATAAAGATTGCATCCCTAAGTTTATCTACCGAAGATAGATAATTTCTTCTAATAAAGTTTTCACTAAATCCTGTTTTATTAGAAATATCAGTAATTTCTGGGCTAAAGAAATCATATAAAAGAGGCATAATTTTTGCAGAGTTTCTAACATGTATATATTGAACGATGTCCCCTCTTTGAACAAACATTCCTATATTAGTATAAACTCCTCTGTCTCCACTAGGCAATTCTCTAACTTCAGCGGTATATTGAGTTCTATCAACATCTTTTAAGTCTTCTTTAGTCAAAACTTCTGAATGGAATCCTTTATCATCAATCCACGCACATAGATATCCATTATTTTTAACCTCTATAACCGTAATTTGATAATTACTTGTTGGGGTAGGTCTAAATACATCCCCGGGCTGAAGTGTTTTGGTTTCATCTAAGTTCCTACTTCCTAAATGTCTATGTGTAAGAACTAATTTATCTTCTAACTCAACATCAATATAGTTTTCTTTATTTTCTTCACTCTTTAATCTGAATATATCGCCTATATTTTTATGTCTGAGTCCGTAATTATATTTCTGTTTATTAGTAGGAATCATACTAATAACTCCAGACTTTAATAAATCAAATTGACTAAGAGGCTCTTCGCTGTCTTCTTCCATCTTAGTTAAAGCATCATTTAAATTTTTCCAAACGTTACCAGAGCTATCTATACGTTTAGAACTAAACGCTCGTTCTAAAAAAGAGTCCCATTTATAAAAATGATGAACAGCACTATCGGTAAATTCTACAGAATTCATTAGTCCAGTAAACACTTTTACCCATTCTGTCATATTAGGAGCTTTAGTTCTATCATACATCCCATCTTTACTTAGTTGGTCAAATACGACAGGACTGAGACTGTTATGGTCTGCAACAACTACCATTGCTTGAGCAAATTGTCCTATACCATCTGAATTCATATATAGAAACTGTTTATTAGGATTTAAATAATCTGCTATAGAAGTTAAAAATGTAGAAAATGCGGAAGCTGCTTTATTTATATTAGTTGTTCCATTCTCTAAAGAATAATCATACTTCTCATCATACTTCATTACAAGTGTTCTTCTAGAACTTTTAGAAGAATTAACTGCGTCAGCAACTTTCATTAAAGCTGATACTTTATCTTCGTATTGTTCGTCAATATTAAGATTAAAATCGGGATTTATCTCTATTCTAGGATTATTAGTTCTAGAACCTAGAGTAGCTTCTATATATTTTACTTTAGGATTAAAAATAATTTTTATCCCGTTTTCTGTAAACTTACTTTTACTGGAAGAGTGGTTAAACCTTAATAGACGATTGGGTTCAGAAGTCAAGCTTTCATCCATATGCACATCAACATCTGGAATAAATAAAGTTTCAAATCCTTGCAAATCTTCTGCATTATTAAAATTGAGCTTATTAGTGGAGGCTTCTTGAATCAAATCTAAAATAAAAGTATTAACATCTAATTTACCTTTTCCAAATGTAGTATATGTATTTACCAGTTTTTCTTGTAATTCAGACTCTTCAGTTGTAGAAGTAGAAAATCTTTCTACATATTTACTAATTTTATTGAGATTAGATATATCATATATAAAAGCTGCAACAGGATTTGTCATTAACAAAAGTCTTTGACCTTTGTTAGTAGGAAGTAAATTTACATCAAAAGCCCCATTGGGATTTAACGTTGTAAACTTTAAAATAAGCATATCATCATCAACAACATCTTCAACCTCCGAATTTTCAGCGTTCAGAAAATCTACCCTAAATTTATTAAGGTCGTTAACTGAAACAGATGAATTGCCGAAATTTATAGATGATGGAAATTCTTGATTAATCGAAAGGTTTTCCAGACTTTTAAATTGTAAATGATTTAAACGTAAATCTTTAAAGTATTCTTTATCTTTATTAAATTTAATGGTTTTAACTACATCTCCAAACATATGATTGCTTAGAGTGGTTTTTAAATTTATTATTTCAGGCTTATCCGCATATCTTGCAGATTGAGTATAATATAAAAGTCGCCTATAAGCAGAATACTTATCAGGAATTTTTGCAAGTTCTTCTCTCAAAGCGGTAGGTTCCTTCATAATAGAATCGTACGTGTTTTCTACTATTTTATACACCGCACTTTGATTATCTAATAAGTGATTGTGTACATATACATAACTCATTGCTCCTAGCACTTTAGGCATATCGTACATATCATTCTTATTAAGAACTATTAAATCTCTTTTATTTCCTAGAAATACTTGCGTAGGGGAAGTAGATACTAAAAAACTAAGTTTATTAGATTTACCTCTTTCCATAATGGTTTTAAATGCTGTTAAAAACTCTGAATGTGGAACACCAGTCCTTTTATATATTTGGACGAGAGTATAAGGATTAACATTACCTATTAGGTAATCAGCAATGTAAGTATTTCTATCTAAAGTATCTTCTGGAATTTCATCAACGCTTTCTATCATATTTAAGTCAGATTGATTCAATTCATCATTTAAATTTTCTAATTGGCTAGCATAATTTGAATCTGAAACAATTGCTTGAATAATATCATCTAGAGACGAAGACTTACTCATGTCAACGTCTCTAAATTGATATTTTTGCTTGCCTATAGTTATTTGAATACAATTATTCATCGCAAGTTAATTTTACTTCTGCTTTATTATTAGAAATTAGATTTACAAGTTTAGAAATGAAATCATTCTTTGTTTCCGTACTAAATTTAGTAAATCCTTTTGTGAGGAATGGCATTAACATTGTATTATTTTCTAAAAACATTTCTATATTAGAAGTTTGGCCAAATTCAGTTTCTTTTACTACTGTCTTTTTTTCTAATGGGTCATACTCTTTAGTAAATTTAGTTCCATTAGGTTCTCCCTTCTTAATAATTCTAATCAATAAATCATCATATTTATAATCTTCTCCCTCTACAAGTCCATTAGAATCACTGTTAAGTGCAGGATTTAATTTTCCTTCATAATCCATGAATTTAAGAAGTAAGCTATTTTCAACCTCAACTCGTTCATTTTTGTCTTTTATATTTAAAGAATTTTCAAAAATTTTAGTTAGAGTATTATCTCCGAAATTGTTTTTGCTGACAATTAAATTATATAAGAAGAACAAATCTCCCAAAGTCATATTTGTACTAGATAGTGGTCTAGTATATTTAATTTCATCGAAAGCCTTTAAATAATTAGAAAACGCTATCTCATTTGCTTCAACTTCAAGATTTCCTAAATCTATAGGAAGTTTATATAAGAAATTAAATCCTCCGTATTGATTCTTAAAATACGTACTTGTTAGAGCTTGAATAAATTTATTATTTGGATTGATGCGTTTTTGGTCTGGAATAAATTCTTCTTCAAACCATAGTTTAAATGTAGCTCTATCAAATACATTTCCTAAATCTAAAGTTTTTCCTACTGAAGACACAGGAACTATTTTACCTGTAGAATTATACATTTTCATTCCTGGAGACAGTGATATATTTCCAACTATATTAGATTTCAAGAATTTGATAATAATAGCATCACTAATAAATCTATTAACCTCACTCATATCTTTCTGAGTTAATTGTATAATAGCTCTATCTTGTAAAGCCTTTATTGTTAACTCTTTAGCCAAATTATTTTTTACTGTATAAGCTCCAAGAACTTTGCTATCTACGGCTAGAGCTGTCAACATTTTACTAAAATGAGGAACAGATGTAATAATATCCAAAATATTAAACTTATCCTTAGCTAACTCATAATTATCTATCATTTGTTGTTTATAATCTTCATCTTGAATGAAGTTCAATAAATCAAAATTCGTAGGTAAATAACCGTCATTGTCAGGCTTAAGTTTATTTACAGAGTTGAACTTTTTAAATTTTCCTGAAATAAATGATTCTAATTGATTAATATAATTAATCTTGTCGACTAACTTAGTTTTAATACCTTGATTTAAGCTTCCAAAACGTCCTAGTCTTGTAAGTTCATCAGAACGTTCTTTTAAATCTAATAAAACCTCCATATTGTGAAGGTCTTTCTCAGTTAAAGTATTTAATTCATCTCGCCTATTCTTAAGTTCATCGATGTATCTTGAAAATAAAAGTCTCATTTTTTCAGGTCTTGTATCCTTTGAAGATGGGTTATATATATCAAACTCTTCTGAGTATTCTGATTGTTCCCAAGCAATGTCATTTAAATCATCAAAATCATTCATCATATTTTCGATTTCTTCTCGTGACATCTTCTTTTTTCTCTGTTTTTTAGTTACCTTCAATAGGTCAGCTCCAGAATATGCAGCTTCATGAATTACATCAAGCAGGTTTTTATTTTGAATTTTGTTTAGAATCTCAAAGAAATTAGAACTACTTTTCATAAGTTCTTCTAACTCCGACTTAAACTCTGGATACTTAACTAATTTATTTAGAATTCTTTCTCCCCAATCGAGTATTGATTGTTGATATATGATAGGAATGTAATTATCTGGGTCAGCCATTTCAGTATAATATTGAACGGCTTTCTTTAAGTTATTCCTTTTTCCATTTATATATAGTATATCTTTTTTTGCTTTGTTATTAGCCATAGTAACTGCTCTAGTAGTCATGAAATCTGAAGCAGTTTTAAAATCTACACCAGTAGCTAATAAATATATATATACAGAGGCTAAATCTGGCCCAGCATTAATCTTTTCAAGAATAAGCTCTTTAGCATTGTCAGTAGCTGCAGAAAGTAACACTGAAATTGTTAAAAATACATCTTCTTGAGGTCCTCTTTTATAAACTTTTTCAGCAAGGTCCAATAAAGCAGGATTAATATCCGATTTTATAGCAATATTAGGTAATGTTGGAGATTCTTTTAGCTCTATTAAATTTCCTTCATTATCATATACATCAATGGTTCCAGTTTTTTTCGCCAATTCATCAGGATTAGCATTAGACTCTATGCCTTTTATATTATGAAATGTATATCTTCCCAAAGTATCTTCAGTTGCAGAATTTACTTTTTCATTGTAATAATTTAGTAAGATAGAGAATACTTTAATGCCTGTCGCATATACCCCAATTCCATCTTTACCAATAGAATTTTGATATTGTAAAATTATTCTCGCTCCAGGATTTTCATTTGAAACTAGTTTGCTAAATTGTCCAGAAGTTGAATTATCTGCGGCTACTTGAGCAGGACCCATAGAAATAGGAGAAGTAGCAGACACTACATTACGTATATCAGAACCAATTCTCCATAAAGCATTAAAAATTTTATTTTTAATTGCCTCCTGATAATCATTCTCACTTAAATTATATAAACTGTGTTGATTTAATAATTCTATTAAATCTTCATCTAATCCCTGAATCATTACAACGTTATTATTACCAGATGCAGGTAAATCAGTAGTTTCTCTAACTAAGTTAACTAGTAATCTATACAGTTTTGGAGAATTCATAATCTCCTCTGGAGTTCTTCTAAGCAATTCATCATAATTTCCTTCTAAGATAACTCCATTCTCAGCCGAGAAAAATCTTTTTCCGGATGGAAAAGGTAAATCATGAGATATATTTAAAGTTTCTTCATTTAAGAAATTAAATAAAGGACTCCAGTTATAGTATGTTCCTTGATTAGAAATACTTGCTCCTAACATGAACGCCTTATCAATATCCGTTTGACCATATATCTTTCGATATACGACTGACTATATCTTCATCATCAAAAGATGATGTCTCGCACTTCGAGACCGTCTAATTGCATTTGTATAAATTCTTCTTTAGTAAAGTTTTTTCTTATTTTATATAATAGAGATGGGATAATATAAGGTTTAATAAGTTTAATGAAGTTTTCACAATCTGCTTCCGAGCTAGAAGCAATGGAAAAAGTATTCTTGCCTTCTTTAAAGAGTCGAAATGTTATACTCCAAACCTCTTTAAAATATTGCAATATCATGTTTGCAGTATTTTCGTCTACACAAGTTGCAATTTTTATTGTATGCTGAATAGACGACCTTTGAGAAGAAGTATTCACATTAATATGTCCATCGTCCATATACCAAATTGCTAACCCTAAAGGAGTTAGCCAATTAAGTAATTTTCTACTCAATGTCTTTTTAGGAATATATACTGTTCTCCTTAATGCCTTTATAGTTGGATTAATTGACATTTGAGAATATAATACTTGCTTTCCTTCATTGTATCCTGTTTTAGATACATACTCTTTTATCCCATTGTTCTTTATCCCCAACGTATTTAATAGATTAATTTTCCATTCCAAAAACTCTCTTTGATGAGTAGAATGGCTTAATTTAAATACGTAATTACTAGAGATGGTACCATCTCCAATTAGAAGGGCTATAAGAATACTCTTCTGTTCTTTACTAAGTTTCTTTGCAATTTTTCTAGACATTTTCCATTTAATATTAATTGTTAGTATTAAATGAAAGTCCCTACTCCCTTTCAGGATAGTCGATGAACTTTCATCCTATAAAATACAAAGATAATGAATGTTTTGTCAATTGACAAGTCTAATATCAATATATTTATCTAGGATGCTTAGATGCGGATTGTCCAATCTTAACCTTTTTTACTTTACCGATAGTAGTTGATTATCGCCATTAGATGTATTACTACTCTAATTTAGTAGGTTAAGCTCTAAGGAGTTCCCCGTCAATTCACGAGATTTAACGACTTCAATATTTTTATAAGCTTTGTGGTAGCCTAAAGGTTAAAATTTTAATTTAAAGTCAGAACCCTGATACCAAATTTGTTCAACTGGAACGTAACATATATTAGTCTCGCTCTCAGTGAACATTGCAACCTTCATATTCATAAATGACTGCATTGATTGAGATGGAATACGTGCTACAATGAACTTGATTGCTTCTTGCCACGAAGTAAACATATCTTGAGAAGATTTTTTTATTCTATTGTTCAATGCAGCATGAGAACTAGAATTTATTTGCTGAGCTAGAGTTTCTTTTTCTAGTTCTGAGCTAGCAGTTTTAAGTTGCTCTTCCCAATTTTCTAATGCTTCTCTGTCTTCTAGTGCAGTGAATGTAGAATTTACTTGTAAGGGAAACAGCGTTGCAATATTATTTCCGGTATAATTATAAACTACATTACTGTAAAGTCTAGATTGGTCAATAGCTTTTAGTGTGTCTAAATTAGAAGTTACTAACACTTTTCTACTCTTTCCAGAAGAAGTAATGTAAGTATAAAATTTATCTTCATCTGATATCTTATATCCTATTTCTCCATCAACTAATACATAATCATTTCCATTTACAGTACCCTTATCAATAGATTGGTCTTCTACAAGCATTCCTGATTTAATCCATAACTCAATTTTAGCTCTAGCTTCTGGGCTATTATTTAACATTATATGTAAATGCTCTTTATTGTTTTTTACAAAATACATATCATAATTTCTAGAGCTTATATCAGTTTCTATAGTTTCTCTTTGTCTCGTTTCAAAAAACTTAGGTCCTTGCGCCTCAATTTCATCAAGAGAATCTCCAACCCTTAATCCGAATTTAGATGCTGTATTTTTTCCGATAGCTAATTCGTTAGCATCAAACCTATCATTAGCTATATTAGCAAAAATAGAATCAGTCGTTCTATAAGCTACTGGAATTCTAAATCTTCCATTTGATAAATCCATTAAATCTTCATTGATAAGGTCTCGGAGATAACTATTTATTATATCTTTATTATCTGTTAACTTTAGAGTATGTCCAAATTTTTGGTTTACTCGCTCTACAACCTCATTCCAAGCAATTTGAAGATTAACATCAGACTCTATTAGAGTTTTCCACTTTTTATCGTTTAAGGTCCATGATAATCTTGAAGTGTCTAAATCATAAGTATCAAAAGTGACAATTCCTCTAGAAGCAGAACCGTCTACTAATGTTAGAACATGATTTGCAGAACGAAGATTTCTTCCTTTAGAACCTAATCTTTTAACAGTAATTGTTCTTGTAAGTCTTAAATCTTTAAGGTCAAGCAATCCAATTTGTCCAGGTTTATTATTTCTATAATTCATAACCTGAACAGGAGACTCTCTACCTATTTGAATCCAATCCCCAGCTCTTATTTCACCTATATCAACTTCTTTATCCATCGCTCTAAATATAGCATCTCTTTCTTCCGGAGTAGATACTCTATCTAAAATATCAGTATATTTCCAAACTCCTCCTGCTGGGTTATCATAAACAGTCACAATATCGTGAGAAGGATTTAAGATTGCCTGCAATCCGCTATACTTACGTTTAATAATATCTCTATTTATTCCATTAGTAAATCCATTAGTAAAAATACCGAAGATATTATTATCATCAAATGGAATTTTATATTGCATTTGACTTAAACTCTTATCACTTAAAATATCTTCTTTTACTAAATCGAGGTATGCAGAAGCAAGTCCTAATCTATCTGTACTTCCTCCACTAAATGTTTTTAATAAGTTTCTACCTAAGATTTTGTATACTCTTGTTTTGTCTTCTTCACTATTTAAATCAAAGTTATACTCTTGTAATCCTTTTGCTATTACCCTACCGATATCTTCATATACCTGATTAGCAAGTTCATGACTTGCACTCATTTGTTCCAATGCAGAAATTACTTGAGTCATTTCTGATACTTCGGATTCATCTACTGCATGTTCTGCGTTTAGCTGTATTCCAATATAGTCAGGTTTAATAGTTATATAAGTAAGAGAAGAGCGTTGCTTTCCTTTAATGCTATTATCAAGAATATCACTTAAGTAATATCTTCCAACATCGATAGTTCTATCAGAAAGCTTACTTATATAAGTGTCAATTCCTCTTTTCCAATCCCTCGTATTTTCATCGTTCGTTTCTCCTCTTTTTCTATTTCTTTCAACAAACTCAGCTTCTTTAATATTGAGAACTTTATCAATTTGTTCTAATTCTCCTATTTCATCTAAAGCTTTAAGAAGAGCTTGGTCAGAGAAGAAAAATCTTTTATTTTCTTGATTAGCTCTAGTTTTAGCTTCTTCATATAATTCTAATAGGCGTTGCTTATATTCATTAGGGGCCTCTCTTTTATAATCTTGTCTAGTTTGGCCTTCTTTTAATCTTTCATCAATAAAACTGTTTATATCACTTTTATAATCATCGTCAAATGATATAAAAGAGTCATGAATAGTTTTTAAATAGGTTTTTCCTATTGTAGGATGTCCATATATTATTCTATCAGAATCTAATAATACAGGAATATTAGGGTTATATCCGTTCTTAAATAAATTTCCTGGATTTAAGTTAGCCATTCCATTCTTTACGGCTCCAGCAGTTGCTAAATAAGCAATATCAGAAAACTTCATTGGTTGGTAATAAGTATTCTGAGAAACATCTACTTCTTGAGTTGAAGAAGGAGGAATATGGATTTTATAACCGCGAAGTTTAGCTTCCATTATTAATGGATGCTGATTATAAGTATTTCTATTAAAAGCTACAAGATTTCCAACTTCTGTAATTTTATCAAGAGATGCTTCGGAATATTTTATTTGTCCGTTTTCTAACTGTGCAGAAAATTCTCCACCTAAAGCCATCCATAAATCATAATTGGAACTTATATCCTTAGTGATTTTTTCTATGACTTCTTTGCCGTTAATAAAAATAGGACTTCCCTTACTATTTAACTGAACTCTTTCAATTGTATATTGATTATTTAATTTACCGTTTTCGTCAAATCCTAACTTATAATTTTTTGTTATATTTCGTATTTTCCAATACTTTAAAGTATTTATATCTCTGTAGATTATTCCGTTATAAGAAATTCTTTTTCCATTCCTATCTACAGTAATATCTAAGTTAGGAATATCCCAAAGATTGTCAGCCATTTGTTTCATTAAGGAATTACCTATAATAGAGCCTGACTGTGCATTTCTCATATACTCGTTAGTAACTGCAAAAGTTGCACATTTTAACAATCCCGAAGATAGATATTTAGACATAGAAAAGTACCCAAGAGGTTTTCTATGAATAGGACTCATTTCTATTTCTTCGAGAGAATTCTGTTCATATCTAGCAATCATTGGGTGTAAAAAGATACCACCATCAAATTGTTTAGCTCCGTCACTATCTCCTTGTATATTAAATACAGGAGTAGAAAGGTCTTCAATTACAGCTAATTTATATCTATCTGGAATTCCTGTAATTTTTCCTTTTATAAAGGGATGGATTGTAGCTCCTACAACCACACCACGTTTATACATAGCAGTAGTACGTGCAGCTTCTTCTATTAGTTTATCCATAGTAGAAGCGTTATTATTTGTTGACGCTCCCTTGGCTGGATGTAAGAAGGGCAATCCAATAGTAGCTGTATTATAATTATCACTTACTAAATTATCTAAAGATTTAAATGTGTTAAGTTCAGGATTTAAATATACCTCATACTCCGGGTCAGAAGATTTACTCATTAAATCTATATTATCAACGATATCATATTTATTTCCGTTCTTTTTAAGGATATAAAAATTATTTAATCGCTGAGTTCTATTATCAACCCATATATTTTTATACGTTGCCTGTTCATCTGAGGTAAGCTTTAATTTATCGTATAGAACTTGTTTTGATTTCGAAGTTAATTTACTGATAAAATCAGATTGAAGTACAGACATATCTATGTTATTGGTCAATGTCTTAATCTCAGACCCGTTTTCATCATATAAATCAAATTTAACTCCGCTCATTTTAAGAGTTAACGCATATAATTTATCCTCTGCTTTTTTCTTATCCCAATAAGATTCAGGAATATTATTTATTGTAGATTTATTAGAAAGGTTCTTTAAAGAATAATTCTTTATATTTTCTAATAAAGTAGTATTAAACTGTATTCCTTTTTTAGTCTTACTGTAATGAACTTCTGGAAGAATTTCTATATAGAATCCTTCTTTTTGGAGGAACAATATTGCTTGATAAATTCTGGCTTCATCAAGTTTTGAAATTAACGGAACAAAATCGTTGATAGTTAAATTCTCTTTGTAATTATAAGTAGTTATAGAACTGTCTCCAATAAACTCTTCAGTCTCTTCAAATAAATTTTTCAACTCTGGAGATAATGAGTTATATTCTGCAAGTGATAAACCTAACCCATCTTCGCTAGGAGTAATTAGTTGAGTACCTAGAAATAATAGCTTATAATCAGAGAGTAATTGTCTAGACAAACTTTCATACATTCCATGCAATGTAGAAAATCTCAGCTGATTAAGTTCGTCAGCAGACATTTCTCCCAAACTCTTATTGGTAAATACTTCATTACCGTAAATATCTCTATAGGTAAATTTAGTCTCCATGTCAATTAGCTTAACCCAGATATTAGACTTATCAGAGTAAGTTGTAGGTTGAATTGCTGCCATTCCAGCCAGTTCATTTGATTGTCTATCAGCTGTATTTTTACTTCTGGGTTGCAAATAATCAAACACAAATTGTGAATACAATAATTCATTAGCTTGCATTTTAAATATATTTTTTGTTTGATTATCTGCATTCGTAAAATCAGTTTTTAGAGCTGTTCCTTTTAATAATCCATCCACTGAAATAAATAAATTAGAATTCATTGGATGCCCAGGTTCTAGTGCAGCTTGCTCTTTAACATCATTAAGAATATATATGTCGTCATTACCTGCACTAGTTAAACGATATTTTGGAAGATTATTACCTTCAGCATTTTTCACATAGCTTTTAGTGGTGTCTCTATTGTTTGCAGCTATTGTTCTACTCAATGCTTTTAGTCCGGTTAATGAGCTTAAAATTCCTCCAATCCTTGGAGATTCAAGATTTGGTTCATAATATACTTTAGCTTTACTTCCTTCTGGAAGCACTGCAGAAAATTCTCCTTCTAATAATTCTTTAACAGTATTTCCTGTAGCTCGTGCTCTATTTTGAATTTCTGCACTAATTATCGTTGCTACAGCTACATTAACAAATCCTTTTAGGTCTTCGTTGTTATTGATTTCTATCGCAGTTTCAAGGAATGTAGAATCAATTGGTCTTTCTAAAACATCCCACAAGAAGTCACTCCAACCTTGTTTATTTCCTAGTATATCAGATTTAAAATCTTGTACAAGACTTCCATTTCTCGTAAGATTTTTAGATGCTAGATTAAAATTATAATCTGCCCCTCCAATATTAAAATTAACACTTACCACTTGATTATATTGGTCTTCGTTTATAGAAATCCCGTGGTCTGCAAACATACTAGTATAATTATCAAATTTGCTTTGAATCATTAAGTGTTTTTCTAGGTCAGATTGCTTTTGAGAAATTGCTTCACTATCAAGATAACTTACAACATAAGCTCCAGTATCAGTACTATATTTATATTGTAAATAACTAACAGGAGAAGTCTTATTAATATGATTAAGAACCATAGAATAGATATTCATTTGGTCTGGAGAAGTTATATTACTCTCTAAAGAAGCTAAACTAGATGGATTATTTTTATCAAATACATAATGATAAATGCTGTTAAATGCCGGATATAAAGTGGCGTCATTTCCAGTAAAATAAGTACGTCTGTTATTATAGGCTATTTTTACAATTTCTTTTATAGCTTCCCTGGGATTATTTCTGATTTCCTTAGAAATGCCATCATTAGATTCTGAAATATTTCTGAAAATCCTAATCAAAGATTGGAAAGTTTTAAATTCTACAAACTGCCCAGTAGGGTTTCCGTCAATGTCCAGTATAGGTAAAGAATTAATAAATAGTTGAACAGCACCATTAACATGTTCATTCATGTCTTGAAGTTCGTTATTATAATCTTGCTTTATATGTTTGCCCAGGTTATAAGTGTATTTATATCCAGCTCTAGGTTCAATATGTCCACCCATAAATCCTCGAGCAACTTGAATTAAATCTTTGCTATGCTTGTATAAAAAATTATCAAAGTTAGTGAGCATAACAAATTTATTATATGCATTAATAATGTTTATATCATCAGACTTAAATACTCCATCTAATGTATATGGATAAAAGAATATCCTTGCATTATTAATTAATTTATTATATTCATCTACTTGAAAAGTTTCCCCAATATACATTGAAGTAACTGGTTGATTTAAATCTCTAGCTAATGATTGAAACAATTCATTTTTATAGTTTCTAATTGAAGCATTAAGTTCCCTTGTAGTTGATACTAGTTCAGGTCCATTTTTTCCATTGTAATTTACAAAGGAAAAACGTACAATATCGTTTTGATAAATTCTTATAAATCTTTCTTGGTCATTGATGTTATCAAATATAGTACTTAATCCGTCTCTCAACGATGGGATTGGGGCCTGTGGAAAATCATTAGCCTCAGGAGCTATATTTTTTGTATCTTCTTCTATTGATACCTCATTCCAATTTTCTGTAACAAAAGTTTCTACATCATTTACATTGTCAGCAAACTCCATCACTCCTTCGTAGCATTCTGTATCGTAGGAGATTAGTTCTTTAACAATCATTTTTAAACTTTGATTAGATGGAACTACAGCACAATTATCTTTTAAATAGTTTAAGGCAGAAGAGATAAATTCTCTCCTACCTTCAACTGTTCCTAATAAATTATCTGGAAGAACTTCAAACGCTGCATCGTAAGCAGCGCCTATTTCTTCCAGAGATGGTAATGTTTTACAATTTGCCATTAACAATTAGATTTTCCGTCTTTATCACTAATATATTCGGTTCTTAATGAAGAGAACATATTCGAAATAGTTTTTAATTCGGGAGTGATTTCAAATCCTGTTACTTGTTCTATAATATCTAAGAAACTTGCTTCTTTACTTGCAAACCCTCTATTGATAATCTCGTCCAATTGTTTTGGATTAAATGAATTTAAAGCATTTGCAACTTTAGCTGCCTTATTATAAGCAATAAGTTCTTTTTTGCTAAGTTTAGTAATATCAACAGGTTTCGTTCCTTCCTTTATAGCATCTTGAATACCTTTTGTAACGATATTTCTATATTTTTCTAATTCTTGTTCTGTATTCGAAACAATTTCATCTTGAATGACAGACCTCTCTTCGATTCCTAATTCTCCATCGTATGTATATGTATATGTATAACCATTTACTTTAATAGAAAAGGTTTCATCTGATTCATTGTACTTAATATCTTCTGGATTAAGTATAACAGAGCTTATATCGGTTCCATTAAGCAACTCATTCTTAGTAATAAAATTAGATAATGCAACTTCACTATCTGCATCGGTTACTATTTCAGAGTCTCCTGAGAAAGAATACGTAGGAGAAACAGAAACAATTCCATTAGAATTTATAAATAATTTTCTAGGCAGAACTCTTAAATTCTCTCTTATCTTAGATGTTAGTTGAGTTTTATAGGACGCCATCTTTTCTTCTAAAGTATTCCCAATGGGAACTATATTAGAATTAATAGCAGCATTAACCATTTCTAAAACTTCATCTTTCTGCAAAGATACATTATTTTCTATAGAATTCCTAATGGATTCTTGTAAATTTTTATTAGCGTTTTCTAATATAGCATTATCTTCTAATTCCTGAGAAGCAGGATTTTTAACAACAATTTCGGGAGTTTCTTCCGCAACAATCTCTGGAGTTTTATTTACCTCGAATTCTACACTTGTATCTATTGCACTATAATCAACATAATAATTAGGAGCTTGTATAGGGCCATCAAAATATAAATCTATGTCGTGTAATGGAGATATATAGTATCCATTTTGAGGTTCTTTAACATTTGAAGAATCTAAGCCATTAGTCCATATACCAAATTTATACAATCCAGCGTAATCAATAGCGTTTTGGAATACTTCCCGTTTTCCACTATCTCTTATACTCCAATGATTATAAAACAATCTTCTAATTACAGAATTAGACAGAGTAAATCCAGCAATTAAACCTTTTCTAATGTTAGGGAGTAGAGCTTCTGAAGCATTTATTGCATATTCACTTAACATAGTTTGTAATTCTACAAAAGTGTTTACAGCAGAGGTCTTTGATACTTGATTAAAGTTCTCAGAACCAGTTCTATAGATATCTGGAATTTCCGGAGAACTATAAATATCGTTATTTGGGTCAGTCAATTTTTCTAGCAGCTTGGTCATATTTCTATATTTTCCAGATAATCCGTTTAGAATTTTGACTATACCAGAATCCACTGTTTTATGCTTAGTCACCAAACCAATATCTTCAAATAACTCAATTACAGCTTCTGGAGAAACTGGTTGAGTGCGATATTCAGATATACTCTTTATAGTATATGGATTACTTTGTGTATTACTTTCATCGGCTTTTTTTACATTCTTATATCTTCCAACAATTTTTGTGGTAGAATTAAATAATTTACCTACTTTCAATTGAGGAAACTGAGATTCTAAATCGTCGAAGATATCCTTGATGGTATCCTTAATTTTATTTAATTCAATTTCGTCTACTTTTCCATCAGTTCCAACCGCTATGGGAGATTTAATCCAATCTGCTTCTTCCGGAAGAACTAAAGAATTATTAAAAGTTTTTATCCTTTCGTTATAGTTTTCTACTTCTTCTATGGTTGCAGCTTGTAATGCAGCAAGACTGTACAGAAATCTTGCAGCTTCTACTGGCCTAGCAAGTCTTCCAAGTTCTCCGACACCGTAAATTCTTCCACCCTTACGTCCATCTTCCATATTACTCCATTCGCTAAAAAACTCTCTTATAGTAAGTCCTCTCATATTTAAAGCTGCCTTACTTACTCCAAATACTATATCTCTAGGAGGCCTTCCTTCTTCTGTATTTTTATACGACAGGATGGTGGAAATTTTTTCAGCATGTTTACCTAAAAGTTCACCTGGACTTTGTTTCCATAAGTCATCAGATATAAATACGACCGGATATCCTTTAGTGATAGATTTTTTACCTAATCCTCTATCTTGGTCTGCGTCGTAATAAACCTGACTAAATTGAAGTTCTGGATGATTATATTTTGTTTTATCTAAAGTATTACCTCTATTAAATTTGTTTCTTACTTCAGGTTTCCATTTATATCCTGACCCATATATATTTTGCCCATAAGATATATTTGTTTTGATTGCATCAAAATCAGAAAGTCTATAATACACCTGACCTTTAGAATCTATTTTAGATGACAGCGTTTTCTTATCTTTAAGAATATTAACTATATTTTGATATTCGGAATTTTCTATAATTTTACTAAAGTCAGAAGTTGAACCTAATGTAACATCTAAATTACCTTTATCAGTAGGAATTTGATAAACAATTCTGCCAAATAAAGTGTCTTGTTGTAATGGTTCAAAATTTTCTACATTGTAAGCATTGTCGTATCCCGATTTAAACTTAGTTATTTTGAATAAGAAATTACCTTTAGCTATTGCAGATTTAAATGCCAGCAATTTAGATTTAGAATCTCCATCAAAATATCTTTCTATAAATGGCCTTAAAAATCTATAGTAATCACTTGCAGGAGCTAATTTAGAACTTAACATTTGATTGATTTCAGACTTCTTTCTCATAAATAATGAACGTAAATATGCGAGAGATTTCAATAAATCAACATCGTGTACTCCATAAAGTGTTATACTTCTTATGTCATCTAATGTTTTTCCATTAATAAATTCAGAAAATCCTTGCAAATCTTCTGAAATATTGTTGGTAACAGGAAGGGTAGATATAACTCCGTCTTCTTTTATATTAAGAGCTAAATGATTATAAAAGGAGTTCATCTGGAAAGTGGCAGCCTTTAATCCTGGATTTCCTCTTTTATCTCCTTTAATAGAGTTTATTTCATCATTTTCTACTCTAGTTGCTTCCCTTTCATCTATTTCTTTCGCTTCTGCTCTATTGGCGGCATCTTGTTCATCAGCTCTATCGACAATAGGTTCAATTTTATCAGAAGAATCTGGATTAGTAGGAACTTCTGTAATAGTTGGGGCTATAGTAGCATCTCCAGTAGTTTCTTCTTCAGTTTCAAAAACTTCTTGAGCCTTACCTTTTAGTATTTCTAACATCGTGTTCTTATAATTAGAAATATCTTCCTGTTTGAGTTCAGAAGTACTTGTAGTATTTGCTTTGTCTGCTTTATTTACTATATTTCTATCTTTTTTAACGATAATGTTTCCATCAGATGAACGGCTCATTAATGTATAAAAATAACGTAAATTACTTGGAAATGCAGTAGGAGTATTTAGATTCGCCCAATTAACATCTACGATAGTATATTTAAATTCAGAACCCTGAACATCGTGAGAATCTCTAACTACAGCTTGTCCTGGATAAGCATCCTCTAACTTTTTAAATACACTGGTTCTAAAATCGGATAGGACGTTATCAGTAATTAAAGCAATTCGTTCCCCTTCTTTTAATCCCTTAGCTATTTTTTTAAGATATCCCTCAGTTAATTCAGATATATTAGCTAGTTTATCTCCATGTATAGATACAATTCCTTCTTCATCAGACTCATAATATTTAAGAACAGTTTTAGATTTTAATTCTCTCATTAAAGAGTCTATTCTAAGGGGAGTATTTGTTCTAGCTGAGGCTTCTTGCATATCTAACAACACATTTAACAATCCACTTACTTTGCTAAGATTATCTTTTTTATGAACATTATTTGCTCTAATACTAGACATTAGAGTAGGAGTATTTAAATACATTCCTGACAAATCAATGTCTATATGAGATTTTTTATTTATGATTCCTTCTTGCTTGTTATCTCCAATTGCAAATATAATCATTTTTTTATCATTTGGCAGGAATTTATTTAAACTGGATAAAGCTTGAATTTCTATCCCTGTAAAATGAGTATACTCGTCTATGAATAACACGTCCGGAATTGCTGCTACATTTACATCTTCTTCTGTTAAAAAGTCTGGATTAAAGATAGAATAAGCTCCATTTTTTAAATACTTAGCTTCTTCTAGCTTGGAAAGCTCTGTTTCAGGATTTCTAAGTTCAGCTATAGCATCCCTCATTTTATTCCATCCACTATCGGTTAATAGTGTTTTAAATAATTGAAGCCTATCGTAACTTTTTTCTTCGCCTAAAGTTGTGGCAAGTCTCTCGGCAACATCTTCTGCTGACCCGGCTATCATAACTTTAGCTTCTGGATTATCTACCTTAATCATATTGTAAGCTGTTAAAGCTACCCCAGTAGATTTACCAGTTCCAGCACCACCCAATAAAGTAATTAAACTCTTTGTAATAGTATTAGAATCTCCCCAAGATTTATCCTGAAAAGGTTTAAACTCGTTTACTTTTTCTAAGAATGTATTAAATACATCAGGATTTTTATATAATGCAAACATTTCTTGAACACTCATCATTTGATTGAAGAATGGAGCATGTAATTTATTATTAAGAATTGCTTGCTTTAATGTTCCCTGTAAATATTCAGGCTCAACAGCCATCATAGTTATTAGGTATTGCGCTAAATCTAATTCATTTAAGTCAGAATAAGTAGAATTACTTTTTAGCTTAGTAGATTGAGCATTATTAAAATCTATTATCTGGCCGCTTGCTAATTGAGAAATAATCTCCTCTTTTTGGTCAGAAGATAAATTAGTAAATTTATCAAATATTTGCTTATGAACTTTTAGTATTAATTCGTTTGATGCAGAAATAGCAGGAATATCACTTTTTCCACTATTGATAATATCGTCAGCCAAAGCTATCTCGTCTCCAGTAAGAAAATCTTCTGTAATTAAATTGTGCTTATTTTTATCGTCGTCCGTATATGTTATAGTTTTAAATTTAGACAAAGGAGAACTTTGGTCAACATTTCCACTAAAAATAAGTGCATACATGCTGTTAATTCTACTCATTGTTTTATTACTGTCCGCAGTTTTACTTAAACTATTCATATCAGAAATTGAAGTAAGCCAGGATATTTTTTGTTGTAAATTGTCAAGTTCCTTCCTAATCAACACAACTTCTTCAGAAGTTAAAGGAATATCCTCTACCATTCCAATATTTCGTTTATATTGATTAGACATATCTATAAAATCTGTACCTTGTACAAGATAAGGTAATATAGATTCATTAAGAACTGTAATTGCCGCGGAGGCCACCTGTAATTGGTCTCTTGTAAGGCTATTACTAATGACATAATCACTTAAATTATTTAATCCAGAATAATTCCCTTCCTCGTCCCTTATCAATTTAAATACGTCTTCTCCGGATATGTTTTGAGATAAAGTAGATAACATTTCCCACATAGGGTTATTAACCATACTTGATTGAGATAATCTATCTACCTCTGCAATCAATGCAATTCTTTCTTCATCATGCTTTAAATAATCTAACAGGAAATCATTGAATTTCTTATAATCACTAACTTTTTTTAAACTTTCCTTAGCATTTAAAGAGTTCATTGAGAGATTTCCATCAGATAGTATTCCTCCGATTAGAACATCAGATGCCTCGCCTTTAAATTCTGTATAAAACATATCTCTAAAGGCTTCTTGTAATTGGTCTTGGGTTAAAGCATAATTTCCGTTAGGATTTTCAAATATATAATATAATCCAGTATAATTAGGATTTTCAGATTTTAATTCGTCAAAATTTATATCTTGCATATCATCTGGAGATACTTCATCACTAGTCCCAATATATGTAGATTCTTGTTGAATTCCTTCATATTCATCCTCTATAGTGAATCCTTTTAAAACTTCCATATTAGTTCTTTCGGATAAATATCTAATGAAGTTTTCTGGATTAAATTTATTATATCCATTTTTAACAGAATCAATCATGGTTTTGATTTCGTTATCTATAAATCCAGATTGAGCCACTAAATTTTTTATAGATTCAAATAAGACTTGTAATTCTCCGGTCCTCCTTTGATTAAGAATAGGGTCTACTCCGATAGCCATATTATGACCCATGGAGTTAACTATTTTAGACAGTTGTTGTTTATATGCAGGTCCTATTTTGCTAGAATCATCTCCAGTTTTCCAGATTTCTCTAGTTAAATAAGCATCAACAATTTCTTCTTTTTCAGTAGGACTTAAAGCAAATTCTCTAGGGTTAAGATTATTTTCAGCGATAATTTCATCATCGGTTCGCCCTGCTCTAACCTCATCTTTAAACGCGACTATTTCATCCTCAGATAATTGATTTATTCCTTGAGAGGCGTTTAATTGTTCTACCACATTATAGAATTGTTTTTTCATTGCTGAGACTTTTGAATCTCTATAACGTAAAATTGCAGGAGATACTTCGGCTTTCATGTTTCTCCACATTTCAAAGCCTAAGTTAAACTTATCGGTTTCTCCTAATTTAGTGTATCCCTCATAAGCTTTTTCAATGTCTCTCTTTTGTTCTTCTGTGGCAGTAGAATAATTAAGTCCTTTAGCATATTTAGCATATGAATAGATGTCAGGCGCAACAAATGGATTACTTAAACTTCTACTAAGTCTAAAAGCCATTTTTTCTACATATTCTCCATTCTTTTTTCCAGCTATAATATCGTCAAGTTTTTGTTTAAATTCTCCTTGTTTTCTCTTAGCTGCTCCAACATCTGCATTTTCCCCTGCGGAACGAAGTTCAATAGTGGAATCTATGTAACCCTTTAATTGTTCTCTAAAATCCCATAAAATGTCTTCTCCTACTCCTGTTTGAGCAAGCTTTGTAAGTCTAGAATCTTTCATCAAAGCATTATCAATAACCTCGGAATCCTTCATGTTATAACCTTCAGCATTAATAATAGAATCTAGAGAATTTAAATAATTAATCAAGTAATTTCCTATTACATTATTTTGACTTTCCTCTCTAGTTTTAGCTACATCGTAATAAACATTACCATCGTCAGTTTTATTAGTAACGAGATTCATTGATAGAGTAGTAGAACCAAGTTCTCCTTTATCCATTGCTTTCTTTATATATTCAATGGATTTTTTAACACCATTATTTCTAATAGTGGTTGCAATATCCATCGCTAAAGATTCTGGAATTTTCTTCTGTATTTCCTGTATTCCATCTCTAAGATTTTCCATTTTAGTAATTGCTGGAAAAACGGCCCCTCCAACAGCACCACCTAAAGCAGACATAAAATATCTTTCTAAAGGACTGCTAGCTAAAAAATTATAATTTCCTTTTTTAGGAGTCCATCCAAGCTGATTAAATGCCCAGTCAAGTTTATTACTTGCTTCAAATACAGCGTCCTGTAATGCTTCTTCTGATACCTCTTCAACAGATTCTTTCAAAGAGTTAGCAATCCATCCTTCGGGGTCAGAAACTATATGTTTTTCATAGAAATCCTTAAATTTAGTTCCTAAGCTCTTAATCCACTTTAGTTTTCCAGCATTAGATACTGTTCCAGCTCCCTTTTCTACTAAATCAAGTTGAGGTTTTAACTCATTTATAAATCCTTTTACGAGTCTTTTGTTAGCTTGTTTTAACTCATCTAATCCAAGTCCGCTTAAAGCAATTTCTCCAAGAGAGGTATTAAATAATTTATTAAATCCGTATAGTGCAGCTCCCATTCCAATTGCCGTTGTAGCATCACTAAAACCATTCTCTTTAAATGTGTCATACATGTCTTTTGTTTGAGTCATTGCCATGTAAAATTGAGAACTATTTTTTGCAAATTTACTAACTGCAAGTTGAGAATCTGTTAATATATTTAATAAATCGTTGTTAACTAGATTTTTATAGTCGGTAGCCACATCTCCATCGGATATAGCTTGCTTTAATGTTTTTCCATATTTTTTTACATAATCGGCTTCATGAGAATCTACAAACGCTTTAGCTTTACGAGCTGCTCCTCCGTCCCATCCAATCCATTGAGGAATTTTTGCAATGGAACGTTGTTGATATAATTGTCCAACTACATCACTGATAAGTGTGGCAAATTGTTCATAATTAAACATTCCCTGACTGCCTTCATCGCTAGTAGAAGAATCGAACCTTCTTACAAAAGCATCAGTTTTATTTAGTAACTTCCATACTCCAGGTCTATCCTCTGCATCACTATCAGACACAGCATCAATTAATGTTTTTCCAAATATAGAAAGAGCTTGTCCAAAATACATAGCTCCCGTAGCAATTCCATAAGCCTGTCCTACATAAGGAACTAACATGGGAGCAACTGTTGCAGCAAGCTTTAGAGTTGTTCCTAGAGCGCTTTTCTCAACTCCATCAGAAGCTAAGAAATTATATTTTTCCCATTTAGAACCAGTAGAAGTAAGTGTATCAGTCCAATGTAAAAAGTTTTTACCGGCAGCATCTCTATCTCCTAAAGTTTCATAATAAGGCATCCCATTAGCATTTAATTTATAATCTCCTTTATAATGTTTAATTTTTCTTCCATCCACGTCTTCATGATATCCATCTTCCTCCCATCTAGCTTCTACCAGTGGGTCTATAAACATAAAATCAAAAAATCCACTCTTATCATCATCATCCGGAGTCCAGTCTAATTCCTTACCAGATTTAGTGTCGAATACCCTTTGAGTTTGTGCCGCTTGTCTCATCGAAAGAGTTCCCACACCCTCACCAAATAGTCCATTAATTCCTTGAGATTTTAACGTAGGATTTGATATTTTCTGTACTACAAATAATGGAGTACGAGTTACAGATTCATTATCTGAAAAAATATCTAGAGGACTTGTAACTAATTTGTGAAGAAATTTATCTTCTAAATCATCTTGCACAAATGTATTATAAGTTCTGTTAGCACTATCATAGAATTGGTCAAACGCTTTTTTATCGAAGTTTCCTTCTGAATCTTTAAAAGTTTCTTGGATAGCAGGGATATCTAAGTAAGAATCCCTACTTCCTAGAGTAGTGTTGGAGGCATCTAATCCAGCTGCTTTAAAGTTTGCGAAATCTTTGTCTGGATTATAAAGTATAGTTGCTAGCCAATCGTTTTGCTGTTCATTATTCATTGTTACTTATTAAAAATTTGTTGGACCCATAGGTTTAAAATTACTTTGTATCTGGCCTCTTTGTTGAATTTTTCTTGCATCAAACATAGGTTTCGGAAGATTAATATTCCCAGTTCTTGTTGCAACACTAATTCTATCTCCTGCAAGAGGCATTAATATTGTTCCTCTGAACATATCAGCAGTATTTCCTAACCATTCCCATTCATACCACGAATCTATTTTATTATGTCCTTTTTTTCCTGCATTTTTTTCAGGCTTATTTAAAATTTCCATCATATATTTTTTCCAACTAGCTTCTTCATCTCCTTTAAGTCTGTCTACTGCTTTATTTTGGTCAGTGACTATACCTCCAATAGTTGCAGTAGTGTCAGGAGCAACTCCAGTCATTGCTAAAAATGGACGAAGAAGTCCTTGTTCTCCAGCAGTTTTTGGGTCGTTCATAACGTTCCAATAAGGTTCTATACCTTCTGCTCTATATGCTTGACGCCTTTCTAATTCAGAAATATTTCCTTTTCTAGAAAGACTATCTTCGATTCTTTTAATTGTATCTAATAAAGCGTAATTAGGAGCAATTCCTCCATTAGATGTTTCTGTGTAAGGAAGCCATACTTGAGCAACTCCTTCTGACGAGTCTACTATAACATTTTTTGCAGCAACAGGTTCTACTTTATCGGAGCCAAAATATATTGAATTTTGTAAAATTAAAGAATCGAATCCAGATTTTTGTAATAGAGAAGCTAAAGTATCAGAACCTATGCTCTTTCCAGTTTCCACATCTTGTGGGGCTGTCCACCAATTTGATTGAGGAGATACTAATTGATAATTAGAGTGAGGGTTTAATACAAAGTCCTTTTGTTGAGTTGCAATTCCACTTGCGATAGCGTCAAGTTGTTTTAAATCACCTCTGCTCCCACTACCGTCATCTCCAGACCCGCTTAAGTCTTTTGTAAGCTTATCTTCAAAATTAAGTTTAAAATCAGTTGTATTATCTAGTTGACTAGTAACCATAGTAGTTATTAAATCCAGAGCTCCTTTTCTAGGGTTACTTTTATTTCCGGATTTAAGTTCAAGTAACGTCATTGCATTCGTATCTAACGTACTCGCTATATATTTAACTGCATCAGCAGCTTGTTGCATTTGATTTTTACTAAGAAGCCCTGTTTTGTAAATTCCATCAAGTCCTAGACCGGACAAATCAGCTCCTTCGTTTACTAACTGTTGTAAATGTTCTAAACCTTGAAGTATTTTATCTCCTTTTTTATGAGCATATCCTTCCTTAGAAACAGTAGTACTTCCTATTTTAGTAATGGTGTCTTGAATAGCTTTGTTAATTGTAGACATTCCAATTCCATTCTTCACCACACTAAAAACTTCATTTCTACCTGCCATTTGGTCGTTGTGGGCACGTAAATAAAGTAAATCAGAATTCTTTAAGGCAAAATATTTATCCTGATTATTTAAATATTCTTCTGGAGAAATTTGTTTCATATTTCCTTCCTCATCTTGAACTACGACTTTACCAGTATTAGAAATGGCGATTTCATTTAATCCTCCATTTTCTTGAACAGTTTCAAAAGCTGAATCATATTCTTTTCTACTAAAAGCAGCATTTTTTACTTGCTTTAACGCCTGCAAATATCTTGAACTTATATTAGAAGTATTTATTCTCCCATTAGAAAACAAACTATCTCCTCTATAAATCCAACTTAATCCATTTATAATTTTATTGGTGTCACTAGGTAAAGCATCAATATCTCCTATCATCTTTAACACATCTTTATCAGTAATTCCTTCATTAGAAGATTTTGCAGACTCAGAACTAGTTGCTAACGCAGTATTTGTTTGAGCTGGAGGAGTCATGCCTAAAGGAACATAATAAGTAAATGGGGGCATTCCACCCCCACTCTGCATCTTAACCACCGGTTTTAAGTTCATAAAGTCATTGATTTAATTATAAGTTGTTTAGATACAGATGATAAATTATTAATCATCTTTATATTAGTATCTATTGACTTTTCTATTGTTCTTTGAAAAAGTTTGGCGTTTTGTCTTTCAGCGGCAGAGATATCTTTTTGTCTTTGTAATTTAGAACGTTCTGCATATGTCAAAGTCCCACCTTTTTTATTATATCTAGCTCTCCATTTAATAGAAGGAAGACTCCATCCATAAATATCAGAGTATGCTTTATTCATTTGAGTTTGCACATCTCTTCCAGTAGAATCGACAAGTCTTTGATATTGTTGGTAGAGAGGAGATTTAGTATAATCTTCTCCCTTATCTTCCATCGCTTGTAATTGACGTCTTAAAGGTTCAAGTTTAGCATTAGCTACATCTTGAATGTTTTGTTCTGCAACCCCTAATTGAAATTGTTTTTGCCTATCTCTATTAAGTGTAGAATTATATTGTCTTTCCTTCAAGAAATTTTCTATAGATGTCCAATTGGCAGATTTTTTTGCAGCTTCAACATCGTGTTTAGCTTTATCAATTCCTAGAGCAGAGGCCCTATTTCTATTAGTGACATCACTTCTACGTGCAACTGCATCCCTTGTATTTTGCCATGCAGCTTCATTAGTTTCTCTAATACGTTGATTGTCAATTAAATCCCCTTCCATTCTAAGTCCCGCTGCTTTATTACCTGCTTCCAATTGACCAGCTAATTGAAGAGACGCATCAGAAGTTCGAGGTCTGGCAGCTAAAGATTCTAGTCCTGCAGCTTGACCATAATATGCTTGCTTAGTAGCTAAATCTCCAACAACTTGTCTAGGAACTTCCCAAGTATCTAAATATAAAGGTTTTAGCCCTTTAATGGTTTCTTTAGCAACTCTATTATTGTTCCATATATTTCCTGCAAGTCGTCCTGCTCCAATAAAAGCTGCGGGATTTAATTTAGAGAAAAGGTTTCCCCAATTAAATCCATTTCTCGATTGTGTGCCTTTTGTATTTGAAGCAAGAGAAGGTTTAATATCTTGAGGAGTAGCTTCAACTTCGGGAACAGTATCATCTATTTCAGAGATTTCAGATATAGGAATTTGAGGAGGAGTATTCAAAGGATTTAACATATAATATCCCGTAGTATTATCTAAATCCATATTATATCCAGCATCTCTCCATGTATTACGTACTTGTTGAAGCTGTTCTGGAGTATAATCTCCTTCTCTTCCAAGTAATCGTCTATCATCAGTAATACTACTGTAATATCCGTCAGCTACATAATTTTTATTTGGATTATCTCCAGTATATGCAGTTTTAGAAATTCCATATCTTCCTGAATTAAAAGCATTACGAATGCCTTTATCATTAACATAGTTAAAGCTATTATTAATATCAGTCTGATATTGTTTTACATTATCTCCTCTATAAGAATCTCCCTTTACTCCCCAATCTTTATATAGCCCAGCATGACGCTTTTGCATTTCATTAATATCTTGATAGGTAATTTTTCCCGATTTTAAAGAATCTAAAAGTCCTTGTGAATAAGGAGTATATATATCATTATACCAATTTCCTTTTAATTGTTTAACCCCAGTAATTAATCCATTCTGCCCTTTAGGAATTTTTCCACCCTTTTTATATGCTCCTGGATTATACCATGGTTCCATGTAATTATTACCTACATTACTTAAATACTGATTGCGCTTTAAATAAGCTTGATACATATCTTGACCTCTTTGTGTAAAAGAGTTATTTCTAAATATCATAGGTATAGAAGAGCCTGGAGTTTTAGGATTTAGATATTTAGGAAGCTGAATATAACCCGGCTTGCTTTTATTTATATAAGTAGGAACTAACTTAATAGAATTTTTGCGTTTTACTAAGGCTTCATACTCTGGAGAAATACGTCTAAAAATATGTTTATCCGTACCTTTTGCTTTATAAGGAGTGAATCCTAATGCTCTTCTAAACCATCCTTGTTCAGAATATGTTTGCCCTGGGATTTCTTTAGTAGAGACTTTTCTTTCCCCCCATAATCCATATTTTTTTCTTCCTTCTATAACTGTTAAAGCATCATCATTTAATTTATCAACCCCCTCTTTAGATAATCCTCTTTCAGAAACAAGTTTCTTTTTAGCCGCTTCAATTGCTGCTGATTTAATTTCTTCTGAAGATTTTCCGGTTATTTGGGAGTTTTTAAGAGTTACATTCAATGGTGTAGACTCTCCTTTAACTAGTACTTGAATGGTTCTTTCTTGAGATGGAAGTCGTTTTTCTCCTCTAATCCATTTTGCAACTCCTGAATCTCCTGCTTTAACATAATTTCTTGCACCTAATAAAGTACTTGCAATTAAAGATAGATTTTTAAAATCATTAGTGTTTAAATCTTTAACATTAAGATTTCCTACTTTAGCTAAAGTACTAGATATAGAAGCTCTTTGTTCTTCATCTAGAATTCCAGACATAGCTACTACAGTACTCAATGCTGGAACTAATTTAGAAATAACCTGCAAAGCTTTACCTGCTTTTACTGTTTTTAATCCAGGAATTAAAGAAATAGCATCAAGACCTAAATTAACTCCTAAATTTCCTACATCACTCCAATCAAATCCGTCTGATAAATCTGCACCAAATGTCGCTGCTGAAGAAATTGCTCCAGTTGCAGCAGAAGCTACATGAGCTCCTGGTACAAAACCCAATCCGGCACTTAATAAGTCTGTAATAGCAGCTCCAAGTTTTACTTTATCAGAAGTTTTAATTATTCCACCGGCATCAATCAATGCTTGTTCTTCCGGAGAAGGTTTATCATTTAGCAAGTTACCTAGTGAAGCAACTCCAGAAACTTTATTGTAACTGTCTGCAGCACGTTCATTTACTTTGGAATCTTCTTTAGCTTTCTTTTCATCCTTAATTACAGGGATATTGGTATCAACTAGTTTACTTACTGTTCCTCCCCATTGTTCTTTAATAATTCCTCCTTTTTTAAATAAGGGTTTAACTGGTCTTGGTCGTAAAAACGAAGGAACACTTTCTTTGTATCCCTGTGATTTTTCTTTCTGCTCTTTAGAGATGGGAGCTTTATCAAAAGTGAATCCAGTAATACGCCCATTAGAATCAATAATAGCTCTTAGAGGAGCATTATTTGTATTGGGAACAAGAGCAGCATTTATTACTCCAGGTTGAATATATCTAGATAAAGGTTTTCCATCTACTATATAGTCGTCCAACAATCCTTGTTCTTTAGCCTTAAATAAATCTTCTAGCCAAATTTTCACTTTACTGTTCTTAAGAAGTTCTGGATAAGAGGAAATTCTTTTCAGTAAACCTGTAACATTCTCTTGAGAATATGGATTATTAGATAAAGAATACTGATTTATTCTACCCCATCCAACTTTTTCATTACTTCCTTCGGCTATTTGACTTCCAACTGCTCTAGCTTTTCCAAGCATTCTGGTAGTTCCATTGTTATTGATATAGTATTGATTATTATTTTTGTCATAATCAACTATAACAGGAACTAATTTTCCATTTATATTTTGATAGAATTGAGATTTATAGCTAGATGATTCCTCAGGTTTTGGTTTTGTATAAGCTCTAATTAATTCCCCAGGTTTTAATCCTTCGAAGAATGAGCTGGCATCTAACATATGAGTATATCCATGCTCGCTTCTAAGAAAATCATACAACGGGTCAGTCCAAATAGTATTTAAATCTTTTTGATTTAAAAGTCTATTATATGAATTTTTGATATCATCTTTCCAACTAGAATATTCACTAGGGTCATATAACTGACCATCCACAGAATACCAACCTTCTAATTTATCTAATGTAGGATTAAATGTTTTAGAAATTATTCCATTTTGAATTCTATTTCCTTCTGGAGTTAAATAAAAAGTATTTCCTTTATCATCTATTCTAGCAAGTAATCCAAAATCTGCAGCTTTTTTATTGTAGTTTCCAGCAGTATTTTGTCTTCCCTCAAAATTGTCGGTTTTGGGAACCTCTTCATTGTCGATTTCCCCGAACCAATCTCTATAATCATCTTTATTAACTCCTAATGCTGCAAGTTTTTCCCAATCTGCGTTAGTATAATCTGAATTATTTAATTCTTCTTTAGCTGCATTGATTCTTGCAATTAAATCGTCCCTATTTTGAAATGCAGTGCCCTCTAAATTGACATTCTGGTCATTTAATAAGCTATCTGCGTATTCGTTAAATATAGATACATATTCTTTCCATCTATTTGAAATTCCTCTTTTTCCAGTAGCTTGGTCCACAGGGTCTTTACCGTACCAAACAGATTTATTAAAGGAATTTCCTCCAAATATCTTATCAGATAATCTTTTTCTAAATCCGACTCCAAAATCTAACTTCGGATTAGATTTTTTTTCTACAGTAGGTTTTATGTAATCAGGAATAACATCTACTATTTGGTCTAAATAGTGGGCAACTGCTCCGTTAGCATCAAACCCTCGACCAGTTGTATTAGAAAGAACTCCGGAAGAATCAATCCAATTTCTTGAAAGGTCTCTAGAAGAAATATTTCCAGAATCAATTGCTTTTATATAATCTCCATATGATTCTCTAAAAGCATCCTTCTTTCTTCTGCTCCATCCAGTACTTTCTAAGTAAGATTCCAAATTAGAACTAGCATTACGAATTAAATCGTCTGTTGCTATATTTCTATTATCTACTTTGAAAAGTCTAGTTTCAGGAGTTTCTTTTGTTGTATTATTAGTACCCTGATTGACACCGCCTCCATTTTCAAATTTTCTTACCGCTTGTGCCATATATTATTTGATTATAATAAAAAAGGAGTATACATTAAATCTGTACACTCCTTTTAAACTCTTACTTTTTAAGTCTACCTACTAATTTTCCACCTTTTTTATAAACAGGTTCTTCCTGAGGAGCTTCTGGTCCAGGTTGTCCCTGCGTGAGTTGCTGAACTAGTTGTACAAAACCATCACATACAGACAAGGCTGTATTGCAATCTCCACTTTGAAGTGCTTCAGAAGCCATTTGAGCTAATTGCATTAGTACTTGTTCTACTCCACCTTCTGCAGGAGTCCCACCTTGAGGTTCGGCAGGCATTGGCTGGTCAGCAGGCATTGGAGCTTGACCACCTTCTTGAAATTTCTTAACTTTAGGTTTTACTTCCATAATTTCAGTGTTTTTATATTAAACGTTTAAATACTCGACAAAGTTAATAATATTTACAGACATATCAAAGTAAATAAATAATTATTTAGTAATATGAGTCTGTTTTCAGTAAAGTATTTTAATCTTCTTTGCTTCTAGGCGCATCTACATATTCGGGAGTATTTGTATCTTGTATATGTAAATATTTAAAAACTTTTTTTCCTAAGGCTTTATAATCTCTATCCTTCTCGGAAGAATATGCTCGTTTAGCCATTTTTATTAAAGTCTTTGTATTTTTTCTACTAAAAATACGTTCTCCTCCCTCTAATTCCATTTGAGTAGACCCATCTGGAGCGAGTACTTTCATTATAGGTACTTCTAAATCATCCTCGTCTATTTCATCAAGCTCATCTCCAGGTTTAATTCCAGAATTTCTATTAACCTCTAGAACATACATTACATTATCTTCTTCTAGTAGAGTTTCATCATTTGGAATTCCTTGCTTTACAGAAATAACTTCTTCATCTTCATCTATAAAAACTATATCAAGAGGTATTTCCGTATCTTTCATCCAGAAAGCAATAGTATCTGGCTTTTCATATACAAATAGCATTCCTTCATCAGGAGCTAAAGCTGATTTTCCTTGCAGCCCTTTTATTTTTTCTTCGTCAGTTTTAGCAACTTTCACGTTGTAAACCTTATCACCTATTTCAATTTTCATACCGTAACTTCTCGCATTAATCCAGTATTATCTTGAGTATTCTCTATTATTTCTCTTGCGAGAATTTTTCCTGCCTCAATTGCAGCTTCGTCAGTACCTTTCTTAGCTAAAGCTTCTAGCTTTTCAGTAACTTCTTTAGTAAAGATAATTTCGTTTCTTTCTATTTCGGCATGTTGTATAACTCCACCGTCCTCTTCTGTAATAACCGGAATTCCTTTATGAGTAATCCCATCTACATTCATATGATTTTTATGGGCATGTAAAGCTCCATCAGGAATTACGTTCATTTTTCCTCCTTCTGCAAACTTTTTAGTTCTTGAAGCTAAAAATTCTCTTACTCTAGCTATTTCTTCTTGAGTAGGTAACTTTACTCCAACTTTTCCTATTCTCATTCCTCTAGATTGGTATCCACCTGCCATAGATAAAGCATTTCTTCTATTAAGTCTATCAATGGAACCTGCTTGAGATTGGAATGCATCCCTTGCTTCTTCATTAATATCAGAAACTGCATTTTGTTGTCGTTTAGCTTCTGCAATTTGCCTATTAGCTCTTTTCCTAGCTTTATTACTGAATGCACCATATTTTTTACCACTCTTAGTAAGAGCATCATCTACCTTAGCCATCGAGCCTCCATAAGCCGAACCTTGGCTTTCCCAAGTTTCATTATCTTTATAGATAGTATCAGCCTTTTTTCCAAAAGCACTATTTATAATGCTAAAAGGCATAGCTAATGTAGTGCCAAATGTACTTCCTAAAAAAGCATCTCCTCCAGTCATTCCATCGGTTCCTCCAGTAATAGCATTTAATCCATTGCCGACAAATTTTCCAACTTGCATAGCTCCACTTACTAAAGAACCTACTCCTGGAATAGCTCCAGCAGCAGAAGCAACAGCATCGTATCCAGCATCTAATCCTGCAGTTAGACCTCCTCTATCTCCAGAATATTCATGTTTTTGTGGTAAAAATGAACTTAATATATTAGCAGCCTGCCCTGCGATATTCATGGTATTTCCTATATTAGCTTTACTAAATATACCTTTAGTCTGGCTCCCAAAATCTATCGGCGCTTTAGGAGGTTGAGGAACAATTGTAGATGTTCCATTTTGACTTAATCCGGCAGCCGAGAAGAGGGTATTAAACCCTCCACTTTGCCACTTTCTAACTCTTTTTCGTTTTTCAAGCATAACTTATAGTATATAATGTTTTTAATGCTGTAATTATTGCCAAATCTTTTCCAGAATATCTAACCCTAATCTTTATATATTTATCTCTAAGTCTAGTTTCTTTACGATTTGTCCATTTAGAGGTTTGTTTATTCCAGTCTATTTTGTCTTGAGTGCCTTCCATTTCAGCACCTTCAAGTAGAGAAATATCTACAGCATCATACATCGGAACTTTATAATCTTTGTAATCTCTAGGTAAATCTTCCTCAGCTATTTCCTCTTTAGTAATATCTTCAGGGAAATGATTTAAAACTATAGGAGGAAGTCCTGGAGAGTCTTCATCAGAAGTAGGCCAAGCATCTTCATTTTTCTGAATGAATGTAATAGGAGCAATCTGAACATCCCATTTATCCTCTTGATAATTCATATTTCCCCTCATTCTTCCCACTTTTTGAAGGTCTAAAGCCTCGGAGTGAGTCCATAGTCTAAATTCATTTAATAAATCTTCTCTAACAACTTCTGTTCCTGATAATCCAGTATAGGTAGCACCTTCTATAGCATCTTTTTTATGATAGAAGTCTTCGATTTCATTGAAAGTATCTACTCTTGTGTAATAAGATGGAAGAAGAGTAGACTTAGTATAAAATCCATTATTTAATTTAGGATGTGTTAATTGATTTTTAATGTCGGTATATTCAGAATCAAATAATACATCCGAACCAAGATTTTGATATAATTCTTTAGTAGCCTCCTGTCTGTAATACATATTAGGCTTATCCTCATTAAAATCATAAGCCTCTCCTACAATTTCGTAATGGAAAGACTCAGGTGCAGCCTTGTTTGAAATAATCTGAAGATTATTAAAGATTTTATGAGTAGATGGATTATCTACAACAACAAATTCAAACTCGAATGGATGTTGCTTACCATACCAATAAGTTGGTTTAAGTTTATCTTTGATATCTATAATTCCAGACTGACCATGTTTCCAGAAATCGGTAGTTAAATTTAATCCATCATTTACCCCATTTTCAATAATAGCCTTCGATGTGACTGCTATGCTTGATTGATACAGCCCTACATTATAGGTAACATATTCATGCCACCCATTTAGATATTCATTTATATCTGCAGGCACTGTTCCAGATTTATAATCTACAGATACATTACATTGAATATTTAATTGAATAACAGGAGTTTTCCAATCGTCAATGACTGGATGCTTAGCTCCAAATTCGTCTGTATATAATTCTCCTAAATAAATTAACTTGCTTTCTGAGTCATTTATATTCCTGATTTCAAAGTTTTTGTATTGTTTAAAATTGTCTCTAACCAATACAAATTCTTTTTTCATAAGTACCCCAGTTTTATCTATGTTAGGTAATGCTCGGTTGACTATATCAAGATTAGTAGCTTTATGTCCTTCAAAATCTTCCCATTCATCAATAATTGCACTATCTAAAATTATTCCATCGGCAGAAGTAGATTCACTAGAAGTAGTTCCTAATTTACTAATCCATTTAGATGTATTTCTATCAAAACTGAAATATATATTATCTATATTTTCAGAATATGAAGGAACCCAGGAATAGAAGGTTATCCATTTTTGTAGTACTTCATTGTAGCAGATATTCCAAACTTTTTCTTCAAATCCATGAAGATTATCATAAAAAGTAAACATTACATCTTGTTTAAATGCATTATAATGACTTTTTACGTTTCTAATTCCTATAATTGGAGTAAGTTCCCTTTCTGATAATGAAATATTTCTATTTAAGAATTGTTGAATTCTAAAATCGGAAATAATTTCAAATTGAGTTCCATTAGTTCTCCAAATTTTCTTTCCAACAGTATCCACTCCATAGACGTAATAGGGAGTCTTGATGACACTTTCTGGCCACTGAGTACCATAGGTATCCGACAGCATTTTTGGATTCTCTGGAAGCACATTAGAGGTGTTAATAAAAACATTTCCACCTGAACCCTCGCCAGCAACGGCACGTTCATTAACTGGAATTAAAGCCACCCCATGTTCAAAAATACAGAGAATATTTCCAAATAACTCAACCATCTTCATAATTCCCCCATAGATTCTAGGATAGTCTCTGTAGTGTGTTAATTGAAACACTCTATATCCATTTTTAAATGCGTCTCCTACTGATATATCTGAATATGCAATTCTAGTATCATATCTGTTTTTTATATATGGCACATCTGGAAGAATGTATGCTACTTTTTCGCCTACTGTTCTTGTATATCCTTTATTATAAACATGAGATTCTGGAATTTTATAATTACCCTCCACAGATTTTTCTTGTAAAGGATAGAAGCTTCTATTTAATCCAGTTAATCCTTCTTCCTCAGGCCTTGACATATCAGTAGACCGAACTGATAAATTAGTAGAAGAACAAAATTTAACCGTTATCCAACTTCCGAGCTTGATAGCATTTATATCTCCCCTATTTATTTTGTTATTATTCTCTTTGTTTTCTATATCATAATTTTCTTTCCAAGAATTTTCATCTACGATAGTGTCATTAATAGGAGCATCTGGGTCTTGAAAATTCCTATTTAATCTATGAGTATAATTGCATATATAACAATCACCCCTATAATAAGTAGTATAATAAGCAAATCTAGATTCTTGTTTACCTTCATTTATTACAACTCGTTGATGGGTTTTAAATTCTGAAAATAAAGCGTCGAAACCAATCCTATCTCCTATAGGATAATAAGCAGATTCATCTTCATATCTAGAAGAAAAATATGTCTGCATATTGGATAGAGAATAGCCTGGAATATATATGTTATATACTTTTCCGATAGTAAGATTTCCGGACATTCCTAAATAAGGAGAATAGATTCCCCTAACTAAATTAGAAGCCTCCTTGGTTCTATTATCTAATTTTATATATCTAAATTTTGTAGCATCTTCAGCTTCTCCGGCTCTAGCTCTTAAATTAAATCCTCCTAGTGTTGAAATGGGTTGGTCGTCAGATAATGATATTATATCTGATGTAAGATAATTTGAGTTGTCTGAATATTGATAAGCTGCTACATAATAATGCCTATTATCATATCTATCTCTAGATAGAGTTGTTCCATTTATATTATTTTTAGCTAATTTGATAGAAAACTCTGTTCCCGTAAATAATTGATTATAGTACGGTTGATTTAGAGAATATTCTGGACATATTCCACATCTAGGTACCAATTCACTTCCACTTTTGTCTATTTCACTAGTTAACCTAGATTTATAATCTTGAACGAGCACTCTAGAATCAGACATGAATCTTTCTATATAGTAATTGTTTCCATAGTTAATCGCAGGAACTCCAGAATTGCTTTCTACAGGCAATGTATATGTTTGAGATAATATAGTTGGAATTCGTTTTTGACGCACTATAAAAAATCCTTTAATATTTAGCTTACTTTGTAAATAGTCTACAACAGAATATGGAATATAAACTCCTAGTCCATTTACAGTAAATGCATTTGTATCATACGAAGATTTTAATCTTACTACCCCTTTAGAATTTTCAAAATTCTTAGAGTTTTTTATTTCATTAGTGGCTTCATCTATTTCTATATAATAACGTTCTCCTTCAGCCTCGTTTTCCCATATTTTAGAATATTCAGTATATCCTTCGACAGAATCATATATATTATTTAATGTTGGGAGCTCATTTTTTCCTCTAATATTGTATACTGATGACAAGCTTCCATCATCCATTATATAAACAATACCTAATCTGTAAAATTCCTCATTCCAATATCCTACGTGATAATATATGTTTTTTGTATTAAAATATTCTCCAGGAGTAGACGCAGTACTAGTATCAGTATAGTCATAACCCATGTCTCCGATTAGCTCTGATGATTTAGTAGATTCGACATACGGTAGTATGCGTAAACTTAAATCTAATAAATCTCTATGATTTAATTCTGGTTTATTAAGGTTGCCTAAAAAAAGCATATTTTGACAAGCTGCTTGAGCTTTTACTTTATCTGCAATAAAGTATTGGGTATTTATATCAGAAATAGGAATATCGGTAGAATCTTCATACCCTGTTATTATAATTGAAACAGAAGAATTTTTTACCACATACTTTTTATTAATTTTTACAGCTTGCACAATTGCATTCTCGTCTTGATTAGACGTTACTCTGGTATAATATACCTTTATATAGTCATAAGCTTCATCTATATTAGTAATCGTCAATGCAATGGACTTATTAGAATTCTCGTCTTTAACACCTCCATCTATTGAGAAAGGGTCTCCGTCGTTTCCTTTAAAACAAGAGATTATTCCGGATTCAGCTACAAAATCAGTTTCGTTGTCATCCGCATCAGAATATTTTATGTATATAACATAGTTTCCAACTTTTAAGTTTCCGAAAGAAGAGACCCCATTATATATAATTTTTGGAATATAATTTACTCTTTTATAGAGGGAAGTATCTAAATTAAATTGAGAGTCATCATATATATTTGTATCATTATTTCCAATTCTATCTACTATTTCATAAGTATTGTTCTGCAAAGTTGAAAATCTTGTATTTATTAATCTAGGAATATTTCTGTTATCATTAAGTATCAAATTAACGGAACCATCGTATGATGGCTGAGGAGTTATCTCTATTGGATTATTTAAGCTAAAGTTTAATTGCTCTGTATCTAAATCTACAATACTTCCAGCTTCAAACAACTCCCCATTTATTTCAGAATCTTTAGTTAATCTATAATTACGTAATGGATTATATTCATAGACTATTTTCCCTTCTGGTTTTATTTGACTAAGAAAATATGAAAATTCTAAACTTGGAAACTCTAAATCTTTACTTATAAAGTCTCCTTCTATAAATTTTATCATCGTAAAAAAATTATTTTATAATACTTTCTCCAGAAAATATTTCAGAGTCTTCAAATGTAGGACAATCTGCCATATCCATTCTCATATAATCTCCAGCATTACAATAAAATGATTTTAATACTTTACTAGAAGAAGAAGCAAAAATGGTAGGAACACCGGAATCATTATTATGAACTTCAAATTTTGCATCATTTACTCTATTACCGATTTCGTCATAGATGTAGGTTGAGTTAGATTCTAATTTATTTATTGTACTTTCTACAATTTCATAATTTCCGTCAGAATTCTCTTTAAAAATAGCGGATGCATACCCTGCAGATAAACTAGATTGTAATTGTGTATATTGTAAATCCATGTTATATCCGTTATTAGTTATAGAAGAAATTTCTATATCATCAGAAGTAGGTTGCAATACAAATGATAAAACTTTTTGATAAGAATTATTCCAAAAAGAATCCTCTATTAAAGATTTAGCATAATTGACAACATCATTTGTAAATACAGTTGCAGAATTATAAGATACTATTTTTGGAGTAGCAGAAATAATGCCAGATATTGTAATCGGACAAGCTTCTTTATAATAGTAAGAATTAAAATCTAAAGATTTAATTAAAATAGTACTGGAAGAACCTTTATATATGTAATAATTTCTAAAATAATTATATAATTGTCCAGGAAGTTCTAAGCTTAAACTACCTGACGCTAGTTTTTGAGAAAATCTATATTCTCCACTATAATCTTTCCACAGAAGATACTGATATTTATTAACCACATAAGATTTTAATCCATGTAATCCAAAATTATAACTATCTCCGCCACCAACATTAAATCCCTCTGTATTGGAATCATAACCTGGATTTGTTACTATAATAAATTGTGCTCCATTAAATGCATCAGTTATTTGTTTTTGAAATTCTGACCAGTATCCTATTAATTTTTCATGATGGTCATCTCCTTTTTTATAGTATATTTCATATAAGTATGTACATATGGTAGGAGATGCATTGCGGTCGACTTTAACAGCAATACTCCAGTTTTGGTCTGTGCCCTTAGATTTTTTTCTAACTCCTATTCCTAGACCCGATGTAGCTTTTTTAAAAGAGTCATTGTATGAATATCCAAATAGACTGCTCCAATTATCTTTGCGTATAGCTGGAACAAAGGGAAATGTTACTGATACCAAAGAATCCGTTTTATTTCCAACAAGTTCAGATTGAGAAACTATAGTAAACTTGATTCCGTCTGAGCCAGATTCGAGATTAGATAATCTCGGGGGTTGTATTTTAATTCTATTTGAGTATGTACTATAATCTCCGTTATATACAGAATCCCCGATAGAAGTAATTACATTTCCATTATATTCCCAAGACTCTACATCTCCATTTCCTACTTTAAAGGGATAATTAACGGCATTTTTCGTAGACACATTACTTACTACCGAATATTTATAATTATATGTGGCTTCAATTATTTTAGCAAAGGTGTTATCTTCGTATCCTTCATTATAAGACGGCACTACATCTTTTGTGTTAGAATTAAGTAATATTGCAGTTGAAGAATGGTCATAGTCGAAATCTACTTTATTAAGATTTTCAATCTCTTTAACATTATTAGAAGATAAAAAATCTGCATCAACAGCCGTATAATACAAGTTATTATATAATGGAGTATTTAGAGTCCATCGCCAAGCTATTGTAGATAAATCTGAGTTACTAGATAATTTATATTGTATTTTTACTAAATATAGTTTTCCATATTCAAATTCTTCATCCGAAAATGGGATAACATTAGTAAATGTTCCATTAAAACTTCTTTTATCATCTATTTCTAATGTTTTAGTCTCTTTCTTACTTATTGCATCATAAAATATGAATTTTACAAATTCTATAGTTTCTCCCTCTTTTGGATATGCTTGTAACCCCCAAGTTAACTGTAAACTATCAGAACTACAATAAAATCTCCATTCCGATAACAAAACAGCTCCAGTTCCTAATAAATCTATATTTATTGAGCCTTGTATATTTAATCCCGACAATTTGGTGTATGTCATGCATGGAGTAGCATTATAAGATACTATTCCGCTAGTTTTATTTTCTAATAAAAGAGCTGCACTGTTTCTAGTAGTATAAAGAGATGTCGATAAATCAAATCTAGGATATGTTAACGCATCTTCAACTTCAGTAGTAAATGGAAGCATATATGTTGTATTCGTATATTGGTTTTGGTTTTCAGTAGTAACAATGATTTCTGTTCCGCTTATAAGCTTACTGTAATCATGTTCATTATCTTTAAAATCATTAACACTACCATAATAAGAAATATACTTGTTATTAAAGTCCTCTTCCGGAAAACCCTTACCATATTCCTCCTCATATACTCCATCCGGACAATTATACTTATAATCTAAATCATATATTAATAAAGTTCCATTACTTGGAACCTTTTCTCCCTCATAAACAGTTTCCTCTAAAGAAATATTTCTAAATCCTCTTACGGAAATATCTATTGCCTGAATAGTATTCAATTCAGCAACAATATATAATTCCCCAAAAAGTTTATTATTATATGTATTAACTGCTCTGCTGCTTTCTCTGTAGTTATCTACGGCATCGTCTCCAGTTCCTCCATTCCAAGTCTGCATATAATATCCTATATTTGATGCTGTATCATATGCTAAATCCGAAATGTCTATAATTTTATTTTCCTCATCAAATCTTTTTAAATTGGAAGTTATATCTCTCAAGTTATTATTCGAATCTTTAACTGCAACACTTATAGTAAGTAATTTATTTTTAGGACTTTTAATTTTTATTTTTCCATATTCATCCAAATCTGTATTTAAACAGTTAGATACAAAAGACTTAAGCTTAGATATATCTCCCTCTGTATTTAAAAGAATTGAAAATTTGTCACCAGAACGTATAATTATACTATCATCAAATAATTTAAATCTCTGAACTAGCTTAAACGAAGAATTTGTTCCAAAATCTTCTGCTGTTAAAAAGGGATTTTTAGTTTGACTAACTTCATCACTACTAATATTTCTCTCAGGAGATGGAAACGAACCTATTTGCCCTTTGTTAGTAAGTGGATTATATGATGCAACATAAATAATTCCCCCATACTCTTTTATACCTACAGGTACATATCCTGCGGGGAGATAAGCAGTTTCTACTCTACCATTACCCATATCATTTTGAAGCACAAATTCATTACCATTATAGGTAATAAGAGTTGCGTTTAAAGCATTTGTTAATACGTTATTGGGAGTAGTAATTGGATTAAGGTCCATAACTAAACCTTCAGTAAACGTATTAACTGTTTCTTGTTTACTCATGTTTTCAAATATTCATATTTTTCATTATTGTTAACTAATATATCTTTAAATTTCATGGGGTCTCTAGTCTCTACTAGTTCTGCTTCTCCAGATATAAAATTTTCTTTATATAACCTAAAGCCCATATCCGTTATTATTGGAACTTTAAATATATATCTTCTGTTATATTCATTTATTCTACATTCATCAAGAATCTTATATAGAACTTGATTTCCGTATTGGAATGTTTTACGTTTTCTACCTCTTTTGTTGTGTTGAGACAGAAAATTTTCATATTGAGAATCCGATAAAGCAAAATAGTAATATCCGTTATATGGAATTTTCTTCTTTTTATACAAAACCCTAAACTTGATAGTTAATTTTTTTATATAATAGTGAAAATGTTTAACAGAATCTTTTGTAAGCCTTCCGATATAACACCAAATACCTCTATCTTGTATTAAGGTATCTCCCCCATAAATATTATGCAAATATAATAATTTCCATCCATAAGTCATAATCCTTTCTATATCTTTTTTAGGAACTTCCGGATACAACTCATAAAGAGCTTTGTAATAGTCTGATATTTTCTTTATTTGCATAATTAACAATATTGCATTCCATTATTAGTGTTTTCTGTAATTTTAGATTTCAGATTTTTATCTACATAAATTATTTTTTCTTTAGAGAAAACATTGTGCTTCATACTAAGAACTAGCTCATTGCCAGAAAAGTTAGAAGAGAGAAAATCTACATTTTTCCATTTTCCTCTCTTTCTAGCCTTTTTAAAATCCTCACCGTAAGTTCTTCTAACATGAATATCAGCAATACCTTTATTTGTAGGAAGTATAAAAGTTACATTATTATCAATTATATCATTTAAAATAACTTTAACAGAATCTCTAAAAATTTTTTTTACAAGAGCGTCTCTATCTTTATTCCCATTTATTCGTTTGCAATCTTCACATGTAAGTTTTAATTTTTTATATGGGAAATTCATAAACATCTCATCCACATTAAATGAATGACCTACAGCATAATTCATATTTTATCGTATTGGTTTATAAGATTTATTAAAGATTTTTCTATTCCAATTTGTTTTCGCATCTAAAATTTCATTCATATCGTTTTGGTCAATGTATTCGGGAACTCTAGCTGCATCACAATACCTATACCAGTCCTGTTGAAGTAATTGTGATAATTGAATAATATTTGGATTATTAGTCATCAGACCTTCTTTATACTTTTTTCTAAAAGCCACAAATGTAGCAATAGCAATACTTTCTTTATCGTTTATCATTGGGAGTCCTTCTTCATCGAGAATAACTCCTTTATATAATATTTGAACCTCCCCATAATTTTTATCAAAATATAAGGTATCCCCTACTCTTTCATATTTTGCATACTTCCCAGACATGTACAAGGGGTTCTCAAACAACTTTCTTCCTTCAATGTAATTCTCTATAAATTGAGAATTGTAATCTCCATTAGGAGTCTTATTTGTTACATAATTCCAATCTTCTGCGCGATAAGTTACAGCCTCTACAATATCTGCATTGCAGGGTAATTCTACTGTAAAATCTGGACATTGGATTTTAGTACAAAATCTATATAATCTAACATTTTTATTTCCGATTAAATTCCAAGCAATTAATCCATATTCTTCAAAATCTTGAGGAAGCATTTCAATTCCATATAATAGATTAGCTTGGAACATAGCTTGATGAAAATTGTACTGTGCCATTATTTAGGAGTTTGGTCGTTAGGAGTAATTGGAGCTGCAAACTGTCTATAATATCTCAACTTCTTCTCTGTAAGTCTTTTCTTTATCTCATTATTTATAAATGACATATTTTCTATATCCGCTGGAGTACAACATCCATATTCCTCTAATTGCCTAGGGTCTTTGAATATCGCTACAACACTTACTTGTTTTATAAGAGGAGCGTTAAAGATAAAACAATCACACATATTGTTTTCATTAGGAGTAATATCAATATATACATAAGGAAGAAATCTCCCTCTTTTTCTATATTGATGATATTGCCATGCCTGAGAAGAAGTATAATATATAAACGGAACCTGTCTATCGGTAGAACCTATATAATCTACAGCAAGCTCTCCATAATCATTTAATAGTTGTGGAATTTCAAAATGAGCTACCGGTGTTTCACATCCTCCTTGTCCACATCTACATCTATCCAAATCTTTACAATCAACTTCAATGCAATTTATAGAAAGGTACAAATCATTTTTGGGCAAAATTCCTTTTAAAGAATATTCTTTAATGATTTGTAATCTTTCATCTGCTATATCATCTTCTAATTGTTCTAGTGACATTGTTGGTCCAGAATGAATTCCTCTTAGTCCAGAAACAACATCATTATATATTGCAGATGCTAATTTTCCGTAATATCCCATAGTTATATAATAAAAAAGGCGAAGGCTAATAGAGCCCTCGCCTTCTTACAATTTTATAATTTATTCTTATGCTTTTGCTTCAAACTTAGCATCTGCCTCTGTTTTTGTATATACTTCTGTTTTTGTATATACACTATCAGCATCGGCTTTTTCTTCAAGAGCAGTAGTATCTGCTTTTTCAGCTAATTTAGCTTCAACGGCTTTTGCTTTAGTAAGAGCTTCCTGTGCAATCTTTTGAGTTTCTTCAAAGGAAGTACTATTTCCAGTAGGACCTCCAGTTCCTCCAGTAAATCCAATAGCTGTTAGTCCAGCCTCAAAATCAGTAGCTATAGACTGATTTACATAGAATACATGAGTGGTTTGAGAAATAACTTGTTGTCCTACAGCAGCTCCTCCCATGAGACCTCTATCTTTCTTGTAGTAAATAATATATTGGTTATATTTACCATTAATAATAGGAACTTCATCTTGAAGAGGTGCTTCCCATCTGCGCACATCTAAAGTAGGAATTCTTAAATCCTTAATGATATGCTGATATGTTCCGAAGCCTTCCTTGCCTTGAACTAGAGTATTAGCTCCATCATATTCTGGGTCAGAGGCTTCTTTTGCAGAGAATATAGTAACAAAACCGCCAGCTCTATCAGCATAAACTACAGGTCCAGCATTTTCATCATATTCCTGAACGTCTAACTCTGTAAATCTTTGATACTCATCGACAGCTTCAATTTCTAATTTGGAATCAATAGCTTTTACGTTAAAGTATTTATAGTTATACATATTTAAATACTTGTTAACGATACCAGCAACCTTAGTTGCTAATTGGCTAGCAGATTCTCCGGCCTTCTTTTCAAATTGGATATTAAAAGGCTTTCCTTTGAATACCATATCATTAGAATACAATGAGTTTTGATTTCCAGAAAGTCTAATATACATAAAGATGTTAAACACTCCTGAATCAGAAGTAATCTTTGTAAGGTCTAATGTAGCTTTAGCTAATACTGGAGCAGAGTATTCTTTTTTATAAATAGCAGCTACATAAGGCTTCTTAAAATTTCCAACTCTTTTAATATTAAAACTACCTACCTTATCGCCCTCTTCTTGTTGAACAGTCCATCTAGGTAATTTAGTAGTATAATCTAAATTGTCGTTGATTAGTGTAGTTGTTGTAAATTGAAACATACGTTACTTATTTTTTATTTTTACCTACTGCCTGAGCTGAATCAGCAATAGAAACTGATATTGGAATATGGGTACTTAATCGTGGGTCACTCGAGTTTTCCATGATTATGTGGGTCAGCTCATTAATTATCTCTAAACAAACGTAATCTGGAAATTCCATTATTTGTGAAGTATCCTCTACTAAGTCTACTTGTTCTTTAGTAAGTACCATTTGTTGAGGAACTTTTAAATACTCTACATACACACTTACCAATTCAAATTTAGAATCGTCGTTTCCGTATCGAATTTCCATTCTAATTGGAGATACGTTTCCATAGCGTACTTCTCCTTGTCTTTTTACTAAGGAAGTAGATTTATTTCCAATCTTTATACTTCTCGGTCTTTCACTGATAACTTGCCCTGAATCATCAATTTCTTTTATATCGGTTCCAGAAATATTACTTTCACTGTAAGGATTAGTCGGATTGTCTACACTAGTATTTACATTGTGTATATAATAGTAAGGTCTTTTAAATGAAGGCTTGAAATAATAATTATTAATAATTACGTTTAAATCTGCAGTCATTCTAGTTGCCACTTTATCAATAAAATTTCCCTCATTTAGACATCCTATATTTTTTTTTGACTTAAATTTACAGGTACATCCTAAGATATGAAAATAATCTGTAGGAAGCATTACTTCATAAATTGAGTTACTAGCAATGCCTTTCACATTAGTAATATTATATTTATCAGACAGTTTAGCTGGAAGAATTGCAGTAGTGCTCAATACTCTTAAATCATCGGAAGTTTGCTGAGTAGTATCATAAAGATTGTATCTCTTATTTATATATTGATATATAGCCCTCATTACAAAGTGATTAAAATCATCTATAAGAAGGGCGGGGGCATGTTCTTTATTTAACTCTATAAGAACTCTTTTGTAAACTTGTCTTAAAGTCATTTATTTACTTTTTAGCTCCTGATGCAGTACTAGGCTCTGAAGATTTTTCTTCCTTTTCTTCTTTTTCCTCATCCTCGTAAAAATCAGGATATGTATCCTTTTTAATTAATTCAAGAGTCTTTCTGTTACGAGAATCTTTCATCCACGTAATAACAGCATCGTCTGTTGCACCCAAAATTACGCTATCTCCGTATAGATACAACTTATTCTTTACATATATTACATGTGCATCTCTGGCATCCATAAATAGGATTCTAAGATTAATATCGTCTCCAGTATATAAATCAATAATTTTATCTGGGTCTTTCTCTGCAACAAGTAATAAATAATCAGTTATATCGGCACTAGCAATATTTTTCATGTGCTTGCCTAATAATCTAGCCATCTTTAGTCTTCCTTCTTCTGAATCATCTAGAATAAAGGAGCCTGCATTATGAATTTTCTTTTTCTTAGAAACTCTTTTTTGTGCTTCATACCCAGGTCTATCAACATAAAGCTCTGCAACACCATATCTAGGTCTTTGGGATTTCCATCCAACAGTACCATCAATCAAGTAATCGCCAGTCTTTGGGTCTTTTGCATATCTTTCAGGAGCAATAAGAACACAATTTTTAATTGCTTCCCATTCAGCGGCATGAAGAGGATTTCTGCCAATATCTAAAGTAGTTCCGTCTTCAATAATAAAAGTTTCGGTTTCTTTAACGAAAACCTTTCCGCTTTGTCTTTCTTTTTCACTTAAAACAATATCTCCTAAACTATTTACAGGTTTTACGCATTCTGGATATAGGCCTGTCTTAGGGTCTTTACATGGCTGAATATAATATTTCATTCCAACTTTTCCATAAACACTTCTAAGAATGATAATATCATCAGCAGGGGTTACAACATTACTCATATTAAATCATTAAATTTGGTTACAATATAAAAAATTGTAAGGGAGTCCTATTTCAACTCCCTTACTATATCTGTTTAATTATCTTATTTATCTTAGATTTCTCTTAAAATGAAGCTTCTATAAGGGTTAAATACTCCTACTCCAGAATAGCCCCAGTTAATTAACTTAGAAGCAGCAACTGGACTAGAAACAACTCCAGAGCTTAATCCATCAAGACCACCAACTCCAGGATATTTATTAGTAATGAAATCTCCACCCTTCAATGTAAACATTTGGATAGGAGGCTGTGCAGAAGTTTTATCTGCAGTTAAATCAAGACATAAACAATATCCTTTTTCCATTCCGTATTCACGAGAGAATGTTCTATCAACCTTAAAGGTGATTTCATTTCCTGCGAACTCGTAAGAGTTAAATGTAGCGCCAACTTTAATATAATCATTAGCTGCTTGAGACCATAAGTAAGTACCTGTAGTCTTGTACTTAGCTAAGAAATCTCCAAGAACACTTTGAATCAGGAACCACATTCTTTCGTTGCAGATGAACATATACTTGTTTCCAGTTGGTTGTGCTGCTTTTTCATTCATAGTAGCTAAAACTGTCTGGAATACATCAATAGAAAGCTTAGCAAAGGCATACTTAGATGCGAATCTTTCTACTTGAGGAATAATACCGTCCCCGATATAAATAGGACGTTGAGTATCTGGGTCTACAATTGTAGGCTTACCGTTAACATCAACATTACATTTGTTGAACAATAAACCATTATTTCTTACATATAAGAAGTTATCAAGAAGAACTTTTTCTTTCTTGTCCATCTTATATAAAGTTTCTTTTAAACTTCCTGTGTCTTTACCTTCTGCAATGCTGATGAATACATTTTCATGAGCTGCATAGAGAGCAGAGTAGCTATCATCAACGCGGTGAGTTGTAATAAAGTTTCTATGCTTTTCGATGTTAGATTGATATTTAACATATCCTTCTTCATGCATTTCAGGCATAGCATTAGATTGGAAGCGAGTAGTATCTCCTATTTGACATCCACTAAGGTCGAGAACACTAGAATAATCGTTATCAATTAATCTTACAACTACTTCCCAATAGTTATCAGCCTTGCGGACTGGACGACTAACAACAATACATTGCTGCATTGTTTTATCAATCTTAAAAATATCATATTTTTCGTAATATCTTTCTTTGAAAGCCATTACAATTTCTGAACCATTTTCACCTGTTTCAGTAGGAACGTCAGCGAACTCAACTCTCTTAATATAGTTGGTTTCTACTTCCCATTCAAAATACATTGCGTCGATGCTTTGATATCTATTGCCAGATTTAACATCTTGATAAAAGATATTTCTTAAAGACTCTGTTAGATAAGAGGCTGTAAGTTCTGGATAAAGTCTCGATACAACGCCTAACTTAGTTGGTCTGGTTCCTAAAAACTTATAGAAATCTTCATAAGTTCTAGTTTCCGACATAGTCGGTCTGTTTGATACAAAATTTGCTACTATCATACTTGTTTAAATTATTAAAAATCTATATCATCAATAGTTTTCTTTCCTACGTCTGTAGGTGGAATATCGTTGTCCTGTTTAGGGACTGGTTTGGAAACAACTTTAGAATTTCTTCTAGGTTGAACTCCTTTTTTAGCATCCTCGTATCCAGCAGTATATGCTTCACGTTTTTGCTGTGTAATCTCTTTAGCGTAATATTCAGTGAGTGATTCAAAAGCCTCGTCCCCCTTAATAGCAAACCATGCCATCCTAACTAATGTTTCTGGGTCATCGAGTGCTTTGCCTAGCCAACTAACTCCTGCCGCATCTGATGTCAGTATGAAATCGGCAATTTCGCTTAAGTCTTCTTGTCCTAGATTAAGCTCTACGCCTCCAATCTCTGTCAGGTTTTCTAAAGCCTGCATTACTCCATCTTGAAATTCTTCAAATTGTTCTTGTCTCTCTTGTTGATGCAATAGTTCTTCTTGCTGACGTCTATCGTCTTCAGCTTCCTTGTATTCTTGACGAATACCTTGCATCTTCTTTTCAAATAAAGCTGGGTTAGCTTTTTCTTGTTCAAGAGCAATATCGATTTCTTCTTTTGTGATATCTTTTACACGAGATTCTAAATCTAGTGCATATAATTCATCATCAGTAATATTATCAATCTCATATTGAGGATTGCCTTCTAATGATTGTTTATAGTTTTCTATTGCTATTTGTTCACGATATTGAATATATTCGGATGGAGAAATTCCATTAGTTCTCAAATAGTTGAAAAGACTCTGTTCTTCTTCATCCAATCCATAATCTATATCTGAATCATTGGAAGTTAAAATATTCAATTTCTCTTCATTTGAGAGAGATTCCCAGTTAACTTCTTCAATTTCCCCTTCTTCATTTTCAAATTTAAGTTTAGAAGGGTCTTCTATGCCTTTACTTTTTAGTAAAGAAAGAATAATATCTTCTTCTATTTCAGGTTCTTGCTTAGGTTCTGGTTCAGCAGGAGAGGAATTTGTGCTTTTTCCTCCTTCTGTTCCATCTAACCATGGTTTCTCTTGGTCTAGAGAATCAAAATCTGGTTGTTGAGAGCCATCATCGTTGTTAATGTTTTGGATGATAGGGTCGTCGTCGTTAAAGTCTAAATCATCAATGTTCATTGCCATATGTATCCTTTTAAAAGTTATTTGCAAATTTAGTGATATTTTTTCTTACATTAAACTAAATTAAGTCAAAACTTAATTTATTCTTAATATAATCATATTTGCAAACTTTTTTATAAGTAAATTTAAGCTAGACACTATTAATAAGTGTAAATATAAATTTTACTATTTTATATATCCGAAAGCTGTGAGAGATACTGAAATTGGACCATTGGATGGGTTCCAATTATCTGTTGACCAACTATCATTATTGCTGTTAGCCTGATGGTATTCCCTAATTCTAATCATACCTAAATTATTCGGGTCTTGGATTGCATTACACCAGTGTCCGCCTGTACTTCTTCCGCCAGAATTTATAGCACTAAAATTACCATTAAATTGACCAGTATCGCCAATTACCGCAGAAACTGAAGTTATAAAAATTGTTTTGCCCGATGCCGGAGCTAAATAGACTGTCATTAATCCTCCCTCTACAGTCACTTCTACGTTAGTGATTTTATCTTTTTTACTACCTATAAAATACCATTCTGTAGAAGCGTTAGTAGCTCTTCTAACAGTTCCGCTTAATAAAACTGCTGGATTAGAATCTGTTCCATCAACCGGCTGGATATAACTTTCTATTAAAGATATAATTTGGTCTTTGCGGACATATTCTTCTAAACGTTTATCAGTTTTATCATTTACCCATTCAGAAGTTACTATTGTTTTAGAATCGTCATCAACCGGAATATCAAACCCTGTATCATATTTTGGAAATTCCCCATTAGGAGAAGCTTTAAATGTAGGGGCATATAAATCAGATTTTATTTGTTTAGCCCCAACAGTTATAAGATTATCAGAATAAATTCCAATGTTTCCTTCAGCCAAAGTTCCTATATTATGCCCTTCTCTTGTAAAATTAAGGTCTTGAATACTCCCTATTCTAGTTTTTATATTGTTAATATCTTCCTCCTCTGCAACAGAATTTACATGTAGTAAATCTATGTTGTTTTTCGAAGTTCTGGTTATAGGAACTCTATTTATTAAATAAACCATTTTATATTGAAGTACATCTTCTAGATTAGCAGATATATCATAATCCCCAGTTTTAACTTGTATAGACATTGGATTCGAAGCATCTTCTACTATTAGCTGTACTTTAGTAAATTGAGTACTTTGAATTTCTTCGTCCTCTGACGTAATTATTTCATAAATATATGTACATAAAACATCTCCAGTCTGCACTTCTATCGAAGTATTCAAGTCTATTAAATAATGATTATAATTGTCTGTATCAGAAGACTCAGTAAGTAATGTTGCTGAAGATATTCTTGTGGAAGTATTTGCCCAACTAGATGGAGAGATAGGATTAAATTCAGGCATATAAGTCCAATCAATATGGTCTACTTTTAAATATGACTCTCCGTTAAGAACCTTCATAGAATATGCCGACCCGTCGGATGACGAAAATAAATTTGATTTCCATCCATTATTGAAAGTAGCAGAATTTCTTATAATTGCAGAATTATTACGTATTTCAAAATTATTATTAATAATAACTGGAATATCACTCTCTATTCTAAACCCGTCTATTGTATAGTAAATATACGCTGACTGGTTAAATTTAATAGAATTACTTTTATCATTACCCTGGATTACTAAAGCTCCTTCACCACCAGATTCCTTTTTTATTATAAACTGTTTAGTCCATGGTTGTTCAATTTCTGGGATGTAAGGAGTTATTTTTTTATTAGCTATTTTATAAATAACAGAATCTCCTTTTATAGAAGCTATCCCATCTGTAAGGTTTGAAGATTCCAATTCCTTTAAAGAGTCAAATATTAGACCTATGTTTTCTTGAGCTTGTGTTTTTTGATTCGCTGTTGTAGATTGAGGAGCTTGAAAGGAGACATATACAGTTCCTACTTCTCCCACTATATTAACTTTATTTCCTCCTATAACTACATAAATACTTCCGTCTTCTAACACATAATAAATTCCGTCAATGGACGCTATTTCATTCTCAGTAGATACCACATGGAATAAATCTGTGTCGGAAACTAGTTTCCCATCCTTGACTATATCAATAAATTTTCCTCCCCATTGAATTTTTACTTGACCCTTGGTTTTAATGATAAAGTCTGAACCAGTAGAACCTATAGTTTCATAAGTTCTTCCAAATAACTTTTCCATGTTATTTAATTGTTAGTTCAACATCATTATCATCTTTTAAAATACTCATTACTTTATTAAATGCATTAGTAGAGGATATTACTTGACCCTTAACTTTATTCTCTCCTACCAAAATACAACCAAGAGTATCTTTAGCAATGTTTCCTACATGAATTAATACTCCTTCATACCCTGGAACATTAACTAATCTGGGAAGTTTTCCACCATAAGGTTTAGCCCATACTCTATCTTTAAATTTTTCACTGACTACATTCATAACGACTTTATAAGTTCCAGTCGGAATAGCAGTTTCTCCGTATATCTTTATTTTTTTTATTTCATCTTCTGTCATAGTATTACTTAATCCTCTATCAACATCTTCTAATGTATCGCAGATATAATTTCCATCAATGAAAAGTTTACCGATAGTATAAGCGTTTCCTCTATATGTTCTCTGTACTAAAATGTGTTTCATAATTATTTGATTTAAACAAAAATACCACCGACAAAGGATTGCCGATGGTATTTATATTATGAGTTCTTACGTTTGATTTCGTCGAACATTCCAAATAATTCATCTACATCGGCTTCTCCAAATTTGACTTTTCCCAAAGTGAATCCACCGTTTTCTTTTAGTACAGCTTTCGCTGCATCACCTAGTATCTTAGTATTAATGTTTCCATTTTTGTCAACGAAAAGGTCAATCATATCATTATGTTTATCGACCCAATTTCTTATAACATATGTGACTGCCGTTTGAACTGGTAGCGAGGATAATCCGAAAAAGTTACTCGCGATTCCTTTTGCATATTTTTCAGCAGCTTGCATTAATATTTCTTTATCACTAACCATTATTGTATTTCTTTGCCTGTCATTAATTCATTGTATCTTTTCTTGATTTCTGGGTCATTTTCAAGGAGACTTAGCATAGTATCTATTTTTTCTTGCTTTGCTTTTAATTCCTCAGAAATCTTTTCTTTTGAGCGATTTATTGCAGTTAATAGATTATCAGCAGCTATTTTTCCATCAGGAGTAGCTACATATTCTCCAGCAAACTTATTACTTATAAATGCCATAAATCCGGCTTCGTAAGTTTGTTTCGCTAGTTGATAATCATGAGATTGTGCTAATACAGATTGTTCCTCGTTTGATAAAGAACTTACACTTCTATTAATTTCATCAAGTACAGACAGCTTCTGCATTTGCTGCTGTTGTTGCATTTTACTTAACGTTTCCAGTTGTTGATAGTAAGATTTCTGTAAATCACCCAAGCTAGTAGAGCCATAAGCATTGCCAAACATGTCATTCGAGTTTTAAATTATTATTCTACTAATCTTAAGCTGCAGGGGCTGCAGGTAACGTAATTGTAAATACAGAATAAGCACAATGTGCTATCTGAGCATTAACTGTAGGAGAGTCAGAAATTACCTGTTGTGTAACATAATCAACTCCTTTCGGAATTAAAACGTCAACATATTTAGTAACAACTGGTGTTATAGTCTCCGGAGTTGTTGTTGCGTTGGTTGTTGCAATGATTGTAGAATAAGGATGTGTAACGACTTTGGTAGCGCCTTTACAGTCTACATATTGTAAATTATGAATTAAATCTAGTTTAGTAACTTGAAGTCCATTTTCGACTTCTGCCCATCTTGTAGTTACGGTTAGTGTTGAAGTAGGAGCTATATCTGTTCTTGCACCGCATGGTAGAGATGTATTAAACTCAAGCATTTGTGCTCCTTGTGTATCAGTGGTAGTCCCAAAGGGAGTGATTTTTATACTCATTACACAGTGTATTTTTAGGTAAATAAAAATAAAGGGAGACTACTTTCATAATCTCCCTTTAATATCTCTATTAGTTACTGAGCAGCACAAGTAGGGCAAGCCCCGTTTACGGCTGTGTTAATTGCATTCCAATTGGATGCAGCTTGACCAGCGTACATTCCTGTACCGTACTGAGTAAAAGGACTACAATATAAAGGAGCTATGCTTGGAACTGGTGCACATAAATCGCTATAAGCATACTTCAACTGTCCATCAATTTTATGGTCTAATTGTCTTTGCAGATATGCATCAACAGCCATGATTGATTTTTCAGTTTTGCAGCAGCAATTATCTGCATATCTTTCAGCATTAACTTTATTAAGCTCGAACATTAAAGGAAGAGCAGCAGCAGTTGCAGCTTCTTTCTTCTCTAATTCAGAGATTCTTGAACCTAATCTAGCAAATAAATCGGCTTTTTCTTGAACATCTTGTTCTCTGCGTTTGTATAATTCATCGCAAAGTCTTTGATTTTGAGCGTTGTCACGAGTAATTAAATCGATGTACATTCCACTCTTTTCTTGTAAATCTTCAACTCTTCCTTTCCAAATTTGGTTAGTTAAAACTTGAGATTCATTTCCGATTCTTTCATTTGTAGCTAGTGTTTTGCCATTGATATAGGTATATAAATCTATATCATTTTGCATAGATTCCACTCTGTTAGCCCAAGCTAAATTATCAGCTTGTTGTCCTTGAGCCATTGCAATAGTTTTTGCTTGTTCAGCAGCTTGCATAGCGCAACAGTTGTTGTTTCCTCCAAAGAGTCCACCTAAAATACCACCGTTGTTTCCACATCCACAACCTCCGTTATTAGCAAATGCACCAAGTGCAGTACCGATAATACCGAGAGTTAGGGCTGCGTTCGTTCTCCCCTTTTTACCGAATTTATCTTCGGCTTCTTCCATAATTTTTAAATTGTTAAAAAAATTAAGTAATCCGACGTTAGATTACCTGTCACCAATGAATTTCGACCTTATTATAATTTTAGACGTCTCGGTCTACATCCTATGATAACAATGCAAAAATACGGATAATTTTTGAGTCCTGCAACTAAATTATTAAAAAACTTTAAAAGTCCTTAATAAATATAATCGCACTCAAAATTTATCCGTACAGACTATTGATGAATGTAGATATACTGTAAAATTTTTATCTTATGCTAATAAAAAGCATATCCAAATAATTATTCCTCCAATTAATGAAGGCAACCCTCCTTCTAAAAGAGATTTTTTATAAGATAAATCATTATGAAAGTTTTCATAAGCACTACAACCTAGTACTGCAAATGACACAGGAATCAGACATGTGGTTCCCATACCCAATGTGATTCCAAATACTGCAGCTATTATCATGGAAATAATAGCATATTTATACCACGAAATTTTAATCATTTTAAGGTGTTCCTATTACGTAAATATAATCATTATCTTCAGTAGGGCTAACAGAATCTATTGTAAATGACTCAAAAGTATTTGCAGTAAAATATACCATAAATGAATGTACGTTTGTATACATCACTTTAGTATTAGATAAAGTTTTACCGTTATATCTTAGAGTATATGTTATTGACAGCTGAGATTTTCTATCTAAAGCATTATCAGCGACAGTTAGCCATCCATTATTGTTATCTATACTGAGTATGTATATATTTCCTATCGTCTTTCCTCTAACATCGTCTATTTGAACAAGTTGATTATCGGAGTAGCTTCCTTCCACATATAATCTATTGTAAGATAATATTTCTGATTTTGTAGGACAGTAAGAGCCCGATGAACCATACCCAGTTTTAGAGTTAATCATGCTCCACGTCGCTATCTCTGCCATTTTCTAATTCTTTTATTCGATTATTCAATTTATCAATCTCTTGTTTTAAAAGTTTAATTCCTTCAATAGCTATGACTCCTAACATATCATATTCTACTTTTTTCACTTTTATATAATCATCAACTTGGTCTTTGTTTTGATGCTGAATAATTTCAAACTCCTCTTTGTTAGGAACTTCAGAAGCTAGTTTATAATCTTCAGAAACTATTTCTGGAATTATCTTTTCTAAGTCTTGAGCGATTGTTCCGATTTGTTTTACCCCTGATTTAGTGAAACTATCAGTTGGTATAGAACATATCTGGTCTAATGTATGAGTTAAAGGTTTGATGTCGGATTTTAATCTCTTATCCGACTCTTTAAAGAATCCATTAACAGAGGCTACTCTTTGGAATTGAGCATTTCCATTGGTTCTAATAGACCATATTCCATCTCCAACTTCCCCATCCAGACAACATATATCTTGACATCTTACCCAAGAATTATTAGATTTAGAACCCAAATACATTTGTTGATTTGAAGGATGGTCGTAATGAGTAGTAACTAATGCTCCATATCCTCCATTACTCTGCCCGTTTCCTATAAACAGTTTATCAGCAGAAGTAGTATTTCCAGACTTACCTCTATAATTTATCCAACAGTAATCACCTTGAGAATCATCACAGAAATTAAATTCGTTACTGAATCTTATTGTAGACTGTATATTATCCCAATTTATATCCTTAGTTAAAGCAATAGTACCTCCTTCTGAAGGAAGAATTACTTGTCTAGGAGTATCACTATCATCTTGTAATCTACAGGTATAATCAGAACTATTGCTATCAAAATCCTTATGAAAATCTATATATCTACCTATCTCTATTACTCCATCCCCACCTTGAATAACATTGCCGCTGCAATCTTTCCAAGAAGTCCAATGGTCAAATTGATATGCTCTTATAAAAACAAGATTTTGAGTAATATTATAAAATACTTGAATTTTATAATTATTGCCGCAATTAAAAACTTGTAATACAGCTTCTCCTACTGTTCCTGCGGGTTTATTAGCTATAGTATTTAATGTTGCGGTACTTGATTCCCACCACGAGCCTTGAGTTTTATAATCATTTAAATCACTATTACTTTCTAACCTTTTTTCACTGGGTGCAAATTTTTGCTCTAAACTTTTGTCAGTAGAAATATCTTCTATAATAGCAATTCTAGTATTGTTTGAATCTGTAACTTGTAATACAACTTTTTTTGTATAAGGAATATTAGATGTCCAGTACTCATAAAGAAAATCTAATTCATAAGTATCTGCGTTTTTCCAAGCAAGTCCATTTATTTCTTTACAACTATTTGTACCACCTTCTGTATGATAAAAATATCTTGTATGATTATCTAGTATATCTTGTACACACGATTTAAATAAATCAATGCTGCCAAATAGAGCTACTATTTTAGCTTCTGCTTCATCTCCAGTAAGATTACAATTGGTTAATATTTCAGAAGAGGAGCCATTTATAACTTTACCATAATTATTTTCGCTTACATATTCTTTAAGAGCATATTCTTGTTTCATATTTAATAGTTGAGGAGAGGTCTCCCCCCCCCCTATTAGTTTAATAGATTATTAAAATACTTGAGTTATAGATATTATTCCCATTCCTTGCGCAAATTCATTTGAGTTAGGTGGTAACTGAGTACCACTATATTCTTCAACTTGAGCAGCATATTGTTCGTGAAATTCATAAGAAGAATTAGAAACAATAAATTTATAGCTGCATACTATGTTATCTCTAAGAACAAAAAAATCATTAGTATTGACAACAGTATGATAAATACTATTAGGATTAATAGTAATTTCCTCACCAGAAGACGTTACAAAATGAACAGGAGTATTTGATTTATTTAAAATAAAATAAGTAGGTTCACTATAGTCGTAGTCATCTTCATATTGAATTACAAGCCCCCCCCAATATATTAATATCACCTACATATAAATTTGAACCATTGGGTCCAATTTTTAAATTTCTATTAGCCATAAGTTTAAATTATTTATATTATCTAAAATAAGTTTTTAATTAATATGATTATATATAACTATAAATCCACTTCTAAATATATTTTCAGTTTTAAATTGCGCTATATATGAACCGAAAGGAATATTTGTAACCTTATTATAAATAGTTTCTTCATTTTTTGTTACCACATAAAAAGCATCAACGTTAACGTCACCTTTATTCATCATCACATATACCGTCCCGTTATAATGAAGTACACTGTATTTAACAGTCATAGATGGAAATTGGAGACCTGCTCCTTTATTAACAATTTGACAATTTCCTGTACTTAGGTTTATTACAGTGAACATTCCATCCCTCATAAAGTTATTCCAATCTCCTTGAATATCAATCATATTGCCAATTTGGGTTATATCAAGCCCCCCAAGTATTTCTGTATTACCAACGTATAAACCAGAATCAGAAGAGCCAACTTTAAGATTACTATTTGTATTACTCATAATTATAAATTTAATCGGTTACAAAATAAGCTGTATTAGCATCTTTACTTGAAGAAGCATATTCAGAGGAAGTCATTTTAGTAATTGTTCTAATATTAGAAGATTTGACATACTGTCCTTCAATAGTAGAAACTCTTCCAGATACATTATTAAGGTCGCTCTGATTTGCCTTGTTATTTACAGTTGATTGTATGCTGTTAACTGTAGAATTATCAGCTTTATTACTTAATAAAGAATTAACTTCAGATTTACTATAAACAGTAGAATTTATTTCAGACTTGCTGTAAACATCTGAAGAATTAGCTTTGCCAGATACAGTGTTACTCAAACTATCTAATGATGATTGTGAAGCTTTAGTGTTTACAACTGATTGCAAAGAATTAAAATCATCTTGACTAACTTTAGAATTTACTGTAGCTTGTAAATTACTTAAAGCAGATTGTAGCGCACTAATTTGTTCATTTAATGCAGCTATAGTATTTGTAAGAATTGTATCAGTAATATATTCTTGTTTCATGCTTTTTCTTTTATACAAGAAAGGAAGCATTTAAATCCTAACCCCCCCCCTCGTAGAAATTATATTACTTGAAAATTGTCATTCCTTTTATTCTAAAAGTACCACTCCCACTGGATATGGAAGCGTATAATCCACTATCATTAAAGTCTAATTGCATATAAATAAATGCTGGACTCCCATAATAAGGTACCATTACAGTTTTATTATACTTTTCAGACAAACTTATAGTCATTATATGACAATCTCCGATTCCATCTTGGTATTTATTTAAATCTAAAAGTATCCACTTGAACGTTTCTACTTCTTTTGCAGTAGCTATTTGTATTCCAGAACCATCTGTAGGCAATGTTAAATTTTCATATTTTCTTATTCCGCAAAACATTTCATACCAAGGAGTCCAATCTTCATTTCCTCCGATATCTGATTGACGTCTAAAACTGAATTGAGCCGCATCAGTACCGCCGCCATAAGTAGCCACTTGAAATTGAGTATAGCCTGTTCCTACATTAAGTCCAGACCAGTACCTACCTGGAGAACCGCTAGGGACAGAAACTCCATCACTGGTATTACTGCACATAGTACATACTCCAGAATATCTTTGAGTATTCCAAGATTGAGTATTGGTCCATGGATTTTCTAATTTATCTGCAGATTGTACATGATTAGGTATATCGTTTAAAGTAGCATAATAAGTACTATCGTATCGAAGTATATCAGAGCTAAAATCTTCTATAGATGAATTTATTTCTGAATTTAGTACTTCTTGGGTATGCTCATTATAATATTTTATCATTTTCCAACTAATATTGGAATATGTTCCTATAAAATAAATATTAACTGCTTGAACAGTTGCCAATTTTAATGCGACCCAACTTTCTCCATCATAAGTACATTTGCAAAAAGAAAATCTTAATCCAGGAATTCCGGAATTAACAATATTGCATACTTGTTGTGGTGGGTCAGATGAAGACCATTTACTGTACCAAACACTTAAGTCTCCAGCTAGATACCGCCCAATTCCATTTTGTTCTGTAAATATAGTTCCATTTATTCTATGAATATTAAATTCTCCGGTTTTATAAAGTAGAATTACATTATATTCATAATCCTGCTTAAATCCTATATTTACTTGTTCAACTGGTATTTGTGATGTCAAAGCATAATCGCTTCTCATAACTTAAACCCCCCCCCGTTAGTTTTTAAGTTTTCTCTCCAACTCATTTATTTTTTCATTTAAAAGTTTTAATCCTTTAATGGCTAGAATACTAAGTAGTTCATACTCTGTCTTTTTAACTTTTACATAGTCTTCGCCATTAATATCTATATGTTCAAATTCTTCAGGATTAGTAACCCTATTTGCTTCTGTAGTACATTCTTTAACCAAACTTTTAAACTTAGGTTCCAATTTTTGAGCTATAGTTCCTATTTGGTCTTTATCATGCATCGTGAATTCTACAGTAGGTATAGATAAAATATCCTCTAGAGTGCAATCTATTTCTCGTATATTAGTTTTAAGTCTTTCATCAGAATCTTTAAAAAATCCTCCTTCTGCATGAATAGAATAGTTGGAATAAAATCCATTATCGCTAGCATTAAACCAAGCTATTCTATTGGAGTTTACATTTCCTTCAACGTAATTCTGGACATGAAAATCTATATTGGCATTGTTTGTATAAAATCTCATATCCATTCCATTTCTTCCTGAAACTAATGTTAAATCTCCATTAGAATAATCTCCCAGTCCGCTATGAGTATCTTCTCCATCATGTACCCATCTAAAGTGTGAATTGTATAGACCGCTACTTAGTATTGTACTAGTACTTCTAAATAATCCACCTTGAGATGTTTCTACATCGCAATTAAATTGACTATCGTTAGGAGATGTATAACCATTCTCATATATAGTAAGAGCTCCTTCGTTATTTGTACAATAATAAAAATATATTGCCCCTCCTCTTAACCAAACAATTAAGGTAGAATTTGTTCCATCTTGTTTAAATCCTCCGAATGCCGACTCTCCGCCAAATCTGTAATTATAAAATAAGTATACAGGGTCTTCTGGACATCCTCCCCAACCACTAGGATTAACTCTTATTCCTACTTGTAAAGTAAATCCAGCATCATGTTGTGCCCAAGAAGGATGGCTCAATCCATCTAAAGCATTCTGTAAATAAAATTCAATTGGTCTATTTTGTGAAGATGGATGTCCTAATCCTATGGCACAAGGATACCATTTATTTTGGTCTAATGAACTTAAATCAACTTGTTTATACCTTCCCCATATTGGAGCTATTACTCCAGAATTTTCAGCTAAAACTTCTAGCTCACCCTCTCTACAATAAAATTTTCCGTCAACTCCTATATTAGCTGTTGCTGAACCTCCACCTTCAGGGACTTCTTCTGTTAATACAAATTCTCCTCCACCAGGGGTTGTATGTGACCAAACTTTTTCTCCTGGAATTGGACCTTGCCAACCTCCACTATCTGCTAAAAATTTGCTATCGTTTTCTAACTGGGATAACTTA